TTGACAATCCCTTCTGGTAGTGTAACAGGAGTAACTTATGGTGGCGTAGCAATGACATTAATCAGAGCTGAAACTCCATCAACCATTGCAACTATAGGTTGGTCAATTTGGGGATTAGCTAATCCATCAACAGGTTCTAATACTGTAAGTGTAACATTGAATACTCAAAATTATAATGTCTGTTCTGGATATGCTTATTCTTTTACAGGATCAAGTGGAGCAGGAAATACTGGTTTTGATGGAGCTTCAGTAACAGGTAATACTTGTTCATTAACTATTTCAGCAAATTCAATGATTATAGCAATGGGATTTTCTGGTGTTTCTACAGGAGCTTATATTGAGATTCCTGATGGCACTATTAGAACACTTAAGTATACTCACAATATCAATAATTATACTTGGGGAGCAATCAGTCCAAGTTTATCAAGTGGATCCGTAACAGTTCAAGCTGGTGTAACAGGAAGTCCAAACAACGTATTTGCAGTTGAAATCAAAGAAGCAGTTTCGGCAACTATTCCAACTGTAACACTTGAAGCTGTGGTATTAGAAAGTTCTACATCTGCTAGAGGATATGGAACTGTTGTTTCTGATGGTGGATCATCTGTTACTTCGAGAGGATTTAGTTGGTATCTGGCAGGAATTCAAGGAGCACCAATTAATTTTACAGTAGATGAAGCAACTGGAACTGGAATTTATGATACTTTAATGACTGGATTAACACCAGGTGTAAAATACTATGTAAATGCTTTTGCTGTTAATAGTATAGGAACTGTATATAGCACTACTCAACTTACTGTTGGTGGAAGAAGAATAATAATAACTTAAAGGAGATTTATATGAGAACTAATAGTAAAGGGGACATTCTCGTCCCGATAGAGTTTCAGATAGCAGTAAACCCTCTGGCGGTCAGAAGTGACTTCAAGATCAAAGCGACATCGATGTTTATTGACTCTCGAGACGGAGGGTAGAAGAGATTGACAATGTAGTTAACTTCTTCGCCAAGGTCTATGACTTGATCGATAGTTGTAACGTTGTCACTGTGGTCGAAGAGGTCATACCAGAAGCGCCGGTGATTACCGAAGAACCACAAGAATAGTTCGTTATAAATATAGGTAAGGAATTTCGTCACAACTGATGAGTTCGGGTGATGAATGACTCGAGATTAAACAATCGAGTCATAATTTAACAGGTGGAGAGCGTCATGGCTGTAGATATTACTGAGATTAAGGATATGTCGATTGAAGATGTGATCGATATGATATCAACTTTTAAACTTGAAGAACTTGCTGGTGAGAACCGATCGGATGCATTGACTGCTTTATCTGAAGCGTTTGCGTTCATCATCAAACACACCGACAAAGAAAAGTCCGATGAGTTTGTTGGTAAGTTTATCGAAAAGTTCAATGAGATTAAAATGGAAATGGAAACTGGTGAAAAGACTGAAGACGGTCGAGATGAAGAATCAGTTGATAGTCCAACCAAAGAGGAACAAGCTGGTGATAAATTGGGTGATCCATTTGTTACACCAGAAAAGGGTGCATCGAACAGCTTTAGTGATCTAATCAATAAAGCATCAAACTTCATGTAGGATTTATTATGGCAATCGTTACCAGTATTACAAATGCGTTTCGACTTGGTTTAATGAATAATTCATCAGACTTCGTTGGTCAATATAAGGTTAGTTTACTGAAGTCTGGTGTAGAGACTGATGGAACAACCGCATCAATAATAAATGGTGTGACTAATTATTCACAAATACCATTGAATTTGTTTGTTGATGGATTTGGTCCAATAGTATCAACTGCTGATCGGTTATTGAAAAATACCAACAATGGAACAACAACACCCGCATTTTCGGCGATACAAGCACCAACTGGAATTCAGATAAAAACTGTGAGTGGTGATTCATCACCATTTGACTTCACTGATTTGATCACCAACATTTCATTGGGGTTGATTGTATATGAAGTATCAACTGGATTGATTTGTGTCATATCATCATTTGGTTCATTAGTTGGTGTTGGTACTATAAAATTCCCTAATGATGTTATGTGTGAACTTAGATAATAAAGGTTGTGTTGATGAATCGTGAATTCAATAATAAATTGATACCAAGTGGAGTTTACGGGGGATATCCTGTGAGGCCAACTGGGTTGATGAATCAATACAACCAAGCGTATGATAGCAATCGAGATATGGTTGCTATAATGATGACAGAACAATACAATCATGCTGGTGTTAAAACTGAATTTTATATAACTACATTTGATACCACATATGATGAGCGTTTTGGTGATGACGATGATCGTCGAATAATCAGAAAATTTGAATTAATGGTATGGTTCCAATTACCAAAAGAAGATAAAACATGGTCTATGTTTGGTATTGAAGGTCTCGATAATTTTGCTATGTATTGTTCTAAATTACATTTTGATGAAGCCAGTACATGTGATATTGTTGGTAATCCAAATATCCACGATCAATACATTCCTAAGATAGGTGATATCATCAGGGTTGCATTCAACAATTATATCTATGAAATTGTTGAGGTTAAAGAGGAAGACCTCATGGCATATCAATCTAAACGATATGCATGGTCGTTCACAGTTAAACCGTTTGTTAATGAGAAACAGGGTGTGGAAGATTTACCAATTGATGATGAAGTTCGATTGGCTGTCGAATCTAGTGATCTATTTGATGTATCAGAAGTGGTTCGAGTCGCTGCATCAAAAATCAATTATGAACCATCAACACAGAGTGATGTTGAACAAGATCCATTTGGGTATTGGGATGATGAAAATTAGAGGATTAAATGAACATTCTTAATGAATCAAGCATATCAAATTTCTTCGGGAGATTACCAGGATCCAAATCAATCAAAGATTATTTTGGTGCAGAAGAAACAGAGAACCATCACGCTAGAGAACGATTCGGATATCGAGATGTAGAACTCACATCAATACCTGAAGATTATTCAAGTGTTCAAATGCTGGGAATCTATTTCGAGCAATATCTGATGAACAAAGCATTCCGTATCCGCAAGTATATGGAGATGGCATACTCATCTGAAATGGGATGGATGGTTGATATGCTATGTGATGATTCCATGGTTCCAGACTCCGATGGACATGTGGCACATTTAGATATTAAACCTCATGTTCCAAGCTATGTAAAAGAATACATGATCGAAGCTTGGGATTACATGTATCAGGAGATGTTTAATTTCGATGAGATTGCATGGGATCTGTACAAGAAATTCATCATCGAAGCTGAAATATTCATAAAGCTTATTTACGAATATGATAAGACTGGAAACAAAACTGATATTATTGACTTCCGAGTGATACCTGCATATAATTGCCTCCCTGTATACAAGGGTGAGATGATTGTAAAATATGCCGTTGGTGATGTAACCGATCAGGTTCGCCAAACCAATGGTGCATTCTCATCATTAAATCACGAAGAATACTTTAAAAAAGGCACTGTTGAATTGGTTGATGTAGATGATATGATCTATGTGAACTATGGAGACTATGGCGAAACCAAAGCCGATATCCGTGGATATCTAGAGAGATGTGTTCGACCATACAACATGTATAGACACCTTATCGATGCATTGGTTACATATCGAATCATTCGAGCACCACAAAGACGCTTATGGAATATTGCAGTTCCAAAGGGCGGTGCTAAACGAGGTATGCAATTCCTCAATTCGGTTATTGAGAAATACAAGAAAGAAATTAAATTCGATCCAACTACTGGTGCAATGGATTCATCAAGAAACCACCAATCAATGCAAGAAGACATATGGCTAGCCAAAGTTGAAGGCAGTGAGGGATCATCAGTTTCTACGGTTGATGGTGACATGAATCTTGGTGACTTAAATGATGTAAATATCATTCGAGGGAATTTATATCGAGCTGGGAATATTCCATCATCCAGATGGATTGATCCAACAACAAAAGTTGCGACATATGGGAACCCAGGGGAGATCCCACAAGAAGAGCTCAATTGGTCCAGATTCTTAGATAGAAACAAAAACCGATTCCGATATCTTTTGATCAATACATTTATCCGAGTTCTTGAAGTCCGGGGATTGAATGATGAGTTCATTGATACGAAGTTATTCACAGTTCGATTCAATCGACAGAATGAATTCCAAATGATCCGTGAATTGGAGATCTTGGAAAAGAGAACTACAATATTGAATCAATATACACAGATGATGTTCACAAAAGAAAATCCCAACGGGTTGTTTGCACCTGAGATTGTTTTAAAAGAATATTACAAAATGCCGGTTGAATTGTATGACCGAAATATGGAACTGATTGAAGAGATGAAAGCCAGCATGAAACAGAATGCTAAAGACCAAGCCGCAGCCCCACAGCAGGATATGGGGATGGGTATGGATGCAGGAGTTGGTGGATTTGATGTTGGTGGTGAGCAATTCGGTCAAGGTATGGGTATGGGCGCCGGAATGGGTGGCCAAGATATGGGTATGGGTGGAATGGATATGGGCATGGGTGCTGGTGGTGGAATGGGAGTTCAGACTGCCGGACAAGCATTACCTGGGGCTGAAGATATAATTCAGTTGTAGTTTTATAAATATGAGTAACAAGGAGATTTTAATGGATAAATCGTTTATCGATTGCGTAGTGTCAAATGATTTGGTGACAATCAAAGAAAAGATCGAGACTATTGCAGCACAGAAGATCATGGAGCAGGTGTCTGAAAAGAAAGTCATTATCCTTGATAAAATAAACAAGGGGTAGTGATGTCTGAGCTCATTACACTTGATGAATACTCACCGATGGATCAGTTCAATATACTGGTTGAATCATTCAAAACCAAGCTTACTAAAAAAGAGACTGAACGATATTACATCGAGGGGATCTTTATACAGGCTGAGGTTAAGAATAACAACGGTCGGATCTACCCACATAGCATAATTGCACGGGAAGTTCAGAAATATAACTCGGTGTATATCAAAGAGAATCGTGCACTAGGAGAGGCTGATCATCCAGAAAATTTAGACACAGCACTCCTCAGATCTGCTATTCTTATCGAGAAATTAGAGATGAAAGGCAATGATGCACTGGGTCGTGCTAGAATATTACCTACACCTTCAGGAAAAATCATAATGATCCTGTTGGATGAAGATGTAAAACTTGGTGTATCGACTCGCGGAGCTGGATCTGTTAATGAACACACGAAACGAGTCAATGAAGATTTCAGTCTTCATTCCGTCGATGTTGTTCACAACCCATCAGCACCGAATGCATTTATCGATCTGGTTAAAAGTAATCGGGAGAGAATAGCTGAGGGTGTCGAATCTGTGGATGCTGCTATAACCAGAATGGTAGAGACCGTAGATCATTCAGCGACAAAGGATAATAAGTCCCGTGCAATACGAGAATTGTTAACCGATATAGCTAGACAAAGTGTAAAAGTGCTGAAATGATATGCACTTTATAAATAGTAAGTAGATACAAGGAGATAAAGGTATGAATGAATTATTTGAGAAACTGAATGGTGTGATGACCGGATCAGACATTCAAGCCCTAACTGAATCAGTCAACAGTGTTGTGCAAGAGCAACTCATTGTTGAACGAGCTAAAATTCAGAGAGAGCTTGATACCCGATATGCGGCTGATTTCAAGTCTAAACTCACAGAAGCAGTCAACAAAGAACGTTCAATCCTTATTACTGAGTATGATGGCAAAATGCAACAGCTCGAAGAGCGCACAATTGCCACCGTATCAGAAATTTTGGATGCCCATGTTAAAGATCAGATCTCTGATGAACTTCTTGAGAATGTTGCCATGGTTGAAGCTTTCGCTCCTGTAATTACAGGTATGCGTAAAGTCTTGGTTGAGAATGGAATTGATTTTAGTAAGTCAAACTTCATGAACGACACAATCGCAACTCTTAAGAAAGATCAAAATGATCTCATGGAGAGCGTATCGAATTTGACAGCTCAGCTCGATAAGACTACCGCTTATTTGCTTATGTCTGAAACTACCCGAACCCTATCTGATGACAGTCGAAAACTTCTGTTTGAATCATTTAAGGGTATGAAGTATGCGGAAATTAAACCTCGTTTGGAATCTCAGATTAAAATTCTGAAAGAATCTGAGGATGTTGCTGCAAAACTATTAATTCGGGAATCTCAGGACAATAAGAAAAAAGCGATTCTTAAGGAAAGCTCGGATAAACCGGCAGTGGTAAAGACCAAATCCAAAGTAGTAACTGGATCTGCGCTCGGAGCTAAAACTTCCGGATCAACTCTGATCAATGAATCAACCAAGGCTGAAACAAAGGTTGATGAACAGGGTTCAACATTATCAGAATCGAAACGAAGTCTGGTTAACGCCGGTGCTCGTTTACTCGGTTAATTAAGTAAAAGGTACAGTAGGAGGAATATTGTGAAAAAGAATCTTATTCTCGAACAATGGGCATCAAAAGATGCTGGCGACTTTTCAGTAGCATCAATCAAAGATGAAACCATCCGCGATTCGATGGCTCAGCTTATGGAAAACATTGCAACCCGTGACCTTTCTGGTCGCGCTGGTGTGTTGACCGAAGCTTGGGATGCTGGAATTTCTAACTTTGGTGCGGCTCCAGGGGCTAACACCGGAACAAATAACATGGCATATCAGGGTTCTGATAACGTATATGCAAACGACCCGGCGAACGTATTCCGCCCAGTTGCACTTGCTCTTATGCGTCGATCATTCCCAGACCTGTTCGCTCACAAATGTGTGGCCGTTCAGCCTATGCAACAGCCTTATGGTGTAGCGTTTGCTATGCGTATGGTTTATCAGGGAACTGATATTGAAGCTGGATGGGATAATGTTCCTCAGTTCCAACATCAGTCTGGTACCGTGAAAGTTATCTATGCTTACGACAATACCGGTGTAATCGGTGCTGGTGAGTTTAATGGTATTGATGCAAACGGTCGTAAAATTGACATCTACACAGCACAGGGTAAAGTTGATGAAACTAAACTTAAAGCTGCCATCGTTGCTGCAAATGCTGCGGTTGGTGTAGTTGGTAACATTACTGCTCTTACAGTATCATCTCAGGGTGCTCCTCTGAAACATACTGAGGGTCTTGTAATGCGTGATGCTCGTTTCGGTTCCGGTATCCCCGGAACTGCAACCGGTCACATGACTGAACTTGAATTCAAACTTGCCCAGAGAGCTATCCGAGCTCAGGGTCGTAAAATGGGTGCTAGCTACTCTCTGGAATCTGCACAGGACATTCAGTCTATGCACCAGGGTCTCAACATCGAAAAGGAAATGCTTAATTCCCTCAACTATGAGATGAATGCACAGCTTGACCGTGAAATCGTAGATGTTGTTAAGTTCGTATCCGAAGATATGTCACCAAACATGGGTGGAGCTCAGCTTTCACCAATCGACCTCGACCCAACTACAGCGCCTTCTGGTACTGCAATCGGTCGTTGGAATGGTGAAATCTTCATGACTGTTATTGCAACTATCATGTCTCAGGCGAACGTGCTTGCACTTACAACTGGTCGTGGTAACGGTGGTAACTTCGTGATCGTATCCCAGGATATCGCAACTGTACTTCAGGCTGCTGGTCACCAGTTCGTACAGTATAAAGGTGGAGTAAACCCATCCGTATCTGTTGCGTACATTGGTAAGCTCAATGGAACCATTGATTGTTATCGTGACCGTCATGCGACTGAATCATATGCCCTCGTTGGTTATAAAGGTGCTGGATTGTCTGAAGCTGGTGTGATCTATTCACCGTTTATTACAGCTCTCACAAACCGGGCTATTAACCCAGCCGATTTCAGCCCACGCATCGGAGTTATGAGCCGTTACTCAATTACTCATAACCTCTTAGGTGCTGGTCGTTACTATCGTATGATTCGTTATGAGAATGTTGATGCGATCATTCCTGGATCAATGGTTAACGTTCTTCCTGGAACCGGATCTTAATCATAAATTAATGATTTGGTAAAATAAAGGCTGGGGTTGACACTCCAGCCTTTTTGTTTTATATTGATCATGAATTCATTTTTATTATTGGAGTGTCAAATGACAAGAGACGAACTTGGGTTAAGAGTTGGTAGAGATGATCGAGACTATTCAGTATCACCTGAATCGTTCGGGACAAAAATTAAAATAGATATTCGATGCACCAAACATGACATGACCTTCAAACCACGCGTTGAGGATTATATTAGAACTGGTGGTGGTGGATGTCCTAAATGTCGAGCTGAGAAAGTTGGTGAAAATAAACGATTATCATTTTCTCAAATTGTCAATAAGTCTAGAGCTATCCATGGTGACAAATATGAGTATGTTGAATTTGTACCCAAATCAACAGAAGACATAATGACTATAATTTGTCCGGATCATGGTGAATTTACACAGAGGGTTGCAACTCACATCCATGGAAAATGTGGATGTCAAAAATGTGCCATTGAAGTGAAGAAGCACAACTTAGATCAGTATAATCAATCCAATAAAGTTTATACGACAGATTTCATAAAAAGATCTGTAGAAGTTTTTGGTGATAGATTTGAATATCCCAGAACTGTGGTTGTTGATATGAAACAGAAAGTCACGATAACATGTAAATCACATGGGGATTTTGATGTATACCCAATGAATCATCTTGCTGGTAATATCTGTCCAGTATGTAACAATGAACAAAAATTATTAACAACCACCGAATTCATTGATCGCGCCGAAACCATACACACTAATGATAGATATAGCTATAAAAACTCAGCATATAAATCTATGGTTGATGATGTGACAGTAACTTGTAAGTATCATGGTGATTTCAATGTTAAGGCTGCATCATTCCTATATGGAAATACCGGTTGTCCAAAATGTAAAAGTATGCAAGAGCATGAGTTATTTGAGATGATACAGTCATTGTATGACGGGTGTATAAAACGTAACGATCGAACCGCAATTAAACCATTAGAACTTGACATATATTTACCAGATTTATCAATAGCATTTGAATTTAATGGATTATTTTGGCATAGCGATGAAAATCTTGATAAAGATTACCATATCAATAAACTCAATAAATGTGAAAGTGTTGGGATACATCTAATTCAAATATTTGAGGATGATTGGTTGTATAATCGAAGAATAGTTGAAAGTCGATTGAAATCACTATTACAAACATCGATAAAGATTGGTGCCAGAAAAACCAAGTTGAAACAAATCTCAAATTCGGATGCATCGAAGTTTACAACAAAAAATCATATACAAGGGTCTGGAGCTCCGGGGTCATTCAACTATGGCTTATACCACAACGGTGAATTGATATCAGTCGCAACATTCGGAAAAACTCGTGTAAGTATGAATGAAGCTGGTGCTGGTTATGAGCTGTATCGATTTTCCACTAAATTGGGTTATACAGTTGTTGGTGGATTATCAAAGATGATAAAGAAGTTCATGGGTGATTGTAAACCGGATCGATTGATTACATATGCCGATCGATCATGGACCAACTTTCATAAGAATGCTTATCTATCAACCGGGTTCAAATTGATAAAAGTCACCGATCCTGGTTATTATTACTTCGATAAGCGGGATAGAAAGCGTGAGCATCGATTCAAATACAGGAAGAATGTCATCGCAGTAACACCAGATGATAAGGCAAAGACTGAGCGAGAGATAATGAAGGAGCGTGGATTTCTGAGGATCTATGATTCAGGAAATCTGAAGTTTGAATACATCAAATAACATACAGGGAATCGAAAGATTCCCTTTTGTTTTGATGTGGCTATAAATAGTAGATAAAAGGAGCTCACGATGGATCAGTTTAAAGTTTATGATGAGATACACAATATTGATGAAATGACAGACTACGTTTTCCGAGAACTCGGATTCCCGGAAATAAATGTAGAATTGTATCCGGAAACAGTTAAACAGCAGATACATAATGCTCGACATAAATACATTAGATATGCTGGTGGTGAAGGATATTACCAAGATTATTTCGTGGTAACATTCCCTGGTGGTGAATCAGAAATCCCAATTAAAGATCTTCGCGATTCTCATGGAAATCTTCTCGATGTTGATATTGATTATGTGTACTCATTTAGTAATACCGCGGACAATTCATCTGGTGAATTTGCTACCATGTTCAGCCCAACAAATGCATTGATGAATTCAATGGGTGGTATGGGTGGAATGTCAATGGGTGGATACACAGGTGGTGGTGGCTTTGGTCAGGGAATGCAACTTCAGGACTATGAAACCGCGATGATGTATCTCGGTGACATCCGTAGAACATTTGGAAAGACATTCAATGTTCGATACATCCCCGGTAAAAAGGTACTGAAAATATCACCAACCCCTCGAATGTCAGTTACCGGTGTTTTATCAGCTTTCAATAATTTGAAACTTGATGATTTATATAATCTTCAGAATTTTAGAGAACTTGCTGTGGCTATGGCTGGTGTTGCATGGGGAAAACGACTCCGTAAGATAAAAGTCGCAATGCCTGATGGATCTCAAATGGGTGGTGACGAGATATTCTCCAGTTATCAGTCTGAATATGAGAAGGTAGTTGAGACCATTCAGGGTGAGAGTGAATACTTCGATATCATTATAGCATGAGGTGATTAGATGAGCATTATGGATAAGATTACAAGGTATCTTTTGGAAAGCGAAAGTCAGCCTAAAATTGAGTTTAAGGTAACTGATAATCATACCGAATTGAGAATCGTTAAATCAGGGACACTCACAAACACAAAGGTCAAATTCTATTGGGATGGAAAATTCCATGTGGCTGGTGAAGCATTAACTGCTAAGAATAATGGGCAGGGTATGAGCATAGCCATCATCGATTCATCCTCAGGTGACCGAGCAATTGCCGAAAGATACATCAGAGGGCAGAAAGATGGGCCATGGGGACTTAGAAACTCTGAAGTGTTTCCAGTCAATGATGAGTCTGAATTCCTCACTAAAATTAAGGGAGCTTCAAATGAAATTGATATCGATACTGATGAAGTTCAGACTGTGGATCCGAATGATTCAACCGACGAAGAGCAGCCGAAAGAAATTCAGCCAAGACAGCTTGATGTGGAAGATGAGATTGAGGAAGTTGAACCAACTGAAACCAAAGTAAAATTTGAATCGGTTAAAACAAACTATCGATTTAGCATCTTGAATGAATCAACTGTTATGAGTAAAACTCCAGCTCAGATAATTGCGGATAAATATAATGTTTCAGCAAAGAAACTTAAGCATAATGGAGCTTACATTGAATCAAATAATGATGGTATAAGAATTATGTTTGAGTCGAAGATAGTTCCATTATCAAATAAGCAAATAACCGAAATTTCAAAACTATGTCCAATGGGTGTTACGCGAAACGACTTTTTACTTAGCATCACATCGGAGTGGAAATGAAAACTTATTACTATGTCAGTACGATCAAAAATGCCACAACAGCCCTCACAAACTGGTTTCGTGATATTGATGTCCATGCACATGATAAAGATGGTAATTTAACCAAGATTATTAGAGTCCCAATCATGCTTGGCCCTATCAACAAAGCTGATATGGATCGAACTGAACAACATTCTGTATCATCAGCTGATGTTGAGATGATGAAACGATATTATCAGACATCCCCAAGATTAGCCATGATGTTAAATGGGGTATCACTAGCCACTGATCGTATAAAGAGTCCAAATGACTGGAGAAATATCTATGGATTTGGTGATATAGATAGTTTATTGGACTATCAGCCGACTCCACACAACTTGTCATTCAGTTTACAGATGAAAAGTCATTCATACGATTACCTATGTCAGATAATTGAGTCGATAATCCCTTATTTTTCACCGGCAAAGAAGCTTCGAATAAAGGAATTCCCGTTCATAAACATTGAGCGTGATTATAATGTGGTTTGTGATGGAACGATCAATCCTGAATGGGGAATACCAATAAACATATCCGATCGAAAGAGGGATATCACTGCGAGTTTACCATTCACAGTTGAAGCGTTCACATATCGGCCACTTATGCGGGATCAATTGGTTGATATCATTGAATTAACTGCTATTGATGATGACAGTAAAGCTCAACTAAAGAAGAGAATCATTCGGTTGGATGATATCTACAATCCAGGAGACGCTTAGTATGATGAAAGATCAATTTGATGCACTTGATCAGTCATTTGGAATCCCAGATGATGATATGAGTGTGCTTGACTTAATGAATATTACCAATGATATTGATACCGTAAAACACGAGAACACATCATTAGTTGAAATGATCAATGATGGTGATGATTTTCAGGATCTTAAAGAACACATGCTGAAGTCGATTAAAACGACAGATAAGATAATGACCACATTATCTGAACAGATACAGATTGGCATTGGTCCTGGTATGGTTACAGCAACCGCGGAGATGATTAATGCGTTGACAGCACAGCAGCGGGAGTTGAGAACATTATATCAGACTCGTGCTGAGATTGGAATCAAGATTATGAAGGTTCATAATGACGCCAAGAAAGCTGAAAATCCATCAACACTGAAATCCGGTACCGTACAAATGAATGCAAAGGATTTGTTGGATATGATATCACAGGCCAAATCACAAAATTTCATGAATGCTATTGATGCTTCATTTGAGGTGAGCGATGATTGATGAAATATTCGCCGATAATGAACAATTACTGACCGAATCGGAGGATGTGACCGGTTTAAGTCGTGATGTCATGACATTCAGTACCAATAGAATAACATATATCAAACGATGGGTTCGTCGTAAGAACCGAGACATATCGGTGTATGTCCGGCGTAAGGCAAAATTACTTGCATATATGAAGTCAATGATGAGAGCACCCAATGGGGCAGTAACCGGTCAGATCATGGCAGATGATTTGTATAAATCAGGGCAGGATTGTGATGTAGTTGAGTTCATTGCTGAATCCAATTACAGATTTAGACCATCAAAGGGGAATACATTCCGGTATTCTGTTGGTTCAAGCTCACAATCAAAATATCGTGGGTATATCGTCCATCATAGCGACAAAATTAAGGCAATATATTGTACATGTGATGACTTCTACTACCGAATTCACGGTCATATGTTTAAAGCGGGTCTTGTATTCAAACAGCACCCAAATAACATGTCAACTAAAGAACATTCATTGGCATTACCATCGAGAAGTCGGACTAATTCTGATGGTGAACTAATGCTATGTAAGCATTTGTATGCCGCAGTCGTGGAGTTGTTGTAATGTATCGCAATATAGAAGGTCTTCGAGGGGAAAATGAGAGCTATGATTTAACTCAAGAGGATCGACTGAATTATATTCGATCATCCATGGATATTATATTCTTTGCAATGTACTATTACATGATCACCACACTAGACCATGGGATTCAATTAATGAATCCCCGTGAATTCCAGAAGAAGATCCTTAAATGTATCATAAACACACCAAATAACAAGAGGCATTTAATACTCAAGATAGGCCGACAGTCGGGTAAATCGACTGTAGTTGCATTATACATCCTTTGGTACATTCTATTCAATCAACATAAGCGAGTGGCAATTCTGGCTAACCAAGAGGGTGGTGCTAAGGAGATGCTAGATCGTATCAAGTTTGCATACCAGAGATTACCAATGTGGATGCAACAGGGTGTCAAAGAATGGAACAAGAAATCAATAAAACTCGAAAATGGTTGTGAAGTCATCATTGGATCAACATCTGGTGAATCAATCACCGGTAAATCCATCAATCTATTGATCCTTGATGAGTTTGCTAAGGTCCCAAATCACATAGCAGATGATTTCATTCGCGGTGCATACCCAGTAATATCAGCCGGATTAACCACTCAGTTGATCATCATATCAACACCAAAGGGTATGAATCATTACTATGATTTCTGGCAGCGAGCTCGAGATCCAGAATCCGATTTCTACCGCATCGAAGTTCCATATTGGGAAATCCCCGGCCGAGACGAAGCATGGCGGCAAAAGGAAATCAAGAATATTGGAATCGTATCATTCAAACAAGAATATGAATGTGAATTCCTTGGATCAACATCGACGCTCGTTGAAGGTCATATTCTTGGTCGAATGAAATCAGTAGATCCGTCACATCTAAAATGGAATGGGGCTCTTAGAATTTACCAGAAACCTGTTACAGGGTGTCACTACATGCTTGGTATTGACGTTGGGAAGGGGGTTGGATCTGACTACTCAGTGATTCAGGTCTTGAAGATAAATGGTCCATATCAATTAGAACAGGTTGCGGTGTATTCATCCAATACAATATCACCATCCAAGTTTGCATCAGTTATCCAATCGGTCGCTGAATGGTACAATGAAGCATGGATGTTGATCGAAACAAACGATGTGGGGTCGGTGACAGCAACCAAACTGTATGAAGAGCTTGAATATGAAAATATGGTTGTTGATGATAAGAATGAATATGGTGTTCGAGCCAATCGAGGCAACAAGGCTAAAGCTCATGTTCATATGAAAGATTATCTTGAGAGTGGGTATCTAAAGATTGTCGATGTAGACACTATCAATGAACTATCTCGATATGAAGAGCAGAGAATTGGTGTGTTCGGGGCATCATCGGGCAACGACGACTGTGTCACCAGTTTATTGTGGGGTTGTTACATAATGCTGACGCCATTCTGGGAAGATATTCTGGATTCGGTTGGGTATGATAGTGATGATGAGGATGAACTGGATTATTACAACTTCGATAACATATATGATCCAAATGATTTGTATGGTGACGATGATGACGATGACTTTGATTTTGATGATGCAAATGTACCATTGATGGTTGTAAATTTTTAACAGAGTTATAAATAATAGAGAAACGTTAATAGGAGGTATCTAATGGGAATTTCAGATAGCATTGCTGGGGTATATAAGAAACGGTTGGATAGATCAACCGCTACTGTAGCCACTGGTGGTACCGGCGCAGCTGCTACTGTTATCAATTCCGACCAGGGATACATCAATATGCCATATGAGGTCTTTGCGGCCGAACTGGGTAAGTTTTACGACATATTTGGCCCAATCAAACCTATCAACGTAAGTGATTACGGTACTGGTGATGGAATTGGAGCAAAGGCGTTAGTGAAACTTGGTCATCATGTAGTATCGATGTTCTTGAGGATTGGTGAAAAAATTACAGTTGTTCGTAACTATGCGGACGCTGAGCAGTATGCATATAACGCATACCCAATGGTTCGTACAGCTAACCCAATCACAGCAGGTCTCACAGACAAAACTGCACTTGATTCAATCGACCGAATCTCAGCTATCGATGCATATGTATCCGATACTGATAATGGATCATTCACCAATGGATTTATCATTGCTCGTCCATACCCAACAGCTGATGACAAAACATCGGCAACGGCTAAGATTGCAGTGGAAGTCCAACGATTTGGTTATGGATGTTCATGGATGTATGAATATGATACACCAACATACCCGGTAACCGGCGGGAAGATTGTACCAATCGGAAGCTCATATCATATGACCGTAACCGTTCCATCGGTAACCGGTGAAGATGCAGCGACAACAAAAGGTAAAATGGATGTTTGTATTAAGATTGGTGATACAGTCACAACTCTTGTTGCTGACACTGATTATACAATCACCTTGAATGGTAGAACCGCTACGATCGTAGTGACTCAGCCAAGTGAACATGTAACTGATACAACTGCCGAATATCGTGCATACTATGACGCATCGGGAACGATTAATAAAGACACCGCATACATTCACACAGAGAGTTTCTTTGTGATGAGTTTTGCTGAAGTTCGAAAGAATTTCCCAATTGCATCTTCAGTTGCCAAGGTTAATGTGTATACAACCACAGCTCCATATGACTGGGATGATATTGAAAATGGTGGATCTGTAAAAGTTTCTCGAATGACTCTGCTTGAGTCATATCAGGTGTCACTTGCAAATTATGTGGATGTGGGAACTAATTCAATCTTCATTGAAGATGTAATCAACGGTGTATCACCATACATTTATGTAAAGGGTGATGTTGATGGTATGGATATGGATAGCGATGTAGTTAATACATTTGTTGGAAAATATGACCAGTATAATGTGTATGGTGATATCATCAACAGCACATCATTCCGTCGTCTGTATACCAATAATGTTGCCGCAATTAGTGACGACACTCGTGTACTGAATGAAGCTTCGATATGGAGTAAATTGTCTGAAACAACTACAGTTGACACAAGCCTTCTTATTTCATACAACCCTGCAGTATCAATTCAGGTTGCAGAAGCAGCTAATGCCAGACTTGATGCACTTGCAATCATTCAGGTTGGTAACATCATGAAACCAGCCAGCTCAGTCATAGCATCAGCACCTAATGGTGTGATCGATCCAGCGATTGTATCAGCATATGGTCGGTATGGTAAAGTGTTTGTCCCTGAGACAGGTAAGGCATCATTCCTTCCGATGTCGATCATTGCTGGATATCTTCACTCTCGTATCGAAACTGTGTATGATATCAAAGATCTTCCTGCCGGGTATGAGTATGGTGAAGTACCAATACTCGCACTCGATGTAGATGTGACAACTACTGATGCAATTGCATTCAGTGACGCTCATATCAACACGGTATTGAAGAAGCCTAAGGCTGGTTATGTAATGTGGAACGCCAAGACTATGCTGATGACTGATTCTCCATTGAATCGTACAGCGCCAGTTCGTGTTCTGTTAAGCATTATGAAAGATCTTGGTGATTCACTTGACTCACAGACATTCCGTATCAACAATGCCGAGAACCGAGCAAAAATCGAACGGACTGGTAATGACTACCTGAGTAAGTTGATCTCACTTGGTCGAATCACCGGTGGTGAAGTGTTCTGTGATGAAGATAATAACGGTGCTGAAGTTCGTAAACAGAAGAAGATGTATGTCGATATGGGTGTGACATTCCCTGGATACTCTGAGTTTATTTACTTCACAGCAATTGTTGGTGATGATGGTGTATCAATTAGCGATCTTCGTATACAGAGATAGGTGGTAGAAAATGGCAGATCTTACAAAGTTCACCATTGAAAGTCGTGCTCAGTTAAAAAATGGTCGTGATCCACAGAAAAAGTGGTTATACTTCCTTGATTTTCCGTCCGACTCATTGAAAGCGCTGTTCGCTGATGAGTTGTCGAAAGCATGGCTTGAAGGTGTTAATATAAATGACCTCGGTGATGAAATGCTGGTGCGTGCACAGGATGCAATAGTTCCTATGCATGACACCACTGAACTTAAAACAAATTTTGTTGGTATGGATCAGGTGTTTGCTGGTCGTATGAATATCATTCACAACATGACTGTAAAGTTTGTTGAGTTTGAAGACCAACTCACATATAAAATGTTCAGTGCGTGGCGTGACCGTTCAGCCAACAGTTATACTGGGCTTTCACTAGCTCAGGGTAAACGAGCAGTTGGTAATTCATATGCTATCCCTAAAATGTCATTACATGCTTATGCGGGTAATGGTACTAAACTGGATCTTAGATATGAATATCTCAATGTGTGGGTGAAAAAGATATCTGATGTTCAGTATGGATATACCGATGGGATGATTGAATTCATGGTAGATTTCGTATTTGACTTGGCTTATCCGGTTCGAAATAAAACTACAACTTCTGGTCCTACGACCAATTCAGGAATGGTTGCTCTTGGGCCTGGACATGCTGGTTAATGCTGACTATAAATGATTGTATATGGGGTGGTGCGAAAGTTCCACCCCTTTGTTTATGAGGAGTGAATGATGGGTATATTAGGTATAGGCGCAGCCGTCGGGGTTGGTATCGGAATTGATAAGATTAAAGATGCTCGCGGCACTGAAATTGGTGATACACTAGTAAACCGGTTTGGTTATCTTGATTCACGCAATCCTGTATGGGGGAAGCGGGATACTGATGGTATTTTCAAGAAATCATTAACGATAATTCCAAAAGCGGTTGACGCGATCGTTGAGATACTTGGTGAAGGTACCAGACTATTTATGCAGAATGAAATGTATATGTGGTATAACATGCCCGATCGATTTGTCGGTAAGAGTGTGGCAAACGGGTGTCATTTCCTCGTAACGATGCTTCCAAATAAAACTCTGATAAAACGAATTCGTGATGGCAAATGTTCAATCCCACCAATCATACGATCATGGCATATCAATGAAATTTCGATACCATCACTGAACTTTTCTAAGCAGACAATCATGTATGGTAATGTTCCTCGAGGATTTTCTGTCATAGATGATAACCCTATAAATACTAATGTGGAAATAACTTTTGAGGAGGATAATGTTGGATCGATTGAGTATTTCAAAAATTGGTTACAAAAAACCATTATTGATAGCGAAGGGCTTCATGTCCCACCAAATTTGCAAAAGTTGTTCAACATTGTTGTCACACAGTTCGATGCGTCTGGATATCCAACCGGAATCTACACACTGAAGAATTGTTATTATGTCCAGAGTATGGGCACAAATCTCAGTTATGTGAATAACTCGATTATAACTAGAAAAATCAGTTTTGGAACAGAACAAATAGCTCATTTCAATCCGACATATTTTGCTAGTGAATTTATACAAAGTAAATTGTTTTAATTTTTTTGAAGGAGATTGGTATTATGCCACCAAAGAGAATTACCAGTGATGAGTTTCCTAAGCTCCAAGCAACCCAACACAATGAAGTTGAAGTTGACGATGATTATGTTGCTAAAAGTTTGGCGACATTGATGGGTGGTGATCCAGTTGAGATGCCAGCACATCAGCCATCACCTCAACATGTATCCCGAAATGATATGACCAAGGATGACCAAGGATTCACCAGAATCCATGATATTCCTTCGAAGTTCCATTTCTATCCAGAGGGTGCACAGATCTGGGTGAAACCATATGCGGTTCCTGAGATCAAAAAACTTACTAATATCAACCAAGGTAATGCACCTGATGTGATGAATGATGTTCTCCGTCGATGTGTCCGCGGGATTAATATCGATGAACTATTCATCAATGACCGGTTGTATCTGGTCATTTGGTTACGAGCAAACTCGTTCAAAAATCCGGACTTCAAAGTTGAATATCAGTGTCCATTGTGTGGTAAGATGTCTTCATTCCACCTATCACCCGACTCAATTCATGTCAATCACATCGATGATGAATTTACTGGAACTGTTGTACTACCAAATGCTGGTGTTCAGGTGAACTACAGTTATTTACGAGTCCGTGATGAAGAGCGTATCGCATCATTCATGACCAAAAATGGTCGTGAGTTTAAAGATATGGATTCCGAATTGTTGGATCTGGCTGCACAGATAATCAGTGTTGGTTCTCAAAAGTTAAATATACTTACAGCATATAACTTCATCATGTCTCTTGACGCGGAGGATTATGCTGCATTAACATCGAATATCGAAGATTGGGAATTCGGTATGTCACCATATGTAAGTGCTGAGTGTGGATCGTGTGGGGGTACCGGTTATACACCGGTTCGATTTCACGCTTCATTCTTTAACCCCAAGTATCAACCTAAGTGATTTATTGCAGTGGATCATGGAAGTGTCGATTGAGTTGAAGGTTCCATTCAACTCATTCGACGACATGGACTATTTTGAATTTATCACTCAGTATGAAAACCTAGCTGATTATGTCCATAGGCGTAATGAAGCTGAGAAAAAGGATAACGGAATGGTATCAATTCAGAATGCGTTTGGTGGATAAATGGCTGCTGCAAATGATCAAGAAATTAAGAAACTCGTAAGCTCTCAGATTGCTGAGGGCATTCGGGGTTCATCAATGAAGGGGTTTGAGCTTATACACAGGCCCCTTTCTGATATGGTTAAACACCAAGAACAATCATCAAAGCAACTTGAAGAACTGAATAAATCAATCATCAAGTTGTATAAAGTGTTTCCTGATGCTTTAAAAGCACAGAGTGATAACATGATAAAGGCTAATAAACAATTAGCCGAAGAGCAAGCTTATGCGGATAATACGACTGCAGATCTCTCATCCATGTTTGCTGACAACACAAATCGATTAATCACATCAAATAATCTACTCAGAGACAGCCTAACGGTTGGTCTCGCTAAAGTATCCAATGAGATATCAGGAATTGGAAAAGGATTCTCTGATTTCTTGGCACCAATAGCACTTGTTGCTACAACCCTAGGTACGATCGTAGCAAGCTTGGCTATGTTTAGTGATAATAAAAATGTATCAAACTTCGGTACAAAGGTTGTTACAAAGACTGCATCTAGAATCGCAGGTAGAGCGATCGGTGGTGCGTCAAAACTATTCGGTAAGATCATGAGTGGCATTGATAAGATCAAGGGTGCTAAAGTTGCTGGTGAAGTTGCGGGTGAAGCTGCGGGTGAACTTGCTGAGAATGGTGCAAAGAAGGCTCCGGGTATCTTAGCTAAAGTTGCGAAGACTGGTGCTAAAGTTGCAACTAAAGGTGTTGGGATCGCTTTAAAGGCGATACCATTCATTGGCACAGCTATTGGTTTGAAGATGGCCTTTGATAAGTGGCGCAAGGGTGATAAAGTTGGTGCTGCACTTGAAATCGCAGCGGCTGCTGTAGATTTTATTCCGGGGATTGGTCCTGCGTTATCGATTGGTATCGATATAATTTCGCTTGGCCGAGATCTTAAAAATGAATCAGAGGGTAAATTCCAAGACCCACCCCCACCATTATTCTCACCAAAGACGAAGGAGACTTTAAAGAACCTCCCTATCATTGGAACTGCTATACACATGAAGGATGCGTTTGATTTTTGGAAAGCTGGTGATAAATCAGAAGCACTCAAATCAATGGGTAAAGGGTTAACTCAACTTTCACCACCATTTGGTGCATTGTTTGGTATCGCTGAAGCTGTCAGATCTAATCTTCCGGGTGCCATGAAAGTTGATGAAGAATCACCGGAGAAACCAGCCGACTGGACTAAGAAATTGAAGTTTCTTCCTGGTATTGGTGTTATCATGCATATGAAAGATGCCCTTGATTTCTGGAAAGCCGGACAAACAGCTAAGGCTCTCAAATCGTTACAGGCTGGATTTATCATGGTAAATCCATTTGGTCAACTATTTGGTATTGCATCATTACTTGTAGAGAAATTTACCGGCATCAATCCAATGAAAGAGTTGGGTAAAGGTGTGGAAGACACAAACAAGGCGTTCACTGGTGGATTGATGGATAATATCGTCAAGCTACTTGAGGGGACTAAAGGATTTATCTCAAAGGTTGTCGGTGGTGTCGCTGGTATTGGTGATATGTTCAGTGGGGCAACTGGGGCTGCGGGTGATGCATTGTCTAAGTTATTTGGTATGGGTTCTACCACTACTGGGATGGTTAAAGGCGGTACTGATCCAACATGGAATCCCAATAAACGCGGAACCTTTGATCCGAATAATTTAGTTATTAAGAAGAGCACACTTAAAGGTGCGGTTGGTCAAGTTGAATCTGGTGGCAATTATAATGTTGGATTTAATTCTCGTGGATATTTGGGTAAGTATCAACTAGGTGAAGATGCATACAAACAAATCAAGGGTGAAAAGCGGTACGGGTACTCATGGGGTGATTACAAAAAGAACCCAAATCTTTTCACACCGGCTATGCAAGAAGATGCCATGGACTTGTATACCGATGAAAATTTACGACAGATAAAGTATTTGGGTCTAGATAAGTACATAGGAAAAACTATGAATGGTGTGCTTATCACTGAGGGTCGATTGGTTGGGGCATCACAGCTCGGCGCCGGTAACATGCAGAAGTATCTAAAAAGTAATGGTAAAGTTGACATGCCTGGTGATGGATTAAATTCAATCAAGGGGTTCATGAGTAAAATACCAGAAGATGCAAATATGGATGCAACTCTTGGTGTAATAGATGGTGGTGGTCCAGTGATGGATATGGGTGCACCAACCCCATCATTAACTCCACCATCGCAGATTAAAACTGAGACTGCACCACAGGTAGCACCGAAGAAAATGATGACTACGAAGGTTGCAACCCAATCTGAGCCAGATGGTTCGGCTGTATTAACATCATTGGATACAAAGACCATAGATGCACTTGCATCCAGTATGGCCGCCGCTATGTTACAAATAATCAAATCCGAACCTGATAAGTACGCTGGGTTTAGTTCAAACACAAGGTCGTAAATTATGACAGCTGCAAGAGTAATTAAGGGTATTATTGGGGGAATGGTAACGGCTGAGGGTGCAATACACCATTCACGGCCATTCTTCGATGATGACATATATTCAACAATGATGTGGAAACGCAAAACCACGGTTATGAATGGGTCTGGTTTCAAACGACTACTTGACCGAAATGGTGCCGCATCAATCCGGTTATATCCATCGGGTCATTACGGAATGCGTGGTGATGATACGGATAGTCGCTTTGTTGCAGTTCGTGGGATTATTGATAAGATGCCGGATATAAACATAACATCTCGGTGGGTGGCTAGTGAGGGATTAAACACGGTTGACCGTGTCATGGCCAATGCCATGGAGAACTTCTCACAGAAAACACCAGTTGGTAATATAAAACCATCTGAAGTTTACAACATATGGACTTCTGAGACAACACGAGCTGGTGGTAATTTTGGTGGGTATTATAAAACGAAGAAGTTTTATCAAGGGACTGAGCCATTATCATTAACTGTTCAGATGAAAGTTGTTGACTGGAATGGCACCGGACAACCAGCAGCAACTGCGGTTGCACTACTTCAGTATATGGTTCCATACACTCGTAATGGTAATGAATCCGAAGAGAATAAGGCTAAGATCCGTCAACTGATTGAGCGTATGATTGCTGGTGGGATTAAAGTTGTTGAAGGTGGCGTTCAACAAATTAGTGATATAGTTAAATATGGTGGTGGTGCATTACAGGCGGCTGGTGAGAATTTATCAATGGTTACACAACCAGCCACAGAAAAGATTGACACTGCTACCGACCCGTTACAGAAGTTGGTAAAATCAGGAGCCAATGCTATAAAAAATCTTATAACTGATGCTGTTGAGGGTGTAATTGTTGCGACTAACACCATCACCGATGGAAATTCGACTAAATTGGCGGATGCTACTGTGAAGAATGTAAAAAAGGTTGGTGCTGGTATCTTAGAAGCTGGGTCTGCAGTATGGGATCTAACTAAAATGCAGAATGATCGAATCATGCAATCGAAAGAACTATTGAATAAAAGTATGATCGATGAAATTTCCGAAAACATAGCAGACCAGATGACCCTTAGATACTCACCGCCAACAGTTGGGGTGATGATTGGTGAATATTTCAGTCATGATGATATGATTCTAAAGGGGATCACATTATCATTCTCAAAGAAAATGACCACGGCCGGTCCATTATGGCTTGATGCTACATTGAATCTCGAAACAAGAAAAGCCATCGATTCATATGAGTATACAGGATTCATTTTATCGCAGGATGAGACTGCGGTGGCTAATATGAAACAGGCATATGAGATTAACGAAGATGGCTCATCCGACGCATCATTTATGTCGTTAGTTAGGAATGAATCATGATAACCAGAAATGTAACTAGAGATCAATTCTATACCAAGTCAAGTGATGGTGACTTTGATGTATTATTGACTGAATTCAAGATGGAAATTCGCGATCGATTGAAGCCATTCTATGTAACGCCAGCATTTCATTGTCGACCAGATCTCGTTGCGTTGGCATTGTATAGTGATAGTCGACTGTGGTGGATCCTCATGGAATTTAATGCCATAGATGACATATGGAATGACTTTAAAACTGGGACTCTGATCGACACCCCATCGGTAAATGATGTGAATAATTTTGTAATGAAAATGACAACTAAGGGTATCTTCAAATGAATGCTCAGATAAAATATCATGGAACGGTCATCATCGATGGGGCTGAAATCCCAGGGATGAACATTGTTTATGTGGAGGTTAAAGAGTGGATCTTTGACTTACTCCCTAGATTGAAATTGATATTCAATGATATGGACGGTGCAACTGAGCTTGTACCATTGTCGGCTAATTCCAAGATATTTGTGTCAATGGCAGCGAATGACCAAACGAATGTTCAACTGGTGTCGGTATTTAATATATCAGATTATCAAATAACTGAATGTGGTAATGGACATCGAGTGTTTGTTACCGGATACATGTCACCAAAGCGAGATGGTGATCCATTATGGGGTATCGGTAGTGCCGCATACCGATCATTAACATCATCAATAATGATGGAACAAATAATCACAACCTGTGGTTATGATTTCATCAATGATGGGCTGGCGACTGGTGACACCCGCGATTGGCTCCGATTGAATGAAAATATGTATGACTTCATTCACCATTTACTTCAATCGGCAATTGGTGATGGGGATCTACCATTGCTATATGGGACGACGGATGGGGTTATCCATGCCAATTCATTTGGGAATCTCATAGGTCAGAAGTCTATCACTGATTTGGTTTATGACCCAAGCTATATCATTCAAGATAATGTTCCACCAGAATTCCCTATATACTACCGGGCGCTGGATTTAAAGAACTTGAATAATACCCTTCACCGTAGATCAACATATGGATTTCAATTGTCAGCAACGGATGTGGTTACTGGTGAAGAGTTAACCAATAGTACATTCCCTGAAAATGGATTTGGTGGTGCATTATATCATGATAACAAGTACAAGGGGACTCCATCGGCATGGGACTACATAGGGATTATTGATACTGGTGTGGTGGATATAAATCATGTTAGGTCAACATATGAGAACCGACGATTGATTGATGAAAAATTCTCCGTGTCGATTTCTGTTGAGATGAGCCCACAACAACATGTTAATATTGGTAAAATTCTGAACATGACTGTGATGTCGGTATCGGATAAGAATGGTAATCAGCCGGCCCTTAATAAATATTTGTCTGGTCAGGTTATGGTGTCTGGAATAACACACTCAGCCACACCATCAATTGGGTATAAGAAAGCTATGGTTGTTAGCAGAAATGGGATGGGTCTAGAATGAACAGTGATATTAGAGATTTACACAATAGAGATCTGGAAAGCATCCTTGTTGAAAATTTAGAGAATGCAACGGGTCGGTTATTCAATGACCGATATGTTGGGATTGTTGTTGATAATAACGACCCAAAGAAACAAGCTCGAATTAAAGTTCGGGTTATGTCGGTTCATACTGAGGAGATTCCCGATGACATGCTACCATGGGCATATCTTGGTGATGTTGGAAATTTCACACTACCTAGAATTGGTGAGAAGGTTCATATCAGATTCGACTCAGGAAATCGATATGTTCCTTATTGGACTGATATATTTATCCCATCAACACAGCTGCCATCAAAAATGGTTGGCGATGAATTGATTGATTCCCAATATCCGGATACAGTAGTGTTATTTGAAGACGAAACACATTCAATCACGTACGACAGAACTACCGGTGCTAAACATTTCTACAATGTAAAATTTGGTCACCTCATCATTGATAAGGATGGTAATGTGATAATTGGTGATGTTGGTCATAGTGGTGAGGTTAACATGCAGTTGGGTAGAGTTAATGCTAACATATCAACTCTTAAACTCCCTGGGACTGTGATTCCGGATTTAACTGGATCTGGGCCATTATGTGCTATCAGATTTTGTCCATTAAATGGAGTTCCTCATGTTGGGGATACATCGATAAACTCAAAACCAAATGATGTGATTTTATCAGTCATAAGTTAGAGCTATAAATTTGTGAGTAACAATAGGATGGTATATGACTGAATACGCAAAGGATTTATCTCCAAATTTTAGGAGATATGGCGACGTGACAAATGTTGAGGCTATCAACCAATCCATCGAAAATCTCATATTTACGCATCCAACTGAGCGATTATTCACATCAATTGGATCGTCGGTATCAACTTTGGTATTTCGAATGATGAGTCAATCGAAAATTGAAGAGATTAAGACTGAATTATACCGGTTGATTAAATCATACATCATTACAATAAAACTCGATACATTAAATATCGATGTTGTGTTTATCTCCAAGACTCGTGAATTATACATACAAATTCAGTATGACACGCTGGATTATGAAACCGGTCAATATAGCGTAAAGCAGGAAATCAAATGATACGACAAAATTTATTTAGCACTACTGACATAACACGAGATACCCAAGTTGAGAAGATTATTGCTGAGCTTCAAGCAAGTGGTGCCGGTAAATTTGATCCAGCCAGTTTGGTTCGTATAATTGTAGACTTAATGGGTGCTTCGACTGAGTTCTTACATTACGCACTTGAACGCAAGATTAAAGAGAATTTCAGATACACCGCATCTCATTATGGATCTGTTGTTCAGAATGCAAAGAACATTGGATATGATTTACGGCGCCCAACACCAGCCAATGGAATCATGGGATTCATGATAACCAATCCAATCATTGCGAATGGTGTCAGTAAGATCATAATGCCGGCCCAACTTCGAATGAAGATTAGTGGTGTTGATGTAATCAAACATACTCGATTTGAATACACACTAACTGAGGCTGATACTCAATATCTCATTAATGAAACTCCTAACGGTGGGGTGTTGTATGTGGTGTGGGATGATGTTCAGGGTTTAAAGAATAAACCAAATACTCGCGTTGTTGAAGCAAAGAATATTGTTGATGTGAATGGGTTGAATGTTTATAACGAAACCCAATTCATGTATCTACAAGGTGTAATGAGAGACTTCATCGTAGATAGCCGATCTGTGAACATACAGGTTGGTCAAATATTTCAGAGATATCTTCTCCCTGATGAAACATTCAGTAATTATTATGGTGAAGGTAGTGGTCTTAATCAATACACCACAGTTACAATAAATGATGTACCCTATGAAATTTCCCGAGAAACATTCATGGAGTATGCATCCGAATTGGGTGTTGATTTTGGGACAAACTTGAAAAAGATATGTATCATCGAGAGCTCAACAACAACAGGTGTTGAAATCTATTTTGGTGATGGTAAATATGTTGAACGCGGTGCCATTTCAGACACTGATGTCATAAAGGTGAAATACCTATCAACTCTGGGTGTTAGTGGGCGTGTATCACGATGTGATAGTTTGCCATTGAAGATCGTTGATTCATGGAAATACAATTACACGACAACTGCGGGAAATGTCGTAGGATTTTATAATGAATTTGTTAAACCATTCGCCGTCGGTCCGCTGTCTGGTGGTGGTGATATTGAAGACATCGACTCAATAAGATACAACTCCGGGAAGATATTCAAATCATTGAATCGGTTAACGGATAAAGATGATTATGAATCATTCATGAGGAGCTACACCGAAGCATTCAATGTGAAATATGCGTCGGCTTGGAGTGAGCATGATGAGATTCGCAGACTCAGAGAATCTGGTATAAGTGTAGTATCGGTACCAGCACTAGCTAATGTGGTTCTTGTGTCTGTGGTCGGTGAATTGTATGATGAAGTCACCATCAATGGTACTAAAACAACAACCACAATCACATCATATGATCCTGTGGTACTTGATAATCTATCATCATACGCAAATGGTAACGAACAGTATCTTTATGGTCAGTTGGCATACCTATCAAACACAACAATGAAATGGGCATCTTTAATTGACCCAAATGATACAGCATCAATTCTGACTGGTATAATAGCTCAGCAGCATTTAGCTCATGGTGGGAATATCGACATCAAGAATTTGATAAATAAATTGGATTCTCGATGTGAAATAACAAATAGGAATGTTTATGTGCAACCACAGATTATACCAATGACGATCAAGGTTCGAGTTGTAGTTGACCGTATGGTTGACTTCAGTGATGGTGGGGCATTTGATTCAAAATTAACATCAGATCTGTATGCATGGTGCCGAAACACAATCAATTTCGATAACAATTTCTATAAATCAAAAATTATTGAGATTGTTGAGTCGTTTTATGGAGTGTTGAAGGTTGATGTTGAGTTTAAGAGCAGCAACATACTTGGTGCAGACATATCATCGGCATTAAAGATAACAACCACTGATGGGTCATCGACATTAGCAAACAGTATTGCATTAAGAGTTCTCATCGAAAAGATTTTCAAGCAGACAATCCCTCAACAAATCTATGGTAGTGAATTAATACCAATCACCGATCCACAATACAGCCCCAGTGCTACATATTGGGATAAAATGTACAATACATTCGGTATGCGTGTGGTGATTGAATGTTTATCATACCTACAGAATACCAGCACACCTGATATTAAAGAAATGCTTGACTATGCCACTGAAAAGGGTATAAAGGAATTTATTGAATCATATTCGGATGATGGGTTTGATACATGCATGATCACTCAAGGCGACATGATTGACCCAGCGGCCATCGATATATTCATTTCTGGTATCAAATTGTTGAGCACCCTTGATATTGAGCGTGATGGTAGATACTTTGATGCTTATGGAAACATTGAAGGAATTAAAATACAAACAGAGAGTCAGTTTGCAAGTCAAATGGTTCTGTTACATCCTTCCGTGGACATTGAATACATTTACAAATAAGGACTTAATATATGAATGGTTCAGTAGGTCAATACCCATTTGGTATTGGAATTTTTGGGGGTGGGTTTGCTGTAACATCGTTTCCTGCTACACTCAGTTCATATGTTGGATCTCAACTTGAATTTCCCATATCAGTCAAACAAGTTACTGGTGAATTAACATTTAGATTGTATCGTAATGGATTTCTAGTACATAGCGAAACATTTCCTTGTGAACTCCCATTCACACAGTCATATTCACACGAAGTTACCATAACTAAATATGATAATAACTCATCGTGGCATTATGAAATAACAAACCAATATGTAACGATCATCTCAGATCCATGTATTGTCAGTGCACAATTCCTTGAATTGGAAATTGACACAGTTCAGTTATTGTTAACAAACCCAGATATAATCATAGAGTCTTTGGTTACAGATATAATCATAAGATCAATCATTCTTTCGCTTCGGATGAGTACACCTGTGGTTGAATTCAATCCACAAATTGAAGTTGTCCTTAGCGCGGACTTAGATACAGTAATCAATATGGGGACTGTTACATATACCGCAAATGTTGTACAGAATTTTGGAACGATTGATATAATCCCCGAACAGTTCCAATGGGCCATTCGTGATAAATATGATTCTATTATTTATTCTGGGATCACAATAGAAAATAAACTATCATTCAAATTCATGAATTCTGATTCATATAAGTACATCGATGGTGATCGATATAGAGTCGATGTTGTAGCTAAATTACTGATACCGGATGATGATATATTGGTACTTAATTCTGTGAATACAATCAGCACAATTTTCAATGAAATTCGTGCTATGATCCGGGCTAGAGAGAATCGAATTATTGACATTGAACAGTTTTTACCAGAGCAATATCACGACACCGATGTTCATGATTTGATAAAGGCGTATCAGTATACTTTGAATAATATGTATAATGACAATAGTGGTGTCATGAAATTGGTGATAGATGAACTGGATAAGTCAACTGAATGGGATATAAATCTTGGTGGTGAGACGGCTAATCCCCCGCTTGAAATTGAGTGGGTCGTTGGTGGTGGATCTGAACTTGAATATCATGCAACAATCCGGCATAATTCAGTTGTTATCGAGACTCAGATTAACACTACAGGTGTGTTTGTGTATTCAAAACCAATGATAACAGTTGCAGATGCTGGTGTGTATGAAATAACAGTTACTAATGGATCCATGGTAGTATCTGGATCAGCACAGGTTTACATCACCAATTGAAAATTAAATCAGAATAATCTATCCAGAGGTCTACAATATGGCATTAGCAGTAACAGCAACAGCAACACCAGCAGACCAAACTCTACTCGAAGGCGATCCACTTTTGATCGAGTGGCAGGCGAGTGGTGGTACATCACCATTGCCGACGTGGACGAAAACAGAACTTGGCGCGGCTTACGAACGGTGCCACGAGGGTATAGTTTTGCAGTCTGGTAGGATATTAGTTGGTACAGGAACAGGGTCGACAGACGCAAAAATCCTGTCATCAGACGACAACGGGGCAACCTTCCAAACTCTCTATACTATTCCGGGTACGACAGCAGTCGTATACTCGTTCTGCCAGCTCGACGATGGTGCGATTTTTGCCCTTGTTCGCACAGCGCAAATTTACAAATCGGTAGATAATGGTGACAACTGGGTGCTTGTTGTTGTTGAATTTACCGCATCAAATGAATGCTCTAGGCTGAGAACAAACGGGACAAATCTACTCGTTGCAACGATAGACGACAATGCTGTATGGGTCTCCTCAGACGGAGGGTCTTCGTTTTCCCAAAAAACAATCCCACAGGTTAGTGTCGATGACTGGACATATGGATTGGCGATAGGGTTAAACGATCGCATAATCGTGGGGACATCCCAAACGAGCGCATCGACACAGTTGCTTTATAGCGATGATTTTGGAGCAAACTGGACTTCAGCAAAATCGACAGGGCTTGGAGATGTCTATTCCATCTATCATGCTGGTGGTGGTGTGTTGTATGCCAGCACAACAACGGCAAAAATATGGAGGTCGGTAGACAACGGTTCGACATGGGGGCAACTCCCTACGATAGGAAACGCGTTTCGCTCTGTTTTTGCAATTTCTGATATTATCCTATGCTCAACAGGGTCGAATACAGAAATTTCCTATGATAACGGCGCAACTTTTCAAACAACAGGAGTCATGGACGCGGGAACTTCTGCTTGTTTCCACTTAGGACTAATCCCATCAACGGGACAAATTTTAGGAACAACAGGAGACAGTACGAGTGATGGGGATTTTTTCAGAAGCACAGTTGTAGTCCCGCAGTATTCCGCATCTATCAAAAAAGACCTGACCGAAATAGCCACAGAAACCAACGCCACAGGGGCATTCTCGTACTCAAAAGCAGAAGCAGAACTAACAGATGCTGACACCTACGAGATCACGGTGAGCAATAACGGGGTGGAAATCACAGACTCGGTTACTATTACAGTCGAATCAGCTCTTTCAGTTTCGGTTACACCAACCAAGATCACTATTGTCGAGGGAACTCCCTACGAATTAACCTGTACCCCTGTCACTGGTGCAACCTATTCATGGATGATGAATGGGAAACAGATCGGGACAAACTCGAACATTCTTTCCATGGATGGGGTGATTTTAGACAACACCAAGTCTATCTATTGTCAAGTAACCACTGATGTAGACTCAGCCGCTAGTAATTCAGTTCCGGTTCTAGTGGGTCGCTTTGAAATGCCTCCGGTCACAACAGTACCGACTTCTGTAACCGTAGACGAGGGGACAACTGTTGAGTTCTCTGCTGAGATCGATCCAATGTGGATGTTCGAATGGAAAGTTCAACCGGATAGACCTGAGGGAATTGCCGGTGGAGTTAATGGTCAGTGCCTCTTTGCCGACGGTGTTTGGTTGGTGTGTAATTCTGCTTCAGATGATTTCGGTGTAGGAATCTATCGATCTACCAACGGCATTGACTTTGATTTTGTAGAGACCTTTACTACTTACAGCATCAGAGATATCGCGTACGGTAATGGTGTTCTGGTGGGAATACATGCGGGTGATAGTAATACTGGCGTCTGGTACAGCAGAACTATCACTATGGTGGTATCGTCTGATCTCGGGTTGACTTGGACTCAAACACAACAATTCGTTGTTATAAACGAATTCGGTACACCAAGTACTCGAGTCTTCTTCGATGGAACTCGGTTCGTCATGAACATCGGTGTTAGTGTCTATGTGTGTCCCGACAATTCAGGATTGTTCACTGCGGTAACAGACATGCCTGTTTATGGGGATATCTTGTTCCATGAGGGTACATACTTCGTATCCGGTGGGAATCAAGTGTACCGCTCTACTAATTTGCTCACTTGGTCGATGTCTGAAGTGGAGACTATCTACGCTTCGTGGGATTCACATATCTGGATCAACTCTACAGGGTTCTATCTTCAGTTTACTCACCACATCGAGAACACGGTAGTATATCGTTCTCTAGATAGTGGACTGACCTTCGAACCGGATATCTACACGGTTACCTCATCTAGTGTCAGAGTATTCAAGATGGTGGATGACACGTTCTACGCGGACAGTGGTGGTAGTCTGTTGTACTCTAATGACTTCGATCACTGGGTTGTTGCAACTACTGTCGATGCGAACGAGATCAACTACTACTCAGCGGGTGGGTTCAATCAACTCTACATGAACGACAACAAGGAAGTCTTCCGGTCGTATGTGACTACCATCGGGTTTGGTGATGGCGTTAATGTCACGACATACGGTAAAATCGTTCCGGTGGTCGAAGACTATTGGTGGTGGAATCTTAACGGAAACAATGTCTCTCCTGACAACCCGTATTCTCGCGTGATGATTCCTGACGATTACGGAACTATGGCGGCCAATGCAGTCAAAAATATGCCATACTATGAGACTACCGACTTCTCTGATCTTAATTGGGACTATTACGACAGTAATCTCTCCAACGTAACAGTTACAGCTAATGACATTGTCATGACCAATAACATCACCATGGCTGCTGAGGTGGACGCGTACAAGCAATGTAGATTTGCCATCTCTACGACCCACAATAATGCTCTTTTCAGTATTACAGTCCCGGGTCGAGTGCGGTTTGAGTTCTGGAATGGTAACATGATCGCTACCTATTTCGTGAATGAACAGTCGTATACTCACATGTACACCGGAGTGATTGCTCCCAACAATACATACGCTCTGGTGGTATTCCCATCACCGGGTACTAGTAGTCTGGAATACTATCTGACTAATGCAGGAGACGGATTCAATCTGTCCAATCCAATTGCCACTGATACGGTACCGATGTGGATGGGTCAACTCTACTTGAGAGTGGATTCACAATTCAATCAGGAAATTGCCACGATAAGTGTTGGTCTTCTGAGAACGATGTTTGACTTTCCAACGAAGATGGTGTCAATTGGCTATCAAATAGTAGGGACAAAAGAGATTCCAGTCAATGTCCAAGAGATCCAGTCTGTTTCCATAACACCTACAGAGGTAGACGGGATTCTAGGAGGTTCTGTCTTGTTTGAAGTATCCTTCGTCGGCACTTTTAGCGGTGTTGATTGGTATCTTGATGGAGATTATGTTACTACGATATACACTCCCCAATACACAAGAACTCTGATTGCCAGTGATAACGGGAAGAGTTTGTATGGTATTGTGTTCTTTACTGATGGAAGATCTCTCACTACCGACCTAGTACCAATCACCGTAACGAGTGATCTTTCAGTGATAGTCAGTCCTTTGTCTGTAGACGTCGTAGAAGGTGACACTGTGGTCTTCTCTGCTGATGCTTCTAGTAGACCTGATCCGGTTAATTTTGGAGACATCAGTTTCGCGCCTCAAAACTCAGTCTTGACAAAAACAGACTACTCAATTCAGATCGAGACTCTTGGAGGTGGTGCGTCTGGGTTAGCGATTCAAGTCCCTAGTGGCGGTATGAGATCATACCGTCTGGAATTCCAGTTCATTGGCGAAGAGATCTCCATCTACAACCATTCGACGACTCTGAGAATCAATTCTACTCGCTGTTTAGTGAGCAGAAGTGACGGGCCTGATCTTGAGACGAACTATGCGTTCAACTACGTTGATACTTATAGCATCACTGCTGAGATTATGTCATCCAGCACTGTTCTGTTCACCTTCAGGAATGAGACCACCGATGAAGAGATTCAATCTTCACTCGCGACATACATTCCTGAAGCAGTGTACTTCGTCATAGATGTCTACACTCCAGGAGATGCGATTATTGCTCTATTCAATCTGATCGGGGATATGACTTATCTCGATCCTGTAGGATACTCGTGGCAACTTGATGGTGTAGAAGTGGCAACGACAGCTGACTACAGTCGAGTCATGGTACTCTCTGACAATGGGAAAGACATGACTTGCGTCGTGACTGATCCATTGATCTCTGTGACCAGTGATGCAATTCCAATAACTATTGAGGCTGCACAGACATTAACCATAACAAATCCTGGTGATCTGACAATATCAATTACTCCTGTTGAGCCAAGTGAAACTGAGATTGAATCGTATGATGGCATTATTGAGTCTGAAATTGATATGACTGAATTGTCAAATTCAATGTTGGGTCGATTTGTGTATGAACCATCAACAACTAATAAAATTTCGATAATAGAGAAAATCAGTCGGTTATCAGATCTAAGAGACCCATATCTAGTTGATGATGAATACTTATCAGTTTTTGCATCAGATCTTGGGTATAACATAAATATGGGATTCAATTACGCCGCAACATTTGCTGATGGTGGGATCAATTCTGATGATATACGATCTAAAGAAGAGATCATGATGAACATTCGTCATGTTATAAAATCACTTCCATATTGGTATAAGATCAAGTCAATACCCAAAGCATTCGTTGTACTTCTCTATTCATATGGGTTGGTTGGTGAGTTGGTTGCTTATTACACAAAAGACCATAAGAATTTCATCACAGAGGATGCAGCACTATCTCCATTGCTTATTGGTAGTGGTTATTATCCGACATCTCATATGGGGATCAAGGTTAGTGCTGAAGGGTCTGCGGAAGATGAAGATTATGACATTATAAATAAGCGAATCAGTCAAGCAGTTAGAGTTATTGAATCGATAAAACCAATAACAATGGTGTTACATGCAGTAACTGTATCATACGAGAAGAATCTGGCAGGATCCAACGCTATAAATATGAATATCAGCGTGGCTATTCGACAGATAATCCGTGCATAACATTTTGAGAGGTATGAATAGATGAGTTACAAGTCATATGTATATTTAACAGATAATGCGTCACAAGTATTTAATAACGCAGTTAGTGGTCCGAAGGTTAAGATTACACACTTCATGCCTATATATGACTTGCTGATTGATAAGAATGCTCGTGATTTAACATTCACTGGTGGTAATGAGACCAAGTATAATAATACTACCGGTTTTGAGCGGCAGTATAATGGTCGTAGACTTGGTATGGATTCCATAGACAATTTGCTGGATATACAAGCCGAGACAGCGTTGAATGCACCAGCCGGGCAGTACATCATCAGAATCCCAAATATGCAATATCGCATATCAACTGATGCTGATGGTGTAATCATCAATGACATTTTAACAACTGGTATGACTGAATCATATCAACGGCCTGATGTCAGAGTGAATTTATTGGGCGATCTTCCGTTGGTCGCTTCATTTAAGACAACAACTGAACTATCTCAGCTCATGTCAACAACTGTCATAAATACCGATTATTCCGGCGACATAGGATCATATCCATTGACATCAATATCAGGCGCCACATTCAATACAATCACACCACATACTTCATACGCAGCACAACTATCGAGCATTTTCGAGCCGAATTCAAATAAGGTCTATGTCAGCGCTGAACAAGTTTTGCTTAGTAATGTGAATTACCGAACTGCAAATATCAATATCAGTGATAACTCAACTCCAGATTACCGAACGGTCGGTGTATTCACCTGTGCAATATCAGCTGTCGAACAGTTAGGATCATTCAAATTCAACAAAATCGCGATGTTTGCTACCAGTGATGACGGTCGGGTATACTATGTTGGATCGGTCTACATGATCAATCCAATTGAATACGAATCAACTGGAGCATCAAACAATGAAATCATCATCGATATTGTGATTGACTTCCAAGCAAATGACATTGATGGTGTAACTAACACTGCTAAATTTTATGGGAATGAGTTTGCATTTTGGTCATACACAACCGGTGCAAACGATGATGGATCCATGGATTCTTTGCATGCATATCAGCGGATATTTATTGGTACTGATAATGCAAGTCCTGAGGGTGGAGTTACATTAGCACAGCATCATGTCTCAGTTGTTGGGCTAACTGGAGTATCTGATGACACTCATTATGATGAATGGTTTACATTGGTAAATTCGGTGGCCGAACAATATGGTTATGATTATGGGGCCAGAACTGATATCATCGGGTGTGCATCGAGAATTGATGATACCAATCCAAATGATGTGATTAAGTATTGGCAGACAATAAACGCAGCAAATGATTATGAGTTCTTCTGTGACCCAGATATAGCAGGGCGGTTCGTTTTCAACAAAAGTATAATTCCTCTGACATTTAATCAAATTGGTACGGCTGCTGGTGTCGATGAAGGTACAGCACCATCAACAACAATCGATTTAGGATCCCGCAGAGAGAGATTTAGAACATCATACACCAAATCATTGAATACCGGTTATTTGGGTGGGTATGTGTTTGATGGGAACCCCAATGGTGATGTTATGCTGTCTGCATCATTAACCCCATCAACAAATGAACAATATGATATTGGAACACAGGTCGCCAAAATCAGATCGATATATGTTGGTACATTAAATTCTGATTTCCAATACACAAACTCAAGTTGGATCAGCAACTTGGTTGTTGAAAAATTAGAAGGATTTCAAAATGTAATTAAGTATGTTGATTCCCAAGTCAGCCGACAAAGATCAACTGATGATTACAAACAGGTTGGTATACAATTCGGTACAGGCACTCAGCCAATTAAAGCGGCATTTGTTCATGCTTTATTTTCAAAGAATACTTCTGGGGTGTCAACACCAATTTATATGTTTGGTGATTTAATACCGGGGACATCAACAGAACTTAATGCGATTAATATATTGAATGGTGATGGTTCTGTTGAAGATAGTGGATTTGATTACACGGGGTATACTAGTGCAAAGAATTTAGGGAATTCTGTGAATCCATGGACTCAATTACACACAAAAAGTATTTATGGGTATTCCAGACTTGGTGTTGTTGTTTCTGAGGTTGTTGGTGGTATTGGGAAATTTTCCGGAAAACCATCACAAGGCTCATATTTAACCATTGGTACATCCATAGTACCATCAGCTGCATTTGCACAATCAATTGGTCGTGAGTATTCACCATTTAATGAGACATATACACAAAAGACCAATACTGCATTTTTGGGGTATATGCTGAATGAAGACACTCAGACGAGACGAGAAACAACATACACAACCGGAACTTATAAATGGTCGACTCAACCAGTAGGGATACCGAGTACGCTACCAGTAAATACAACTGAGTTTGATTTCTTATACACAACTCTTGATACAGACCTAATACCATCGGCATCATATCGATCACAGATTGGTGCTCCGGGTAGGGGGATTAGAGCTGTGTATGTTCATGATCTCTATGGTGGGATTAACTCAAATGGTGTTGGATCAATACTGGTCCATAACACACTCCTACCAGGGAATGCATCACACACTGATTTGAAAAATCCTGAAGGATTTGATATTGCATTGATAGATGGACAAGATATTAATATCGGTTCGGTTAGTAATAGATTTGATCATAGTTATGCAATAGCATCACATGCTATATCACATTTTGTGACTGGTGGAAATGGTAATAATTATGGTGTGTTTGGTTTGATTGGGGATAGATCTGTGTTATCTGTAAATGATATGAAAGTTGACTTGATCGGATATACAGATACATCAAATGACACCAATTCGATAATTGGTAAATTCACGATAACACCACAATCCGGGCCAGCAATAACTGAATATCACACCATTGGGACGGCTCTTATAAAATTCACTAAACCATTTGTAGAAATGGTATTGAATATAACAAAAGCCCTGGCATCATCAAACATTGTATCATATCTTCTTGAGGAGATTTATATAGTGTATGATAATGATCTTGATTTTAATCATGTCAAGTTTATGAATGGTATTGAATTGGTATCATGTTGCTCATCATATGGATTTATGGAACATAAATATACATTTCCAATTATCAATTTTGGTGATGTATTGGATGATACACCAAGTATTACTGGTGTGCAGAAATGTATAAGGATTCCGGTTTATATCGGAGCTAATTCAGTTAAAGATTTTCTTGTATATACACCATTAAAACCTGTATTTACGGATCCATTTATTTATACTGTAGTTGATGATGAACCAGCTGCAACTGAGGCAAATATAGTAAGTAGTATTCCTAACACTAAAGTTGGTGGGACAATGCATACCGGTATAATATGTTACCGTCAATGAAATTCTGTCTATAAATGATAGTGAAGTTTAAATTATTTTTGGAGGGTTTATGAAAATTGAAATGACACACAAGGAGTTCCTGAATTTTGCAAATGGTATTGCAGAATGTAAACAGGCTATCACATCTGGTGCTATCACTAGTAACCGGATGTTTAGCTTTTATATCGATTCAACTATGAATAAGTTGCGAGATGATGTCATAACACTCAATGATCATATCAGTCAGGAATCCACAGTTGATGGTGCTGATGAATATTATAAAGCACATGATCTGCTATTAAAAGGTGAATGGATCCCATCAAATGGTGTCACATATCAAACTAATGGTGGGATTAAGGATGCTTTCAATGAACAGTATAAAGATGTTTATGAATCTATTATGACCAGCCGAAAGGCTTTAAATAAGTTCATGAATCAAACCATAGAAGTTGAATTGACCCAAATATCATTTACGGTTATACCGGATGATATGCATGATTCGACATTATTCAATAAAGTGTTTAAAGAAACCGAAGACGAAATACTTGAGATAATCGCAAATGGATAAGTTCAGCCTTAATACATTTCATTCAGATCGGTGGAGACTTAGGATATCCAATATCCCATTTATGGATACCAACGCAACCGATCTATTGACAAAGTTTGTTGCAAATATTGATTTGCCTGATATCAACCTACCGAATGGGACAATCCGGTTCGGTGGGCATACAGAATATGAACCATATTCAATGCAGGATAATACAGGGTTGTCACCATTAACGGTAACATTTAAGATGAATGAATACTTACAGAACTGGTATGCTTTGTACAGATGGGTTGCAAATATTCGCCGAGGTAAGTTTGAACTCGACGCCAAAGATCTAAAGATTGCTGAACTTGCTGTGGAGATCTTGGACAATCAATCCAGACCAACCGTTGAACTTCAGTTCTTAGACCTACTAATAACAAATGTGGCTAGAGTTCCACTTGAGTATGGGAAGTCATCTGAAGTGTCATTTGCTGCAACATTTGCCTATGAGGATATGATTCTCAAAGTAAAAAGTTCACATACGGAGTAGTGATGATTGAGATTAAATTAAACACCCAATATCCAATGAGTACGACAATTGAGACTCTGAAGCGGATTGGTGTTGCGAATAGAGAACAAAAGATAATATATCCAACCGCATACATCATAGAGTATGATGGTAGATATTTTATAGCCCATTTCAAAGAGTTATTTAAACTGACTCGTGGTAGAGATGGTGAACTAAGTAATGAAGATATTGGTCGGGTAAACTCAGTTGCTCATTGTTTGGTTCAATGGGGAATAATCGATAGCATCATATCAGAATTATCCAGCTTATCAAACTTCGTGTTTGTCCTGAAACGCGACAGAATGGTCAATGAAGGATGGACTGTGTCACATAAATTTAATATGCTCGAATTTAAAATATGGAAAGAGGGGCGGAATAGTGAAAACTAAGTTCTCAACATTAGTAAATTGTAGTGATAGTGTGTATGAGTTCAGTAATAAACTTACTGAAGCTGCGGCACGCATCGTATCACATGTTCGGTCTCAATCATCATTAATGACTGAGTCAATTGCTCAGAATGAGATTGAGCTTGTATTGACTGGCAACACCGCAATCCATGGTGTTACCCGTAAGTTCATGAATGAAAATATGGATTACATTCGCGATGTCATCAAAGGATTGACTGTTGCTTCGGTTGATCGCCGCGGTGATAAATTCCAATCATCATTGACTGGCTTAGAGCCAAGAATGTTTGATCTACAGAGGGATGCCGAAATTGACACATTGAGAAATCTATCACAGAAGACATCATTGACTCCCGGTGCAAAAATCACCGTGATCATCGACGGTGAAGTAATGGATCCCCATTCAGCAATGAATCATATCCGTGGGAAATATTATGCAGATGGTAAACCATCGATTGATGCTGATTCAATGTTTGACCGTCATCATGACGACGAATATGAACATGAAGAACATGATGACGAAAGTCGTGTTGGTGCTGATTCTAAAGATATTAGTGCACTGACTCCAATTAAAGACCGAGCTACACAATTTGTAACAGGTCGAAAACTTCTCAATGATAAAGTATTGACTGAAGGTGATGAGCCAGAAGAAACTGAAGTGGAAGATGAAGGTGAAAAGCTCACCGCAGTTGATATGATCAATTCGATGACAAGTATGCCGGATGACGCACTTGAAAAACTTGGTGATGTGTCTGTTGATTTATTTCAGTCAACAAACAAATCACCATCTGAGGTGTATGAAGTGGTAAATCATAAGTTCCGTGAACTCACTGGTAATGCAGAAACTGCATATCGAGATGTCGTTAATGCATTTGTTGAGGAGCTTCTTGGTGATGCAAAAACTGAAGATGATGTGACTGATGTTGGGTCTGAGAGAGCCGGTATAAACCTAATGGCAATGTCTATGGCCAATAAACTTCTGGCCACTAAAGGTGATCGCCTTAAAACTGGTGATGGTGCTGAAGTGGTCAAGGCATCCCAGAAATTTGTTGAAAGAATCAAAGGGACTGAACTTGACACCACCATAGGGGCGCCAGCAACTGAAGATCAGTCCGATGACGCAGCTGAAGATCAGGAACCATCAAACGAACTTGATGTTGCTGATAATGGTGAAGGTGAAGTTGATCTTGGTCTACCTACAGATACTGCGGCACCAGGAATGGCTAATGAGCTTCCTGATGCAGATGTCATCATGTCAGGAAACCTCGAAGAACCAACCAAAGCTGAAGATGATGAAGACAAAAAGAAGTAAGCTCTATAAATCTTGTTAGTATCGGGGCATTTAGCCCCCTTTTTTCGATCGGAGTTTTTTCTGTGAATGTCAAACAGTTATATCATGAAAAATATATTTTAACCGAAGCTGAAAAGAGTTGGTTGGATCATCGTGTTTGGCACACAACAAGTTCAGGTAAAAAGAATTTGGTGAAGATCAAATCACTTGACCCACAAGAACGGAAGCGATATGAGTATATCAAGCATCGATATAAACATGATCGGGATGAACTTGGTGATAATATCACTGGTGATGGTAGTGAAGCAATTGATATGGTACCATACCTGTCATTGTATGTCGCATTCAAGAACTCAGATGGTATTGATGGATTAAAAAGGTCTGACTTATCAATCGGGACCAACAATCCACTTATAGCGATCGATCTCGATGAGGAGTATGGGATATCCCAGGTTCACAACATCCCAATGCAAGCGGTTATGAAATATTGTATCATCGACGAAGATGGTGATGATGGTGAGTGGTTGAGTGCACCAATTGAATTCGATGAAGAAGAACTTAAAGAGTTCTATTCATATGGGAAAGATAAAAAGTTCATACTGAACATGTATGATTATAAAGATAATTTGTATGTAGGAGAAGATAAATGAGTATCAAGACTAAATTGCTAGACAGTCTGGTTCAGACGTACGATGATACCGAATATTGGGAAGGTATGAATCCGATGGACAGTACTCAATTTCATCGTCGATTCACAATCCATGGGTATAAATTCGTCATGGAAAATCGCGCCGAAGACGGATTCCAATGGAGATGTCGATTCGGCACCAATGACATGAATGGGTGGTTTTCCGTTCTACCTGAGCATGTTGAATCAGTTGTCGCATCATTTGCTGAAGTGTTTAAAGAATTTGTATTCAACAAACACCCAAGTGAATTTGTGCTGATTGCTGATCGCGATTTCGTTGGATCAAACCTTGGTGAAACTGGTGATATCGATAAGCAAGTTGAGCTTACATTTGCCCCATCAATCAATAATCTGATCATACGGGAGATCATCAAAGATGTTGAAGTTCGAAATGCTTATGACTTCGTTGATCCAAATAGCCCGAATGAAGAAGTCTCGTTTGATGAATTGTCATTAGATATAGTCTTCCGGAGAAAATAATGTCAGATGCTATACCAAATTTAGGTATACCAAACACAAAGAAGAAGGCGAAGTCGGGTGTGGCTCGCCTCCTTCCTTGGCATCAAAATAATGGAATTTATCAGATTTACATAGAACCCTTAGCCACAGTTAAGGATGCAACCGGTGGATCCGAAGTTAACAATATTTAGTGCCGCAGAATTCGCTGAACTATCCTTACTATTGGATAGTACACTATTCAAAGGCACTGATAAAGTATTTCTGGATATGGTTGCTGAATTGGCAAAGGTGTTCATTGTTATTAAAAAGAAATATCCAACGATCCATAAAAAGATCATGTCAACCAATGACATCACCACCAGAAAATCGATTAAGAATTTATTTGATATGATGGTTTCACAAATAACATGGATGATGAAGAGGAAATCTCTCACACCATTGTTGCGAAATGAATTAATTTGTTGGTTTGTATTATTCAAATCATTTAAACTTTTTTTGAAGGATCCAGATAATGGAAAGTATTCAATTGTACAAAACCGCTGATGGGCGAACATTCAACAACAAATCACTTGCGCTATCGTATGAAATCATGCGGGAGTTGGTAACTGAAGTCAGCACCGATGCTGGCATCGAAGAAACCAATGAGATGCTACGGACCGTGGCAATATTCGTATCCAAATTTGATACTTATGTTTCTCGCCTATCGGAGGCTGCAACATCACTGGCCACCTCACCCGATATCACAATTGAACAAGTCATGAAAGAATTCAGACCGGTTCTCGTTGTATCGGCCCAATTACAAGAACCGACAGTGGTTCATGTCCACCCAACAACTGTACCAATGGTTCCTGAAGTGTCTATCCAACCATCAACATCTGTTGAGATACAGGGATTGGAGAAACCTAAATCGGTGATGACATTTCTCGACGACGCCGCAGCAGGATCCCATAAACCCAAATCAACTCACTACAGACCAAAAACAATCTATGATCCAATTCCTAACATCGACCCTAAAACTGGTATGGTCAATGGTACGAAGAGTATTGCGACGATCCTAAACGATCCGGGGTGTGGGGGTGAAGCGACATTCTTTGATAATGGACTGAGATATGTTCTACCTGATGTTGGACCGGTAACCACTAACATCTTAGAGATGGATAGTTTCAGAAGTATTCAAGGTCAACTAATCAATCAAGTTAATCAAGCTGCTCAGAAGAAATAGGTAAATCATGTTGCTTTCCAATGAAGAGAAGGTTAGACAAGCTCTTGAAGTCAAGCCATACATGCTGATAATGATGGAGCATTTCGATTTTGTTTTAACATTCTTCGTAAAGAAATATCGGTGGGATGTTCTGTTTGGTTTGATTGGTGAGTTATTGATTATGTTTGGTACACTGATCCTATCACCAATCCTTGTCCCAATATTGGCATATGGAAAATATTCGGCTATGTTAGCAAAAGTTAATCTAAAATCGAGTGATATAACTCAACTGAAGATTTGTTACAACTGCTCCAATTACCATTTCAGCCAATGTTGTTTGAATGAATCAATTCCAGTCAATATGCATCCAGCTAAAACCTGTGGTGATTTTAGTCGGGTGGATAAAGTCGAATAAATTTATTGACTTTGTATAGGTCTGGATGTTATTTTAGAATACTCCGTGATAGTTCACAACTATCGCCTGTACCAAAGAATGGGCATTCATTCAGCTGGGTGTCCATTTTTAATTTGAAATTTAACTTGAGGTGGGTATATGGAAGAGAATGTTTTGGCTATCTTAAACGAGATAGCAAATGATGCAGGGAAACTGTATAAGGAACGAGTAATCGCACGACATGTCAATGATACCACATTTGTTTGGGTGTTGAATTTAGCATACAATCCAAATATCATTTGGTATGCATCCAAACTCCCAGATAAAACCGAATGCACAGATGGTGTAACTTTGACTCTAGCTCAGGCCTTAGATCAATTGGTGTACAATATTACATCTAGAAAGATCACCGGAAACCAAGCAATACAGTTTATGTCTGAAGTTGGTGGCAAAGTTAATGACGATGACTACGAAGTTCTCAAGCGAGTGATCAATAAAGATCTTGGTGTAGGAATAAATGCTTCCACAATCAACAAAGCAATCAAGAGATTAATTCCAGTAACTCCATACATGGGTGCTATTGTTTTTGATGAAAAATCAGTTCGTAAGTTGTGTACTGGTAAAGTTGAAGTTGATGTTAAAATGGATGGTCGATATTGTAATGTTGTGGTGCTTCCATCAGGTGAAGTTGACATGGTATCAAGACAGGGTAAGAGCTCATTATTGAATCACCCAAAACTGATTCAACGAGCTGCCGAAATATCATCAATCATTTTCCCACCAAGTATGGGTGGTGAGAGTGTTGTGTTAAATGGTGAGCTTATGATGGATGGTGTTGATCGATATACCGCGAATGGAATCATATCATCATTGGTTAGCATTTATGAAAAGATATCAGATGGGTCTATAACACCAGATGAAATTTCAAAGAAGAGTGATGAGTTTGTCGCATCACATGGAATGACCATGGATGAAGTAAGCGATCAGATTTACATGACCGTGTGGGATTACATTCCATACTCACTATACATTTCCGGTCAACAATTCAATGCATGGAGATCGATCAGATTGAATAAGCTGATTAAATCTGGTATAAATATGACTGATGGTGTTATACGATTGATTGAGCATAAGATTGTGGAATCATATGAAGATGTGATGTCATATTTCAAAGAGCTACTTGCTCGTGGAGAAGAGGGTGCTATTGTTAAATCACTGACTGGTGCTTGGGTTATAGGCAAACCAACATCACAGGTTAAACTGAAATTAAAGATTGAAGTTGATCTGAAGATCGTCGGGTTCAAAGAGGGTAATAAAAAGAATGCCGGAACTTTAGGATCACTGTATTGTGAGAGTTCTGATGGTGTTCTAAAAGTCACACCAACATGGTGTGATAACAGTCTTCGTGATGAAATATGGAACAATCAAGATAAGTATATCAATACTGTTGTTGAAGTTTCATGTTGCGGGATCAGTAGGGATAATACTGGTAATTACTCACTTCTTCATCCTGTTGCTACGATCATTCGTGATGATAAATATATCGCTGATGATATTGAACAAATCGAAAAAATTAGCAATATGGCTCTAGGATTGAATTAGTTATTATAAATATAGGTGTAAATTAACAATGGGAGTAACCATGTCAAAAGTTTTTAGTGGTCCAGCAACAGATTTAGCTGGAAGTGAATTGATGGTAATGATCGAATCAATCGATCGCGCCATGCTCAATGAAGAAATCGCATCATCACCTGTAGACTATCCGCCGTATTCGGTGGTTGTAACAAATGATCAAGATGAAGAAATCTACAACGCAGTTGTATTCTACGATGAAGAAAACAACGCGATCCTCGACAGCAATGGTAAAGAAGATATCACCGACTATCTCAGTGATGAATTTGGTGTAACCACCGATCAGATCATTGATGGTGAATCATCTGATGATTCGGAAGATGAAGAAGATACAACCGACATCGATACTGACGAAGAGCCAATCAAAGAAGCTGAAGAAGATGATATTGATGGTGATGACACCATTGATGTTGATGCTGACGATTCAGAAGATGATATCATCGATGTTAGTGATGACGAAGATGAAACTGATGAAACTGATGAAGCGCCAGACGCTGATGACACCGAAGAAGATCCAGATGGTGACGGTGATGAAGATGGTGACATGGATGGTGACGGTGACGGAATCGAGTCTGATAATGAAGAAGATGAAGATGAAGATGAAGACGAAGACGAAGAGTACTAAAAATTATTTTAATCATTGTAGGTCTGCATGCCATTTAAAAGTAAAGCAACATTAGAAGCTGAACGATTAGCTGCTGAACAATTAGCGGGGGGTGAAAATCCCCCCATTGAATCGTTGGATAATACAGAATTGAAACCGATTGCTACACCAATTCCAATTGATGAGTATGAACCGGAATCTGATGCTATCACGGATTACCAAACTTCTGAGGATCATAATGAGCCTGAACCGATCACTACATCGGTTCCAACTAAGGCTCCGGTTAAACTGCTTGATTCTAAGTTACAAAGAGTCAATCAGAATCCAAGAGACTCTGTGACAACATTGATTGGTCGATACATTAAGAATCGTTATTCAATTGATGCAATGATGTCAGTGATAAGCACCCAGCTTGCTGCGGCATTGGTTCGGGAAGTTAATAACACATTTACATTGGTCCGATCAACAATCGATACAAGTAAATTAGATATCAACTCCGGGCCGATGATACATGCTACTGATGTGGAGTATGGTCTGTCTTGTTACAACATCAATAATTTCTTTCGGGCACATAAGAATCGTGCTATATATGTCGGTGATGTTTCATCATTAAATGATTTGATTGGTGTACTGGAATCGGTTACCATGCGTGTGATGCATGTGGTAAAGGTCATTCGATTTGACCTTTCATTACCTAAAATGGCTGGTGGTGTGGCATCACTACTCAGTGCATATCAGGGATCATACCTCATCCGCGGTCAAGGTTCTGTAGTCTTTTGGGTGTCGAACAGCTCTGATACTTTCATATTCAGTATGATTGATTTGATGAGCTCAAGTGCTGTAACATCAGAACAGATACTTAATGGTGATTTTGGTGAAGTGTTGAACCTGAGGAATTAGTTCTTTCTGAGTGTGGTTATAAATAAAAGGGATGACGAAAGTTATCCCTTTTCTAATTTAGGAGTTGCTATGTCAATACAAGCATTATTGGAATCAACATTACAATCGATACTACCTGATGAGGATTACATAAATATATCTTATGTCGTCGCCAAAAAGACTGGATGCTGGGAAGTATCAGGTAGAGCACGAAACAGAGATGGATATCCTGTCGCTAGAATTAAAGGTGATCTGGATACTTTATACCGACATTTCTATAAGAGATACAAAGGCCCAATCGAATCTGGAGTTGTTATCCGACATACATGTGACAATCGATCTTGTTGCAACCCCGAGCATCTGATACCCGGAACGCAGAAAGATAATGTTGGTGATATGTTAGCAAGAAACCGGTTTCCCAAGGGAATCAATCATGGTCGAGCTAAATTGAATGATGACGCTATCCGTGATATTAAAGTTCAATACAATAAAGACAATCAGACAATAACAACAATCGCCAAACAATATGATGTGGACCGAAAGACAATTCATAAAGTTGTTAACGGAGTGACATGGGTTGGTGTTGGTGAATCTAAACGAGGTAAAAAATGAATCGACTTGTTGAGCATGAAGGGGCTAAAGCTCCTTTACAAAAAGATACAAAATTGGCTATGGTAAATATTTATGGAGCACCAATCGATCGATCATATAAAGATACATTGAATAAAGTGTTTAAAGTGAAAACAAATACCAAAGACACAATTGCTGCATTTAATAAAGCTGGGGCTGTATACATCCTTTCAATCAGTGAAACCCCTGGTCAGGATAATCCAGAAGCTGTATCAAAATTTATTAGAAGTGTTGGTGATCATAAGAAACTCATAACAGTGATCCCAACCGATGGTACTATTTACAGCAAACGATTCCTCGTGGTTCGCCCAGTGGAAGTTACGGTGAATGAATCAACCAAATTCGATCGAATTCGAAGTGCAGCAAAACAAATTTATGATACCATGATCTAATTGACTAACGCAATTGTCATAAACTATATTAAACGGATTGAGAGTTTCAATCCGTTTTTATTTTACCAGAGGTTACCATGTCTGAGATCAGAGATTACATAATTAATAATTTCGATGGGTTATTGATGTTACCAGAACAATTCGATGATTGCATCATTGGTATGGCCGAAAGATGTTCATTTACGGTTGTAGCATATGATGCGGATAAAATAGTGCAGAAGATTATGGAAGACTCTAAATGCGACTACGATGAAGCTCTGGACATTTATGGACATGATTTTATAGGGTTCTACCATGGCGAAACTACACCCGTGTTCGTAAGTGGTGTCAATAATTTTACGCTATAAATATCATTACCTGAATACAAATAATTTTAACTATATGAGGTTACAATGATCCGTTTAACGCCCGAGCAGATTGCTCGAAAAGTTCAATTTTTCCATCATTATTGCGATGCTGAGAATGCTGCAACTGGTAGTATTTTAGATGCAAACGCGAACGTTTCTTCCAAAAATATTGCTACGTTTAGTTCCGAAGAAGGAAAGGGTGAAAAAATACAACTTAATCGGGCGCTTATATGGGATATCATTGATAAAAAATATGGACGGGACCTCGCAAATCAATACTTAGCAGACCTCGAAACCCATCTGATTTATACACATGACGAGACTTCACTCATGCCGTATTGTGCAAGTATATCAATCTATCCATATTTACTCGATGGGTTACGCCCTCTTGGTGGATTGTCTAAAGCACCAACACATCTTGAATCGTTTTGTGGGTCATTCCCGAATCTAATATTCACCGTTTCAAGTCAATTTGCTGGGGCGGTCGCAACTGTTGAGTTCCTTATGGCGTTCGATCATTTTGCACGAATACAGCTTGGTGATGACTATCTTAAAACAAATCGAAAGTATATCATGCAGAAACTTCAGGGCGTTGTTTACACACTTAATGAGCCAGCCGGGGCCCGCGGATTTCAATGTGTTCGTGCTGATACCACTCAAGTAATGACTCCCGAGGGGTTTAAATATCGCCATGAGCTCAACGAGGGTGATGAGATTTATGTGTGGGTTGATGGTGTTATCAAGGTTGAGGTTATAAGAAAACTCAATGATTATGATTATGATGGTGAACTTAACCAATTCAGGGGTCGAAACTATCAACAGACCGTTACACCAAACCATCGAGTTGTATACAAAAAACCAAATACAAACGAATATGCAATCAAAGAATCTCATGAACTCATCGGGCATTCAAAGTTATCACTCCCAATTGGATCCCTTGGAACTGACAATGTTGAGTATGGTATCAGTGATACAATGCTTAAAGTAATTGTGGCGGTTCTCACTGATGGATCAATTGAGAATGTTGTGGATGGTGACAACTATTCAGGTCGAATTCGAATTTACAAATCTAAGAATCGTTATGGATTCGAAGAAATACCAGAATGGCTTAATGAGCTTGGGATTGGGTACTCAGTTAATGATTGTACTGGGAATAAGTTTGGTGATATGGTATACTTCACGATTAATAATGTTGATGCTGTTTCGATACTGAGACGTGTTAAACAAACCAAAAAGTCTATACCACACTTTTTCAAAATGTTATCTAAGCGTCAGCTTGCGATCGTAATTGATACATGGGCGAAGTTTGATGGCAATTCTTCGAGTGGGACTAAATATCTACTCCAATGCGACTCTGATGAAATCAGAGATCAGATGCAGGAGCTTGTGATGCTTGCTGGATATGGATCTGAGATTTATGACAGACAGATGAAGAAAATTGATTCAGATGAACCATGTACTGTAAAATATGTAAAGGTTTTCAATCGATCCGATAAACGAGTATCGTCGTATGAGAAGGTTTACTACAAAGGTAAGATTTGGTGCCCGACTACAAACGCAGGAGTTGTGATCTTCAGAGAAGAAAATGGAGTTCCTTACGTATCAGGAAATAGTTGTTTTTGGAATATATCTACATTCGATGAACATTTCTTTAATGGCATGTTTGGTACATTTGTATTCCCTGATGGGGGAGCACCAAAATGGGAAACATTTAATGAGCTTCAGAAGTTGTGGCATACATTCTTCCGTGAAGAGCGTGAAGAATCATTACTTACATTTCCAGTTGTGACACATAATGCTCTAACCACCGAACCCGCTCCAAGTGAGACTGCAGAATGGAAATCACAGGAATGGTTTGATTTCTGTGCTGAAGAGTTTTCTAAGGGAGGTCAATTCTTTATTTATACATCTGATACCGTGGATAGTCTGAGTAGTTGTTGTAGGCTTCGTAACGCAATCACTGACAACACTTTCTCATTCTCCCTTGGTGCTGGTGGAGTTATGACCGGGTCTAAGAATGTAATCACAATCAATATGAACAGATTAGTTCAAGAGAATCATATACTTGAAGATGTGGTTCGTCGTGTACAAAAATATCAAACCGCGTTCGAGGATCACTATCGATACCTATTCAACAAGAATATGCTGCCAGTTTATAAAGCTGGATTTGTAGCTCTCGAAAAGCAGTATCTTACAATAGGTATTAATGGGTTGATGGAATCGGCTGAATACATGGGATTGACACCAGGTTACAACCCTGAGTACATCGAATACTGTGCGAAGCAACTCGGCACAATTAAGAATCTAAATTTGGAGGCCAAGAGTCTATATGGTGGGTTGTGGAATACGGAATTTGTGCCCGCGGAAAGTCTTGGGGTTAAGAATGCATCATGGGATAAAGCAGACAACCTTTGGGTACCCCGTGATTGTTACAACTCATACATGTACCCAGTCGAAGGAGAACTCGACACTTTTGAAAAGATGCGTATCCATGGACATGCAACTCTTCAGTATCTTGATGGTGGATCTGCTTATCATGACAATGAAGATGAGCTTCTTACAGTTGAGCAGAACAAAACAATATTCAGAGCTCTGGCTCGCACAGGATGCAACTATTATGGACAGAATGTGTTAAGGACTGAATGTGGTGACTGCGGACACATCCACCCGAATAGGAAGGATTCATGTGTAAAGTGTGGATCTGATAGTGTCAGGCATGCAACACGCATAATTGGATACCTTAAGTTTATTGATAGTTATAGCAAACATCGCAAGATTGAACATGCTAAACGATCATATAAAACAAGACTAGGATTCGCTAAAGGATATACCAAATGATTAGATTCACTGGATCTAAAGTAACATTTACTGAATATCCGGGAAAAACATCATTAACCATACAGATTTCTGGGTGCCCATTCAGATGTGATGGGTGCCATTCTCCAGAACTGAGGGATGATGTTGGTGTGGTGTTGACCCCAACTACATTACATAAATTAATTCTTTATAATAATTTTTGTAAACAGTTGGATGCTGTATGCTTTCTTGGCTGTGGTGGTAGATATAATTCATTTGATGAATTATTCAAAGTAGTTAAGGAATATAATTTAGAGACTGTCTTATATACAGGAAATAATCATGAGTTTCTTGAGTCAGATCATGTTAATAGATGGGTTGAACAAAAGCTAATTGATGCAATAAAAACTGGGCCATATGTTGAATCTCTTGGTGGATTGGACAGTGTTAACACAAATCAGCGGTTAACTCATTTTACTTTGGGTGATCTAACTACTAAGTTCAGAATATGAATGTACTCTTATAAATAAGTGTAGATGTGTGGGGTTAGTTCCCACACATAAACACTATAAAATATAAGAGGATAAAATGCCGGATACTGCTACAACATCACAAACTCATACATTCCCAATTGATACATGGGTAAATTCAATGATCGCGATTGCACACGATCCGGCTGCCATAGTATTCTTCGTATCATCAATTGTGTTAACGGTTATATTGTTACTGATCCTCAATCATTTCTTTGATATAAAATTCTTCTCAGTTGAAGGTAGATTGCTTCCTGGATATAGTTTCCAAAGACGATCCAAAGTTGAGGATGAAATCACACAGTCAGAAAATCCACAGACTCCAGAACTCCCGGTTGTGCACATCGAAGAACCAACATGTGAACCACAATCAACATGTTCACCAAATGACTGCTTATATAAAACCTTTCATGACGATCACCACAAGAAAGCAATTTTATCTGAGCATGAAGTTGTGCTTTACAATCAGATCACCTATGATGTGATTCGTCAGATGACAATAGATGAACTGATCACAACGACCTTATATCAAATGAATAAAGTTGAACGAGGCTTCAGAAAAATCATTGCGTATTTCACCGCAGAGTATGGCACCTTATTGAAACCAAATCTCCCATCTGATTACACAGGTGCAATTTCACAACATGATGACTATAAAAACTATCTCAATCTGATTGAGCTGTCATTCAATATCAATATTAAATCTGGTATTAGATATGCATTGAATAACAATCACATCCCGGATCCATCACAGGGTGCAGATTTCAATGAATACATCGATGAGTTGGTTAATGGATTGTTCTTAGAGCACATCAGCTTTATGGATGATCGATACACATCAGAAATAGTATCGCGTGATGTTGAGCGGGAATCAGTTCTTATTGCAATGAAGACTGGGGTTCTCAATCGTTATTTGGCTGAGGTTATTGGTGCTGCAATTAAAGAGCGCAGACGAATCGAGCATAAGATTGAACGAATGCTCAGAGATATGAAACAAGAACAACAGATCATTTTATATAGCAAATTACATTCAGACATGGAAAAGATTTCAATCAATGGAACCATTGATTCGAAGGAGTCCATGGATACATTGAGAGTGAAATATAATATCAATGTAGGGGTGTAACATGAACAGACTTGTGGTCTTGAAGAAGTTTCATAGATATGCAAGGATTAACAAAGTATTATGTAATGATGAGTTGCTAACCGGTGATCGATTTGATGTTGATGGGTATGGATATTCAATAATCAGGAGAATTGATCACACGGAAACATCAACCACTGTGTGGGTTGTCAAGAAGATCGGATCAAACAAAGTTGTGGTGGTTTTCAAACCAACCAAGGAATTCACCGATCTCCTTATCGATTTGTTAGTGGCGCCGGTTACTTTTAAGTTTACAACACTACCGGATCTTCGAGTCCATGGTGGATTCAATTTAGCTTACACATCGATACGAGACCACCTGATTGATGAACTTCATCGATGCATTCATATCGGTGATCGGATAACCATGGTCGGTCACAGTCTAGGTGGTGCATTAGCAACTCTGGCTATGATTGATTGCTTGGATGAGTTTCCTGAATCAAACATCTCTGGATACACAATTGGATCACCGAGAGTGTTAACCAATAAATCAGTAAAGACTGTTAATGGGTTGTTTGATTATCTTAGTCGAGCAACGAACCCCAAAGATCCAATTGTTCGAGTTCCATTTAAAGTTATGGGATATGAGCATATCGGTGATGTGTACAACCTGGAGCCATCAACTCCATTATCGGGACCGTTCAAGTACCATCTGATTGATGCGTATATCGATATGTTTAGAAAATCTGTAGAATAAAAAGGTTGCCGTTAGGCAACCTTTTTTGTTTGATTGGTGTACACTTTGGTACCAATTTTCACCGAATTGATATCCGGATCAACCCGACTCAACAAATCCATCACATGATCTGGATCAGCGTAGAATTTATTTGAGAACTCGCTAATACCAATGTGAGATAGATCCGCAACAGCAATTCCACTGTCATCATATTTCCATATGAAAACTAAGTCGAAATGTAGGTGCAAGTTCTTATCATGCTCAATTGGGTTCTGAGTTACACCAGTCCACGAATAGACTGCACCCGGAAGAGTGATACCGATTCGAATTGGATTTGATATACGACTCAATCGACCAAGTTCAAACTGATTAGGACTTCCATACACAGGGATCTTCCGCTGTTCACCATTGACAACAACTGGAACCTGACCATAGAGATCTTCAAATAACTGGTTGGATTCATTTAATACACTTCGTATTGACATGAAATCTCCGTAGTTGATAGTTTAACATGCTTACTACAATTTATAGGAGATACACATATCTATGGTTTGATTGGCTCAGAAGTATCACCAGCAGACCCAAATGGTGCATATGAAACACCTTTCAATCCGCGGGTGATCGCAACATACAGCAAGTTGACCTCTTCATTCATATTCACACCACCTTCATTACCTGAGATGACGAGCTCATGTAAATCATTTTCTTTATAGAAATCATCAACCACAATCACGCGATCGTATTCAAGCCCTTTAGATTTATGAGTCGTGGTAAATATCACTTCAGCCTGACTTTTCCGTTCCAGGGGGAGTGCCGACTCTTTCAGTTTGAAATACATGTTCGGGACATCTTGTCTGAACTTATTCACAATCCCAACAAGCGTAGCAAGGTTAGCATCACCGGAACTCTCAATATATTCAGCCAGCTCTGTTGGGTTCTTTATGTGCTTCAACATTGGTGACATAATTTTATCACGCTTACCCATGATCAGATTATACACATCAAACAAACCAGTCCCTTCCATGAATGTGTATGAAGTTAATCCACCTTCAAAATAGATGTTTGTCGTCTTGTTGATCGTGCTGAATGCTCGATCGAGAAGACTTGCATTCTTTCGCCCGACATATGCGATATGCTTCGGTTCATCTTCATGATTACCAAACCCGCGGATTGGGTAATGATGATGTTTATCATTAAACACTTTCTTCAGATCCAGAGCTCGGTTGGCCATATCAGCAATCTCTTGATTGAAACGGAATGAAGCAGTCAATGGGAACTCAGGAAAGTCAACAATATCTAAGCTATTTATGCTACCCCTCCAACTGTAAATTTGCTGACTTGGGTCACCAAGACAAATCCTTGTAGCATCCTGATTTAGAAACACACTTACCATTGGTGCATTGGTATCTTGAAATTCATCATAGATGATATAATCATACCCTTTAAGCTCGGGATCATCCAATTGAAACTTCTTTAAGTAGAATGAGTGTGTACAGTCAAGCTTCCCTTCATCCATCATGGTATGAAGCAGATTGGCAAACCGAAACACATCAGTGCTATTCCGTGCCATGAACATATTTCTGAAGGTATTGGATGCAAAGACATCTTCAACATAACTCTTTAAAGTTAGATGAGCTGAATTATAATAATTTTCAAGCAACCCTAAACTTTGCTGAATCAATGCGAATGAATCAACCGATGGCTTCAACTTGAATCTCAGTACCAAGTCCATAAGGTTATGACTCTGTGTAACTTTATAATTATACTTAGGAATGATTCGGTTATACGCCAATGAGTGGGCAGTGACAATCTTGACATGTTTACAGCCATTCTTAGCAAACTTCATTTCAGCATCCTCTCGTGCAGATTTGTTGAATACGATATAGAGGAACTTTTTATTCGGGCGAGCCTTGGCATATTCAACTGCGGTTGAGCTTTTTCCTGAACCAGCTGTAGCTATGACTTTCAAATCACCTGAGTAATCTATGATCGCTTGCTGTTCATCTGTCAATTTCATAATAATCCTTCCGTAAAATTTACTCAAATATATCTCTGGGTGAATTTAAAAGCAATATTTGTTTTATTTTAACCCAAGATGTATATTCCATAAAACTTAAAAGGAGATACCAAATGAGTAAACCGTTTTGTAATGTTGATGAAGTTGCTGGGATTATTCCAGCACTTAAAGGTATGAAGTTCCCAACTCAAAGTCCATCCGATAGCCATACCATGGATGATGGGAAAATTGTTATCGGATTAAAGGATCATATTAGAGCACACAGCCTAATTAGCAAAGGCCCGGTACATGGAAAGTTCCAGAGAGGTATCATGGCATGGCTGCATTATGAAATGCCCCGTTACATCCATTCGGAGTTAGATACATACACCGTGGGTGTGTCACCAATTAGTAGTGAATCAACCATGTACACGCTGATGAAGCAGACTAAAATTGATTATGATGAATTTGTTGATTACTTCACCACTGGCACTGATGCCTGTGTAATCGAGTTCTATTATCGATATGCTGAGAGCATACGGGATCAGTTGGCTGTAAACCATATTGATCGTGATGTTGCTGTATGGAAACTAAAACAAGCATTACCTGAAGGTTGGATACAAGGTCGTGAAAAGGTATTCAGCTATCAAGCTCTCCGGAATCTCTACAAGTACCGTAAGAAACACAGACTCCCTGAATGGCAGCTCATCTGTGATTGTATCGAACGATTACCGTACGCCGAGGAACTTTTATTTGGTATGTCGGTTGAAAAGTTCATTGAAACTGAATGTGATCCAGTTGATGGCGATATCCGGTGGGATTCAGATGATGAGGACTTCCCATTATAAATATTAGTAAAACTTTAACATAAGGGACTTCTCATGGATGATACTAATAACAATGATATTAAACAGTTATTAGATTCTGGTGAAATTGTGGAGGATAGACCACCATCAAATAGTGATGATGTATATGTAAATATCTATCTGATCAAATCAGGTAATGGGTATGATGTGCATATTATACGGAAGCGACGTGATAAGCTTGATCATCGATGGACTAAATCGTTTGATACTATAGATGATGCGGTTAAGTATTGTGTTGAAAATGGCGCAACACAACGATTCATCGATAACCCATCTCATTATGAACCAAACCTTAACGCTGTTCAAGTATGGGCTAAAAGTCAGGATTCAATGTATAGACCTGTACTATTAGATATCGGTGAGCGGTTTGATTCGGTAAGTCAAATACCTGAGCAGTATAAAGACATAAATCATTATACGGCGTTGGATCTGTTCGCTCGACCAATTAAAAATATTATCAAGGAATCTGTCATGAAACATGCAAATATCCTATACAACATGATCAAGTGATTGTAATGTTTCGATACATGATATACAAAATTGTGGGACTGTTCAGATTATGTATTGGTATTTGTCCGAAATGTAAGAATGATAAAACGGTCAAGCGGTGTGACGTGTGTAAAGAATATCATAAGACACATGACCACAATCCAAGTATCTGGTTTTTAAAGGTTTGGTATCGGAGATACATAATGAAGTACGAGGAGGAAGAATGAAACCAATTAGATGGAACATTGTTATCGGCGCAGGATGTAAGCGGTGGTCAGACACATGCATCTGATACAAGTTCATGAGCAAGGTAGAGTGACATCGTTTACAGGTAAGTATCGACCAGATCTCCAGACTGATAAATTTCATAAGTATGAAACAAATCGCGGCGAGATTCTGGAATTTGATAAAGCTTCCATAACATATGTCACTGAACCAATATCGGTGATACCACCAGAGACTGCGGTCTTCAGTGAACATATACTGATAGATCCGATCAATGAGGAAGATGATAGTTTAATATTTGATGGGGTTAAACACCCAACAATGACTGCTGACAACTGGGGATATTTCATCACCACTGATCACGAACTCATACATGTTAATAGAAGACATTTTAAATGTTGATAACAAGTTGGCTAACAGAAATATGTTAGCCTTTCTTATAAATAGATATACAGAAGGTTACCAATTCTTTAGTTGGAGTGTGTATGATTATTTGTCATGACTGTAAACAACCATGGGATGTTGTTGGGCGAGTATATGATAGAAAGAATTCCGATAGAAAAGATTTTCGCTGCACCCGTTGTGGAAGTAAAGCCAAACCAATTGAAAGTTCCGGTCAAAATATAAAGCAGATAGTTCGAACCAAAACGGTCCTAGCTATTGGTGATACTCATGCACCATTCACACATCCACGATACCATGAATTTCTTAAAGAGATGTATGATAAATATGAATGTGATGAAGTAGTTCACCTCGGTGATGAAATCGATCACCACGCGATGTCCAGACACAAGTCAGATCCAGATGGTATGTCAGCACTGCATGAGCTTGAGAACGCTGTAGCACAGATCACCGAGCTGGCAAAGGTATTCCCTAAGATGAAACTGTGTTACGGGAACCACACGCTGATCCCTCAACGCCAAGCATTCGAACAGGGGTTAACGCAAAAGTTTGTCAAAACAAATAAAGATGTTCTTCTTGAAATGGGTGCCCCGGTGCATAACTGGGAATGGGATGATCACTGGATCATTGATGATGTGATGTACTGCCACGGAATTGGTCGTATTGCGAGAGTTCGAATGGTTCATGAGAGTAGATCAGTAGTACAAGGTCATATACACAGTAAAGCGTACATAGAATGGCTTGTGAATAAACGTCAGCGTTTGTTTGCAGTTCAGGTTGGTGCCGGCATAGATGAGACTGCATATGCTTTCGCATATGGACGTCATTTCCAATCATCGATTTTATCATGTGCGATTATCAAAGATGGAATAACACCAATCATAGAGGTTATACAGTGAGTATTAAGTTATTATTAGAAACAAGTCTGTTAGCATTTCAAATGAATCTGTTTGAAACACGTAAACATTCAGCTGAATTTTATCCATCATTAGAGCATACTTTAGAAAAGTATCGCCAAGGTAATACTGATGGGATATTTATACATTTTTCTGAAGATTTTACTGATAGCGCGAATCAGACGATTAATACAATTGGTATCAACGTTAAACAGGATTACTCAAATCCGTTTGGTGTATATGTATACCCAATCACACAATTGGCAGACTTTAAGATTAAAGCACCATTTGCATACATAATAAAATCAAACAGCGATGTTAAACATATACCAGATATAACTAAACTATCCCACGCCGAATATTCAGACTGCATAGATGTAATATTCAGTAAATTCCCCAAAAATAGATCTGGGTTATTAAATCTATTAAAGGAGTGTGAGAGTGGGTCTCGGAATAAAACACATGGTGGGGTATTATTCTATTTCATTTACATAATAGCAATGACTGTTGCAAATGGTGGAACTGAGTTTATAGATGATTATGATATCGATAAATCCGGGTTAAATGTGATGAAAGAGCCCAATACAATACAGACTCATATATGGCGCAAATGGTTAGGATATCATTACATATGCGATTATGGTGCTGGAGTGATACATCCAAATGAACCAGCACAATGCGTATTTTTCACAAAACAATCATATAAAGTTATCGACGTGGTTAAGAATATTACGGGTTCGCGTAGAGATCAAAATGTTATAAGTAATCAAATAAAGTATCCACGCACTAATAATAATGGGTTGTATTCTGGTGGCATCGATAAATTAATTGATCTAACATCAATTAATTTGAAAATTAAAGATTTTAGTGCTGATGCGATTGATGGATTAATATTGAATATAAATAATGGTTCGGCTGATATAATTGGATCGATATTATCAAAAATGTTAGCGGTTATTAATAACGTAGATCGACTAATGGCAATTAAAAATGCCAAGATTAAACTTGATATGAATCATGTAATATCAAAATTATCACCAGACTCAATAACGTCGACATCAGTGCTATTTATGAATGATGGGTATAGTATATCAAAGATGTCAGATAAACATAAGCTGCAATCACTCAAAGCTATATCGTATATATTACTTGATATTGATGGTATCGATATTGATGAAATTATCAATACATATTGTCAAATTATGGGTTCATGTGTGTATCAAATAGCAGATACTGATGGAAAGTTTGATACAGATGTAATTATAGAATTATCAAAAAAAATAAACAGCAAATCACTAACAAAAGTTATTGAGAGGTTTGTCTGGTATATGATGGATTCTGAGTTTACTGGATCTAAACATATAATAAAATTGTTACTTGATATAGAACATGGCGCCAACCAACATAATAACATGATATCAATTATTAATGAATTGTTGAATAAATACCAACACAAATTCAAATCGTGGGCTACATCAACAGCAATTAAATTCGGTGATGAGTATACGGAATCATATCTGATGAAATTGAAAAGATGGTTCAAGCTAAAGGTTTGAATGCTCCCCGGCTGAGACCTGAAGACATTGATGCTGTGATCGAATCAGCTGAGTACAGGTTGGTGCCGGCATAGATGAGACTGCATATGCTTTCGCATATGGACGTCATTTCCAATCATCGATTCAGTCATGTGCAATTATCAAAGATGGTAAAACTCCAATTATAGAGGTGATGAATTGAGTATTAGAAGATTATTAGATAGTGAACTGAGCGGAATTCTAACTGAGAATGTTTTTGGAAATTCGGCAATTGTATATCACAGAACTCCAGTCAACCCAGATAAATTTGGTAAAGGGTTTCATGCCAATGATGCTGGAAAGAGTATGGCTGCGACTGCTGGTAATGGCGTATACTTTTTTGATTCATTTAAACGTAGTTTAATCAATGAAGATTTAGGTAGATATCAAATCAAAGCTAAAATATCATTGATCGACTTTATAATATTGGATATCGATACAGCAAAGACAGTTTATGGTAATGATTATTTAGTCGTTGATCAGCTTATATCAATTGCTGATAGACATCGAGTTGATATAAATCGGATAATGAATGACAACTTCTTTATTCATATGAAAAAATATGAGATGAGCGATCGAGTTATTAAAAAGGAAGTAGTTGATTATCTATCTAAATCATTATTCAATTCTAAGATATTTCGAAAATTAGTCAATGGTATATTTGCGAACAGTTCTGAATTTGGTAAGTATGGTGTGTGTTATAATCCATCATTACTAATACCAATTTCATGGCGAGATGCTATGGCGTATAAAGAACCAAAGAAATTAAGAGATAAAATGGTAAGGGGTGGTTCATATGATAAATCAAATGCAATCAGTGGTAGTAAAGAACAGAATAGGAATGAAGTATTTGATATCATAGATAAGAACGAATCTGATTACATATCCAGAGATATTGGTAAAGTATTTGGTGATGTAATACATGATACACATAAGATTAATTTACTTAAAGGTGTAATCAAGAATGAAGATGTAAACATTGATCCAGATAAAATCGTAAGATATTTATCTGATAATATGAAAATCAATCATGACCTATTCCGATTGTTTTGTCGGGCTCTGAATATGACGACCGATGGATCGGTGGATCGGATTAATAATGCTAAAGTGTCATTACTTAGTCAGTTATTTACACATGACAATCCTGAGTTATTAACTATAGCAGAGGAAGAATTTAATGACGACCACTACAGCAAGTGGGTTAAAAATAACATAGATAATGAAAATGTCGGCTCGGCATTAAAGGCTGCATTTGGTAGAAATTGAAAAGATGGTTCAAGCTAAAGGTTTGAATGCTCCCCGGCTGAGACCTGAAGACATTGATGCTGTGATCGAATCAGCTGAGTACATTATGATGCCATCCGGTAGAACAATGGTCTGTGAGATGACACTGAAGAATGGATTCACGGTTCGTGGAGAAACAACCTGTGCCGACCCGCGGAACTTTGATGAAGAGATTGGTCGTAAGAATTCGTATGACAATGCTCGTGATCAGATCTGGATGTTTGAAGGGTATCTACTGAAGCAGCGTCTATACAAGATTCAATGTTTCGATGAGGGAACAGATCTGACATTCGGTGATGTGTTGGTCTGTATGGAATTTGGTGGTAAACTTGCTCGCCGCGGCTGGAATGGTAATGGAATCTTTATTGAACGACAGAACCCGGATGAGAATTCGAAAATGTCATCCCCGTACATTTTCATTGATACAACCGGATTGAAGTCTGATAACCCAGATGCTCCTCGTAAGCGGACTCCATGGGCTCCATCTCAGACGGATCTACTCGCAGTAGACTGGTATGTTGTTAAGTAAATTCATCGTTGTGCTCTTGATATCCCATTGAGCGCATTATATATTGAGTCTCACGGAAGTGGGGCTCAATTTCATTTAGAGAGGGGGGTTTATGACAGATACCATATGTCCGACTAACATTGAAGTGGGACATAATTCTCATGATGGTAGTAGCATGAGAGCTCGTAAAAGGGTTCATTACGAAATTATGTACACCGAATTCATAAAGGAACTGCATAAAAATTCAATTCATTTAAGTCCCATAAATGAACATGACCCAAATTTTTACATAGATAATGAAATCATAATAGCTTATTGTGGGCATGAACCCGTTGGGTTTGTGCGGTTTTACTGTTTCGATGCTGAGATCTCAACGATCAATATCAAAAATCTCTATGTTAGAGAATCGTATCGAAACCTCGGATATGCTAAATGGTTGATCGATGCTGTGGAATGTATCGGTCGATATAGCGGGTGCAAACGGGTCACCCTTGGGTCGTACCTTTCCAATACAAGTGCATTGGCATTATACAAATCTGTCGGGTTTACCGAACATTATGTGTCAATGCATAAGAAACTTGAATGAGGTATTCTTATGAAACTATGTGCTCCGGTTATCATGACACTTGCAATGGTGTCAATGTTGGCCACAAGCCCGATGGAAACAATTACCCCACATGTTGGGGGACTTGAATTATCGAAACCGAGAACAGAAGTTCAGTCAAAGTTTGATTTTGACTTAGAGGTTTACGCGGATCGAATCTCTAAACAAGAGAGTGGATTCGATGAAAAAGCAATAAGTAGATCGGGGCTGTATGTTGGTCTGTATCAGATCGGCGACTTGGCTCTAAAAGATGTTGGTGTGTACCCGGATATTTCTGTTAAGAAATTCAAGCGTGATAGATCGGTTTTCCCTAAACACAAACAGAGGGAAGTTCTATTTATGATAGCTGAGAAGAATCAACAATATCTAGGTAAAATGATACATAAGTATGAAGGTAGAGTCATTGGTGGATACAAGATTACAGAAGCTGGAATGCTTGCAGCAGCGCATCATATTGGTGCAACAGCAGTGAAGCAGTTCCTGAACAGTGATGGTCGGATTGTTAAGACTGATGGCAGTGGTGTGAAGATGACAAAATTTATTAGAGAGATGGAGGATGGCTGTGGAATTTAAAACAGTTGTTGAATGTGATACATTTGCTAAAGATACCAAAGGTGTATACATCATTAAGTGGGGTGCAAATTATTGTGCACCTTGTAAGATGTTGGATGTAGCACTCGATAAAATGTTGGCTGGTGATTCTATCCAAGGATTCACAAAGATCGATATGGATGTCAATCCGGAAGTATTAATTGAGCTTGGAGTTACATCGATCCCATATAGTCGAATGTATCTCGATGGAGAATTTAAAGGGGCATTCAATGGTGTTCTAAATGCGACTATCATTTTCGAATTGCTTCACCCAAAACCAAGAGAAGAATCGGTTACTGAGTAAAATATATTTACCATATATCATGTCCGAGATGTATATTTCATCCCGGACATTTTATTAATTATGGAGGACTGATGAGTAAGTTTTTTGGAAACCTGTTACATACAGGTAAGGTGGCTCGGGTCGTGATATCTTCGATCCCCGAAGCTGAGGTTAAGTTTATCGTAGAAGAGGATATACAGAAGGATGATCTGGATAGGCTGATGTTCTTCTTCCAGTCAATGACTGATTACACCGAATCTTCTTATGAGGGCATTCGATGGGCTAACTTTATTGAGTTTGAATCAATTCATCAACTGATGGAGTGTCACAAACAATCAAGTGCCATGGTTATGGATACATTCGTCATGGAGTCAATGACATATAATGTTGGTCTGTATCGTATGGTATCGGTTGATGATATTTGTATCCCAGTTCGAATCAATGATTCAAATCAGTTGGTTGATATTCGAGATGTTGATAAACTAATCAACGATTACGATATCACCGCGGTTTGGTGTGGACCTAATCTAGCCACAGTTAATTGTGTAAAGAAAGAAATCTGGTGAATAACTTTGGTTAGTGAGATAATGAGATCGATGTCTGGATTCATGGATGGTGCAGTCTTTTCGGATATACCATCGGTTAGGCGTAGATCGTTTAAGGTGGCAAGGAACCCGATCCATAAATCTGTGGTGATGGACTCGTGCTCCAATTATGAGATGCGGGGTAAGCGATGCTTCCCCGTTAATAATGCATGTTTAGTTTGTGGGGGGATCGATGACAAATCCAGATGATGAAGAAAAAGTTGTTCGGGAGATATGGAAACATATACCCGGATATAATAAGGATCTTCAGGTTAGTAATTTGGGTCGCTTAAGACGGAGTATGGTGGTTGATGGGAAATTAACCAATCACATTTACAAACTACAGAGAACAGTCACCGGCACGGTTGGGGTTCCAATTAACAATCCAAGAGAAGGTATTAAGAGATCATTCATTGGTATCGCAACATTGATGGTCAAAGCTTTCTTTGATCCGGATAAGGATGGTAAATGTTTATTCTATCGCGATGGTGATCGAACAAATCTCAAGCTGGATAATCTGGTCATGGATCTACCAACCATACGCAGATCGAAGAGTCTAAATGTATTTAACGAGAGATCGAAGAGCAAAGAAAAGTATATCAGGAAATATCATCGGGTATCCCGATTGACTGGTAAGAAGACGAGTCTTCGGTTTGCTGTGTCGTGTGTTCGAAACGGGAAACGATATTGGTTTGGTACAGGGCATAAAACATTACAGGCTGCCATGAAAGTGCGCGACAAAGAGATTGCTGCACTGGATTATAGATTGAGATTGGAAGCGGGGATCATCAAACGATGAATGCTAATAAGAAGGATAAACATCCGACATTCAAAGTGGTTAACCTTATAAAACATATAGGGGAACAACACTTAGTCAACACTGTATGTGAATTTGATCAAACAAATCATCGATACATATTCGGAATTGAAGGTGAGTCATTGATGGCCGTATCAACCAATACTGATTGTACGGCCGAAGAGTTGTATGATACTATCGAACATGGATTGAACCGAATGATATCTCTACGATTGGCTTCAAGTGATGATTAAGGCTATGAAGATTGCAGCAATTGCTATGATATCATTGATCGTTGGATCAATCGCGAGAAACATGAAATAATTGTTGACTCATCGATTCGCATATAATTATTTTTCAGTTAAGGTTTTATTATTTTTAAACGGGAGTGACAATATGTCAACAGTTAAAGTTAAGATTGAAGAGTATGTTGGGAAAGTCGAAAAGTTGATCGATGAAATTAAATCAGACCTTCCAAAAGTTATCGCCGGTCAACCAGCAGGTTCTAAACGATTTCGCGTTAATACATCCGAATTGTCGAAGATTACGAAGGAAGCTCGCAAGCTATCCATCCAGCATCAGAAAGAAACACGGGCTGAGATTAATGCAGCTAAACTGGCAGATAAATCAGCTAAAGCAAAGAAAGCTTAATAAACTTTCATAACAAACGATTAGGGCCATCTATTACATAGGTGGTCATTTTATTTAGGAGAGGTCATGATTGAGATCGAACGAAGATTTGAATTGAAGTCAGTATCGACTGATATAATAAATCAAGCAAGGGATCATTATAACATTAGACAGGGATACATCGAGACGGTAAGTAAGACTGCAGTTCGAGTTCGTATCACTGATAGCCAAGCATTCTTAACAATCAAGACTCCATGTCAAGGGATTGGTAAGGCTGAGTTCGAATATGAAATCCCAGTATCTGATGCTGAGGAACTGTTCACTCATTGTGAGTTCAGTATATCAAAGACTCGATACGAGATTCCATACAATGGATACTTGGTTGAGCTTGACATATTCAAAGGTGCTAACGAAGGATTGATTATTGCGGAGATTGAGTTCCCAACTGAGGCTGATGCAATGATGGCATCGATTCCTGATTGGGTTGAAGCTGGCCTTGAGGTGACCGACAATTACAATTACTCAAACATGTTCTTGGCGACATCACCAATTAAAACATGGAAGAAGTTGAAATCATGATATACACCGGCAAAAAATTAAGAATGCAATTGACTGCTATGGCTAAAGAGTATGGGGTACCCCTTGCTGATTACATGGATACATCAAGAATCCATGGAGATATCACTATAGGAGAATCAATATTCATGATTCAATTTGCAAGAAATGCTTCCAATCAATTGTGTACTATGGATAGTTATATGACTGATGATAAATTCTCATATGACTTTGATAAGAAGAATAAAGATCCAAACCAAGTATTGCCGGAGTTGGTTATCGATTGTCAGATCACTGGGGTGAGTCAGATTGATAATCTGTCTGAGCGGTTCGAAGGTATTAAATTAGTTCCATCTTCAGATATAATTACTCTATTTAAAAAGAGGGGCTCAGATGAACCCCTCCCTAGAAAATCGAAGTAATTATTTACCTGATTTTGTGCTATTTGTTTTGGTGGTCTGGGTGGCCTTTGTTACGATTGGAGCTTCTGGTTCGGTAACAACAGGCTCGTCTGTTACAACCGGAGCTTCAGTTACAACCGGTTCAGTGGTAACGACAGTCACAACTGGAGCTTCTGGTTCGGTAACAACAGGCTCGTCTGTTACAACCGGTTCGGTAACAATAACCGGAGCCGGTGTGGTGGGTGTTGGGATTAGCATCGTTGATGCGGTTGGTTTACATACTCGACCCGGGATTCGAATTGAGTTGATGTGTACCGGTTTATCCGTGGCATCAGCAGGTGAATTGAAATCTGCTGCAGTGATCATAGTAACCTCTTAGATAATAGTTAATAAACATAAAGGAGAATCAATGGCAACATTACTTTTAAGCTATACCAATATGAAAGATCCAACACCACCACAAGAACCGGTGACTAAGGGAAGCTTCTCTGATGACATGGTAAAGCTCATCGAATCTGATATCATCTCTGTAGTTATTTATAGACAGGGTAGATCATCCACACTCATTAAGTCTAATGGTGAATTAAATAGTGAGGTTTGGTGTGAGTAAATTAATGAAATCATTGCGGAATTTTTGGTATATCATCACCGGTCAAGGATCTGATGCTGTATGGAGTGATACATTTAAATCCGTGTTCGAGGTGACAGCCCTTCATAACCTCGATCCAATTCAAGTTATTCGGGATATGAATTACAGTAGCAACTACAATCTGAGCATCAAAGATTTTGAGACTCTCTGCTCCAGATTCAATGAATGGGTCGATCAAGTGGTGTATCCATATAACATATCAGCTGAGGTTGGTGCTAGTAAAAAGAGCGTAATCATTGTTATTGATGGCAAAGGAATCAAACCGAGGATTATGTTATGAGTAGTGATACAGTGTATATGATGGTTGCCTTGAGAAGAATGAAGGACAATCCGGGTATGAAGGAGATTTGCATTCGTGAGATTGCAGATCCAACCGAGGATGCAATGAATGAAGCAACCAGACGATTGGTTAAAAGAATGTCTGATGATCCGGGATTGTGGAGAATATATAGATCAGTGAATCAACGAGATCTTCATAAGGCAAAGAAGAAGTTGATGATTGAAATGATAGCGGATGATAGCCTTCTAAGCATAGGATCAAAATGGAAATCTGTTATGATGGAGCCAGCATGTAAGGTTGGTCGTGGATTATTTCTCATTGATGTGGATCATAACGAACACACGAATGCTGCAGCTAAACGATATATAGATGATGACACAAACCTTGGGTGGTTGCCTGATGGAATAACACCAACAATATATCATTGCGTACTTGATTTCCTAGAGTTCAATGGTGTTAAGATTGAGCAGATCACTCGTACAATCAATGGATGTCATTTCGTATGTCAACCATTTGATACACGAGATTTGCTGAATCGATTTAAAGGAACTGTTGAAGTTAAGAAAGATGCATTATTGTTTTTAAAAGCATGGATCGTGAAGGAGTCAGAATGAAAAAGAATTGTAGTGAGAGCGCACAGTTAAGTAATAATCTTGCGTTGGTTGACTTGGATAAATTATTTGGGAAGAGTATACCATACGTGGTAAATCAACAAGTTGTTGATGAGTTAGTTCATGTAATATCCCAGATGGTTAAAGATGGTAGAGATGTAATATTCCACACATCAAATACCAAATCAAGCCGTGAATATATAACAAGCACCATTGATGAATGGTGTGGTGATGTACTTGATAAAATTTATGTATTGGTAACAGAGCAAGACGAACCTCAATCTGTGACTGATGATCGTCGTAATGAGATGCTGAGACTGTGGAATGAAAATGGTAAAGATGTTATTCACATCTCATCGAAAATCCATTATAACAATCTAAAAGGATCGGAACCACAATGAAAAAGGAATATGTTATTGTCGATATCGATGGGACGGTATCAGTAACCGGTGACCGAGTCAAACATCTCAGTGAGACACCACCGGATTGGGATCAGTTCTATGAACGGTGTGATGAGGATGCTGCACATGAGGATATCGTTCGGCTTGTAATGATAATGCACCACGCTGGCTACAAGATTGTATTCTGCACTGGGCGTCGCGAATCAGTCAGACATAAGACGGTTCAGTGGATCTTACATACATTTGGTAGTGGATTTAACTATCATGGGCTAATGATGCGAGCTAATGATGATACACGCCATGATACGATTGTTAAACCGGAAATGATTCAGTCAAAACTAATACCATCGGTTGTTGAATTCATTCTTGAAGATCGTAATTCCATGGTTGAGAAGTGGCGCGAGCTTGGATATCGAGTGCTGCATGTTGCGGATGGTGACTTTTAATTTTGCCATTGACTCTGATTCACGCATGATTTAATTTTGATTCGAATTGTTATTTAACTATTTGTTGGAGGATTTTAATGGCCAAAGAGATTAAATTGGTTGGGGCACGAGAAGCGGCAATTGCCGGGATGAACACACTGGCTAACGCCGTAACATCAACACTTGGGCCAAAAGGTCAGCTTGTGTTACTGCCTGATGGAAGTGTGACTAAAGACGGTGTCACAGTTGCAAAGGCTGTTGAACTATCAGACCCATTTGAAAACCTTGGGGCTCGCCTTGCTAAAGAGGTCGCTTCGAAGACAGCTGATGGTGCTGGTGATGGAACTACTTCAGCTACAGCATTAGCTCAAGCTATTACAAACATTGGACTTAAGAACATAGTAGCTGGTGCATCAGCCGTTTCTATAAAGACTGGTATCAGTATAGCCGCAGCATCCACGATCAAGAACCTGAAACAGCTATCCAAACCGGTTACAACACCAGAGGAAGTCGCGCAGGTTGGAACTGTATCGGCCAATAATGACACTAAGATTGGTGATATGCTGTCAGAAGCGATGGATAAGGTTGGTATGGATGGTGTGATCACCGTTGATAAATCACGAGGAGCTGAAACCACACTTGATGTCAAGGTTGGGATCCAGATCGATCGTGGGTATTTATCGCACATGTTTATGACTGATGACCTGAAAGCTGTTGCTGAATATGAAAATGCCAAGATCATTGTAACCGATCTTGAAATTGTATCATACAATGACATCTATCCGGTGCTCGCTGCGGCGGCCAAGGAACAATCACCCATCATTATCATTGCTGATGATATCAAAGGTGAAGCACTTGAAGGAATGATTCAGAACAAATTACGAAGTGGACTTAAGGTCGTGGCTATCAAAGCACCCGAATTCGGTAATGTTCGTGAAGCTGTATTAGAGGATATTGCCATCGCAACGGGAGCTAAATTCATATCATCCAAGGCTGGGTATCAAGCAAACCATATTGTACTTGAGATGGCTGGTAAGGTTGGTCGTGCTGTTATCTCCGCTAAGTCAACAACTCTGTATAATGGTGCTGGGTCTGAGGAGAGTTTGACAGCTCGATGTGAAGTTATTAAAGCTGGTATTGAGAAATCAACCATGGGGTATGAAAAGGAAAACTATCAGCGCCGACTTGCTCGTCTTGCCGGTGGGATTGCAGTGATCCATGTTGGTGCTTCAACTGAGACTGAACTCGGAGAGAAGCTTGACCGTGTTGAGGATGCACTCCACGCAACCAGAGCTGCAGTTGAAGAGGGGATCGTTCCTGGTGGTGGGATAACATTGATTCATGCAGCGAATATGGCGCTTGATGAACTGATGGCAACACCAATCACAGATGATGTTCTCATCGGTGTTAAGACATTTGTTGATGCCTGTCATGCACCATTCAGTAAGATCGTAGCGAATTGTGGTTACAACCCCGAGGTTGTGCTTCATAAGGTTATGACAGAAGCTGAACATGGAGCAAAGATTGATTATGAGATTGGTTATAACGCAGCGACCGACACCATTCAGAACATGTATGATGCCGGGGTTATTGATCCTGTTAAGGTGACTCGTTTGATTGTTGAGAATGCGGTATCGATTACTAACATCCTCCTTAACATTAATTGTATCATTGCCGAAACTGAGGCTGCACCCGCATTCCCCGGTTACCCAATGATGTAGAAACGAGATGAACATGGAACCAACATTCAGCAACGGGAATGTGGTTCGACATGTCAAGACTGATGGTGTGTATGTAATTACAGACACACCTCGACCACAAGTCCTTCTTGAGTATTGTCGGGAGCCTTTCTATGACTACTGGGAAATTGATACAAATAACTTCTGGCTACGGCGCCAGTCCGAAATGGAAGACGGTCGATTCATTTTGATCGCCGAGACATTAGAGGACTACCGCAGCATGCATTGATTATCTTGAGGGGAACTTTATTGTTCTCCTTTTTTATAAAAACACACTCAAACACCTTGCAGAGTTAATTTCCCATAATGTAATTTGTAGTTATAATTCTTTTGAAAGGAATAAATAATGGTACCAACTCAAGACTTGACTGACATCATCAAATATCCGGATGGATATTATATGATAACGCGAGATCAATATCCTGAAGACTCAGCACTGGTATTCTTGTATACACCAAATGGATTTCCTGATGGTCGAAACGAAGAACAGACGGCCCGCCACATATCATTCAATCCAGTAGATGGTGGGGCTATCATGCCGGTTACTGATATAATAGATGGATCGACACTTAAACCCATAACTTTTATAGCAGAACCGGTATCATCTGAGTTTGTCATGACTTATCAAAATGAAATCAATTCGGTTCATCCATTGAACTCCGATCAGGTGAATGTACATAAGACTTATGAACTAGCATTGAAGCTTGTTAGTGAGCGGCATGCCAAGTATGCCTTGGTTGATCTTGTGCACTGGTTGATAATGGATAGAGCTGCAATAGCTAATGCTGGGGTGTTGGTATGAAGACTATCATTCAATTACTGGCATTGACTATATTCTTCGTAGCCATCGAAAGTCTCCAGAGAGGTAACTGCATTGAAATTTGTGATAACACCTGCTTGAAGGGAATACCAGTATGAGTCAAACTCACCGAAGCAGAAGTCGGGGTTGCTCTCCACACGGTTTCGAGATGAAAGATTCTGATGGGAAAGAATTGTTTAGCGGATCATTATAACGGTTTGGTGTTGTGCGTGAGGAACGAACGGCATCTGCAACCAACAGGTTATTGCCTGTAGTAAAAAAAAAATGAATTATGGGTCAATGGGTTATCTATGAAGATGCAATAAAAAGTGGGAATATTACGGTTGAACTGTTTACTGAGTTACTTGAGAAACATAAGTATTTGGCGAATAGATATTCGACGCTCAGTCAAAATGCAACTTGTGCATTACAGTTGCTACAAGAATCAAGATAACGCCTCGGTGGATTGCCGAGGAATGATGACAAACCAACCGAAAGGGTTATGAAATGAAATCAATTCTTATAGCAGTGCTTTTGTTTTGTACAATACAAGCACAAAATCTTGAGCCTACAGGTCAAGTTGTTTTTCTAAAGGGTACTATTTCAGAAATATCAACACAGTAGGTAGTATGGTACAAGTGTTCACATCAGATTTGGTTGGAATATTATATCTTGCTGGGTTTGTGTTATCCTTCTTCTATCTGAAAGATTTTGAGGATGTCAATAAGCATCTAAAATCCCCGTTAGGAATAATTCCACTCTTTGTTGCGTGGTATGTAGTTGTTCCTATGAATATGTTTATCAGAAAAGTGATACATCGAGATGATGTGCAAAAATGGATGAGAAGTAAGTTGAAACTATAATATAGAAGTGGTTGGTGGTACTCCGCCACACCAACTGGAGGTTGTTATGGATGTAGATCAATATAACACAGTTGATGCTGATCGTTTTAACGAGTATTTAAGTGAGAAATCTCGTTATAATCGAATTAATTTGTGTGACTTAATAATTGTGCATAACGGTAAAGGAATCAGACTTACCGATGAGCAAGTACTTTTTTATACAGAGACAGGGCTAAGTAATATCTGCATAATAGAAGACATTTTGGATAACATTGAATAACGGTGAGTTGGTGTGTTTGCGAGTAATGCGAGCACATCATCACCAAACGAAAGTGGTTATGGTATGGTTGATATGTATGAGCCTTTTTATAGATCAGTAGACATGGATCGAGTTATTTCTGAACTTCCAATGGGAACTGTTTTATGGGATGCTTTTAGGGCATCATACAATAGAGAGTATCCAAAACAAAACAGTGAGCAGAAATTTATGAAAATGTACCACTGGTTCAAAGATAATGGGTATCTGAAGGATGAATAACGACCTGTTGGTGTGGTTGAGTGGTGCGAATAGCATCACGAATGGTTTGGTTATGTTATTTTGATTTTCACAAAAATAATTATGGGTGACTGTTTAGTCAAGAAGAAAATGGAGAGGTATACTAATGGTGTATCAAATACTTGGCGAAATCTTAAATGGTAAACTTATTAGGGCTGTTCATGAATATGAGGAGATCAAAGATCCAACCACAAGTTCAATGATTAGTATTGTTCGTGACCATTGGAGTCTTCGGGTTAGTAATGATTCATTTGATCGAGTAATGGTTAATGGATCATATAAATGGATTGCATACACCATGGAAAAGAAGATGGTGTCTAAGCTTCAAACTGAGATGGATTCTCTTTTACAGAAGTCTCTAATTAAACTTCAGAGAATTGTGAATCAATCAATACATGAACTTGGTTCGACAGAATCAATCAAAGATATTGTTGAAGCTTTATCTACCACTGAAGTATCATTAAGTGTTGATAAATTATTGATGCTTCAACCTGAAGTTGAAGTTGTGACAATCATTTCAGGTGATGACCGAACTAATGAGTTTAATGAAATTGAAGATTATGATTAAGGGGTATGTTAATGTATGACAATGAACGTCAATCGATCATTTACAATATTAAAATGTTTTTTGAAGGTGACAACTACAAAGGTATCGAACCGGTGATGCCAATGCCAACGAATCAGTTTGAGATCTCGAAGTTTGCATTCAATGAAACTCGCGATACAATTGACTTGAGGGTGTTCATTGGGAACCCAGGTCCATTCATTGGACCGAAAGGTGATACAGTTCAGAAACTTCATCTGTATCTGAACATGGGTCGTCAAGGTAAGAAAGAGATTCGAATCATGATACATCAAAAGAATGTGTGGAAGATATGAGGATCCATTCAGCCAAGTCGACTCCAACTGAACTTCGGGGTGGGGTTATGTTTCCATTGGGTCGCGGAACTAACCGATTTGCTTATACTTTAGAAGTAACATTCGATAGCCAAGCCGAACTTAAGAGAGCTATCGATATGACAATGTTGGGTGAATCAGTTCGATTATATCATCCAGAGTTCAGCGAATCAGTAGAAAATCCAATTGCACCACGTGCAACTGTTACTGGTCGTGGTCCAGGAATTTCATTCACTGAATCAATTCGTCAAGAGATTAAAGTAAAGTTGAGTCCACCACCAACAATTATAAAACCGGAGAATTAAATGGGTGAGTTTATTATCAATGTATTATTTACTTGGAGTGTATGGAAAGTTGGTGTTTACATCCTATCATCATTACTAATCATCACAGCAATTGTGTCTAGTAGTGTACGAGAATGGCTTATGGCGCCAATCGAAGATGTCATAGGAATTAATTGGCTATTCACTTTAATACTAATGATTCTATCATGGACTATTATACTCGCTGTGGTGCTGGTAGTGCTGAAGTTTATATGGCCTATGATCTTACTTGCTGTTATAACAATTTGGATTCGTTATAAGAAACAAATCATCCAAGCCATTAATGAAGTTAGAGTAGATCGGAAAAATCACAATGGCTAATTGGGTTGAATCTATGACTGGTTGTATGCACTTGTTTAGTGATGGATATGGATATAATGAATGCACACATGATCAGAACCCGAATGATGAATTTGGTGGCAACTGTGAGAAGCATCGATGTCCAATACGAAGAGCATCGATCATAGCTAATCGAGCCAAGGAAGTTGATAAGCCAAAGAAAGTGATACGCCGCGGAAAAATATCATACTGATCAATCAGATGATAAACTATATTTATTTCATGGTTATGGTCTGCTCCCTGTAATCATATTGATTTTTTAAAATTAAATGAAAGGTTTCAAAGATGAAACGGATTTTTGTATTTACATTGGTGTTCCTTGCTACAATCATGTTCACCGGATGCACAGTCATCCCCGAAGGAAACAAAGCGGTTAAGTTCACGCTTGGTAAGGCGGTTGATGTTGTGGATCCCGGTCTTCAGGGGTACATCCCTGGTCTTACAAAGTTCGGGATTGTTCCAGTCACAACCGAGAAGGTCGAGGCTAAGAGTGATGCATCGAGTAAAGACCTTCAGCGTGTTTCATCCAAAGTGGTGGTCAACTACAAGCTCAACAACACCGATGAATCGTTACTGAAACTTACCCGTGAAGTTGGGATTTCAACTATTGGTGATAAGATTATTGCCCCACGGATCCAAGAATCTTTTAAAGCCGTAACTGCCAAATACTCAGCCGAAGAATTGATTCTTCGCCGGGAAGATGTGAAGTCCAATATTGAACTGCAGCTGACATCATCATTAGCAAAATATGGTATCATCCTTGAATCATTTAATATCGTTGACTTTGACTTCTCCAAAGAGTTTAATGAAGCGATTGAAGCCAAACAGACTGCAGTCCAACAGACATTGAAAGCTGAAAACGATTTGCAAAGGATTGAAGTGGAGGCAAGACAAACGATTGCTAAAGCTGAGGCTGAAGCTAAATCAATTCAGATTCAAGCACAGGCGATCAGAGAACAAGGTGGTGCTGAGTATGTGAAACTCCAAAGCATATCCCGGTGGAATGGGGTACTACCAACCACAATGACTGGCGATGTGGTTCCGTTTATCAATATAAAATAACCATCAGGTCATGTAATAAATAATAGTGGGTATCACAGTTTTGTGGTGCCCATTTTAATTAATATAGTAGGAGGAATTCATTGAATCAATACTTACGAGTCGCAACAAAGTTGATGCACAAAGACACATTTGTGTTCTTATTCAACGCAACAGAAGATGGACAGATCAGAGCAACACCATTCATCAATCGCGCGGATGTTATACCTGGGACTGGTGCAATTGAACTGGTGAATAATGGTGCTGTATTGTTTAACTTTGATGATGTCATTAAGTTATCTGAGCGTCGTGTATGTGGTCAATCAATTATAGAATCAGTATTGATTCATGATTCACCAATGATTCAATCAACATTTGATTGGGATATAAATCTATGTGAAGCAACCGGTCGCAACCTATTCATTCATGAATATGACTTCATGACTATTGATGAATATTACCGGAGTAATAAATCAATGATAGACTTTCATTCGGAAGTCAGACTGTTATCAACTTCTACTAATAAAAAGGGGTACACATGAGTTTATCTAGACTTGTGCGCACAGTTAGAATTATGTGGATCTGTAAGGTCAGCTTTACATATGAGAACTTCAAATCGATCTATGGTGGATTATAAAACAATGGCTGGTGAAAATTTCACCAGCCATTTTTATTTCAATCTATTTTGATGAACACATGATAGACTAAGGAACCAACCACACATTTATCCAACAACGTTTGTTTGGTACACCAAGTTGGTAGATCAATCCCAGCCCAAGCGATAACTATACTATGCTTCTGTTTGATATGTTCATCGGTATTCACCACAACCCACACATTCAAACGCTCAGTATAAAGTTCACATGACAATATATCAGCGCCCTCTGGTAGATCCAATTCTAATTTCAATATTCCATTATATCGAATATCTGGTAAGTCGATCGGATATTTATATACTCGATTCATTTCTTTCCACCGAAGAATAATTTAAGCCCGTGGATTGGTTGTTTAAACTCGGTCATGATGTAAGAATAAATTCCTTTAACTGACTTAGCTATTATAATCACGGTGAATACTGGTAGAGAGAACAATATGATGTGTCTTCTCTTAGCTTCGGCACACTCAGCATACCAATGAAAGAATAAGAAAAACACTGACAGCTGAAGTGCTGCAAGTAGAATCAATAAAACCCATAAGTCATTCGTGTCATTCATCTGTCGATCCTTTAAAAATAAGTTTACTTCCATAGACAACCCCTAATGGTTTAGCCATTGGTCCTGGTTGATTGACCAGAGCTCTGGTATAACTATTATCCGGTGCTCCATATCTTTTCGCTGGTTGAATTGGTTGGGTACCATCATCTTTGAGGCCAGTATTAGCATCAACATAGATTTGTCGATGGATCATATACTGATCTGAGTTCGGCCACCGAGTCAACCAATACTCACCATAGTTAATTGAATATCCGAATGAACCATTACTACCCATGGAACTATCAAACACATGACCACTAGTTTTAAATACCGCGAGTCGATGATGTTGTTTGGCTTCGGCTTTAAGTTTAATCTCGATTGCCATGATGTCGTCATATGATAATTCAGGTACATCTTCATCCGCGATGTAGAATTTCCGTGGAACGCTCATGAGAGCCGCAATCATCACACCTTTACAATCAGAGCAGTACACCCCATCATTGTTCTTAACCCTGATACCACCCGACAAATAGAATGTATACTCAACTCCACAGTGGGAGCATCTTCTCTTTTCAACTTTCATTTTACTTCTCCAGCGAAAGATTTCAGTTTGGTCTTGATCGATTCCCACATTGAATCTGATGTTGTAACGAACTCATTTAATTTGGAATCCATCAATTGATCGTATTCAGCCAACTGGATTTCATGATCTGTAATCAATCTTCGTCTAACTAACTTCATGCTATCATATTCATCAGCATTCTTACCACCAACATTGCGAACAATAAACTCTTTCAACTGTCGTTTGACATCTTTAGATTGTCCCGACTCCACCAACAGTTCACGCGCCTTATCGACAGTCAATGCAACGAAATGGTCATCACCACGACCAGCCAGGCAGTCGGCTTTATGATAGAACAATTCGCATGCATCACATTCACCTCTACAGTTTGTCATAATATCCCCTAAAATAAAATTGGATCACCGGTTAGATGATCCAATATACACTCAAACATATCCCAGAGTCAATATATTTTTCTATGGGGTTCCATCTAAGCCTTTATTTAAGTCATGAATTCGGTCATGAAGTATGTTGACATACCGAGCAACTGATTTATAAACGATGATATTGACATCATCACCAAACTCATTGTTTTCTGAATCCCAAATGATGTCATCACCATAAGTAATAGCACAACTAAATCCATTGTCTTTTAATTCAAGAACTCGATCAGCGCCATCCCTCAATGAGTAGTTGAATCCAACTACAGCATCTCTGAGTTTGGTGTTGAAGTCTTTGATGGATTGGCCCATTTCAATTGAAGCCTTAAACCATTCAACCACCCGATCGTTATCAAATTCACGACCAGTTTCATTTACAAACTCATAAGCCCATACGACTGGGTTAGCTAATCCCATAGTCATTTCTGGTATAGATTTGTATCCTGCATCATTCAATAGCTCATCCGATTCAACGATATTGAATAGAAGCTTTGGTTGTGGGCCACCATAAATGAACGCATGAAACTCAGCAGCCCATATTGGGTTGTAACTATCAGCACTCACGATATCCGGCACATTATATACAGGACATCTGGAACATAAACAACCTTGATACCATGACTCAAGCTTACCCTGACAACCAACCGGGCATGTTGTGGGGAACTCAAGATTAGCTATTTGCATCATCAACCCCGTCTTCCCCCATGATGATTTCATAAGTCACCTTGTTGCGTTTGATCTTACGGCGAAGGAAGTATGCAAGTTCACCATCAAGTCTACCGTCGATACCCTTCTCACAGTCAAGAATAACTGTGTAGAGGAAGTCATCGTTCAGTTCATCATACTTACGAACAACTGTTGACTTAGACACAAACGCTTTGAATGGGATACTCATTTCAGTTCCCTTAACCTCTTCACCATCCAATGATATGAAAGGGTCCATTCGACCAATGAAGTTGATGTCCATTCGATATCCATGAGGAAGAACAAACCGATTGGCACCAACAACATCAACCGCAGCACTAAACGAGACTTTAGATCTGCTATCAAAGTCCAACCCACAAATCAATTCAGTGAGCTCATCAAGATCCAGATCAATGAACTTGAACTTGATTGAAACCTTCTGATCAATACCAGTCGACACCGGCATCGTTTTCATTGCATCAATCGTACATTTTTTAAAACAAACACTCATCCTAAACCTCCAATAAAATAAAACAAACGAATCTAAATACCTGTACATTTGTACGGTGTACTTGTCTTAATTAAACATGCTGTACATTTATACAGTATGTGATGTCGAGTTCGACTTGGTATCATTCTTCCATAGCTTGACTGGGTCACTGTCATATCACATCGATGACCATTGTCAACCAGTTTAGTATTACAGATATAACATCGATTACTCATCTTCTTGCTCTGGGTATGAACATGTATCACATCCACACAATTCACCATCTGAATCAAACTCAAGCCAACCACCACATCGAGGACACTGAACACTTCTATCATCCATTAGTCAACAACCTTTGTTAACGGTTTCCCGATACACTTTGGTGTTCCTCGAAGATCGAAATATTCTGCTTCATGAAGGTATACCAACTCATCAAAGCAATACCAATCACGGCCATCATACATTTTATTGTTACATAAAATAGGATTACTGAACCATGAATCTGGATTATCCTGTGTAGATTTATCACAAAACCATGATAGATGATTGTGAACAAGTTTGGTGATATCCCCGATATCCATAGGGAATTCATCATGAAGCTCCTCGGCGTACGACCCTTGAGATACAACCCAATGTCCATAACGAGGACCAAGCTTATCAATTTCCCGATAAGTGTAAAGCACAACCCCATGGTCATTATAGAACACAGTTGCGGGTTTCATGGGCTGCGTTGAATTATAAGCATCACGAACAAGCATGGTGCGTGGGTAGGTGAGTTGTGCAACTTGAGCCTCTTCGAAACTCATTCCCCTAGAAAGGAAATCGGGGAAGCTCACAGTCCCTTTGGATGGGCATGCAACACATGGTATGAATCCACTATTGAATGAATCCCATTCTATTGAGGTCCCACCAACCTTATTCACCCACCGAGTCAATTCGGTGTATTGCTCCATTGTTGTGATTCGAACTCCCAGACATTTGGATGGATCCAGTAGATCCATAGAAAACTGTTTCATTTAAAACTCCCCATGAATAATATCATCAATAATTCCCATCACCACGAAACACATCAAGACAACCAGAATGACACATACAAACCAGAGAGCTATCAGTAAAATTAACCACACACCAACCTCCTTAAAATAAAATGGATCACCGGTTAGATGATCCAATATACATTCAGGAATATGTGAGAGTCAATTATTTTTCTGGAATCCAATCGACATAACCATCACCGCATGTATTAACTTCATACCCTTCGATTTGATCACAGATGTCATGCTGGTTGTGGCCACATGTATTGCAGTGACATATCAGCAGTTTGTTGAACTCACCAACAGTTTGGAGATCGCTGGTATATGAACTATCAATTGAGTTAACATAAACAATATCATCAACGATGAATCCACGAATAGCCATATTGATGCCCGCTAAACCTTGAGTCACCAAACAATCTAATGTTTTACCACCATCGGTTTGTAATGGTTCGATGACGATCTCAGCATGAGTTTCCCTCCATTTAAGATCGATAACCTTGAAGCTGCTGTAACGCAGATTAGGATCAATACCGGGTATACTGAATCCACCGACCGATACAACATCATGAGCGTTGAACGCATCAATCGCAGCCTTGGTTGATACTGGATCAAACACATGACCATTATTATTTGGAATATTGGATGACATACACTTAGCATAAAATTTCATTTCAATTTTCTCCATTTAGTTTTAAAGGCATCAATAAAGAAGTTCAATGGTATCAAATCCATAAGAAGTTTCTTCCGGCTGGAGTAATCATCGTCAATAAAATATATAACTACAATAATCAACTGAATTATATAAACTGTAATTAGACATGTCAATATCAAACTAATCAATATCATCTTTCCACCCTTCATCAACCGGAACATCAACCGACTTTAACTGTGATATGATCAGTAACTTGGTTTCCTCGGACACCGATTCATACCACAGGAATTCATTCAACATACCAGCAACAGCACGGAGTTTATCTATCTGTGTTTGTATTTCATTTTCCATGCATCATCTCCCATTATTTCCTCCAATAGGTACATATGAACTACACGAGTCATACTCTGGGTTAATATTACATTTGAGTGGCTTATTGATATCATTGCCATACTCCGGTGGAGCCCATCTTATACAAGTACCACACTTGGTACCAACAGATGAGGTACTGTAACCAAAGTTCTCCATCCCATAACGAAGGCGGTCTATCATTGATCCCGGATACCTAGCTTCAAGAACTTCATCTGATGGTTTCCGAGTCTCACCACAATGTGAACACTCTTCCTTTGCCATCCAGGAGGGATAGCAATCTTGAATCTTCCATTCATGATCAGACTCGTCGTTCAAACATGGAGCTGGGTAGGATTGATATGACAAAATGATTGTGGTTGTGAATGTAAACACCTTGTCACATTCCGGACACTCTTGATGATGAAGAACTCCTTCATCGACCCCAAATCCTCCATCATTACAGATATCAAACTCAACCCCACAATAGGGGCATGTTACATCTCTACTCACGAATTAGCCTCCACTCTGTTGCAGTGTCACCTTTCTGACCAATAACCAGTACCGGCTCATAGAACTTATAAGTATTACCTTCACCATCACACCACACAATCTTCATCTTCGTGCTATCTGGTCGAGTCACGATCATTCCATTCACCGACATCGGTACAGGACCCCACGCACATCCAGCCAACACCAGCAACAACCCCACACCAATAATCATTTTATTCATGAAACGATCCTCACATGATCAACACCATTAAACATTACATCAGTGATCCAACTACACTCATGCTCACCATATTCCAACACCATTACTAGATCTTTACCGGGATGACTCAGACGAATCCGACAAAGATCCAAAACCAACCGAGCATCATGCTCATTTTCAACTCTTTCATCTTTTTTCGGTTCAATCGATTCTGATATCGATTCGATTGAATCATCAGACGATCACCCATTGACAACAACTTCTTCTTCATTTCATCTCCAATTTAAAGGTTGGATCATTAACAATCTCTCTAACATCAAACGGTCGGTCATTCGGGCCAACTAAATACTTCATCTGAAAATTTCATTTATCAACCTCGATTGCATATTCCCAATTCTCAACACCACCAGTCAGAGACACAGTCTGGTATTGACGATTGAAGTTTGATACGACAGATTTGATATGGCCAGGCTTATCTGATCGATGACTCACCATCATCTTCTTAGGATAAACATTCACTGGCTCACTAACAACATCAGCGAACTTTACAATAACATTACCGGAACTAAACCCATATGTACCAGCTGACACATTAATGAATTGTCCAAACTGTTCATCATCATGAGATTTAGTGAATGACTCACCATCAACCCAAGTCTTGCCATATGAATGAGCCCACAACCGAAGTGCATTAGACTCACCAATATTAGCACAATAAACCACTCGACCGTCAGTCAATAACTGAGTATCGATATTCATAATCGATGGATGCTTTACTTGACCAACCAAGTAACTCAATCCATCAACCATCAAGCCTTTCCCATGCCCATTAGCAGCAACCAACTCATCAAAGGTTATGCCACATAGATCGCACATCATATGAACATACTTAGCCTTCGCGGTGTTTGGTGATTCGACAATCTTGCGACAGATATCTTCATCAAATTCGATAAATGACACTGCTGCACTATTCAGTTTGAACCCATGATCATTACACATTTGCCGCATATCTGTGATGGTCCAACCATGTAAAGCTCTCAACGATCTCAATATAACATTCATTTCCCCACCTTTATTGTATCACCAATGACATAGCGACCCTTCACCCCAAGGTGCTTACCCGTGACCATAACTGTTAGCTCATTGCTTGACATCGTCACTAAGTACCAACAACTATCACGGCTGTCTTCATATCCAAGAATTGAATGAACCACACCATCTTTCAACTCCGTCTCAACTACACAAGAGCTCAGCAACAGAGCCAACCCAATTAACCATTTCATTCTTGACCTCTTTGTTCAAAATTTATTCGCACCAGTTTAGCCCAAGGCCTCTCAAGGTCCCGAGCAACACTAGATCCAAAATCCATAACCTCTAGATTATTTCTCTTCTTGTACACCTGAGAGGTTAGCTCATTCCTTATCATGAGCTCATACTTCTCATGGCCATAGTTGGTGGCAAACAACACGATCAGACTCTCTCTATCATCCAAGAGGTTCTGAATTGCTCTGGAGTGGGACAAGAACTCACTATCGTTATTGTCGGCCACACCACCAAAGTCTGTCAAGTAAATGTCCATGCGCTCATGCTTTGCTTGGAATGGACTGATATTTCTCTTGAAGGTGATATCACCTTTGAAGACCGACAGGAACCGTGAGATCAGTTCCTCAACATCATTCTCTTGGGTTGATTGACTCCAAGAGTACTTGTCAGCATAGACACCCACAGTCACGGGGATTAGCTCTGCTCGTTCGTCAACAATGATTGGTTCAACCAAAGAGGGCTCTGAGGGCTTAGACTCAAGGCTTGACTTCAGCTCTTCAAGGACAGCCCTGAGATCTTCAACAGACATGTTTGAATAATCAGTTGCACTCATGACTCACCCCTAAACTTCTTGATCTCAGAAATCAATCTAGCCTTATCCTTAGACTCTTCCTCAAGCTCAGCCCGTCTCTTGATCATGTCAGCAACTTCCGGGTTAGACCACAACTGTTCAAAGACAGCTTGAACTCCCGAGTTGAACGCCTCATCAAGATTCATGTCAGCGGATATGTTATTAATTCCATGGAAGTAAATCTTATAAGTTAACTCAGATCCTAGTCTGAATCCATTACATATAGGCAGATTCTTTTCTTTAGCTTCTTCTTCGTCGATCCAGAACTTCTCTCCAAAGCTAGACAACGACTGCCCTGACCGTTTAGTAATCGTTACCGGTATAGAGATCGTGGTATGTATACTGATTGATTCTTCCTTTATTCTCATGACATATCTCCGTTCTTACAAACAGGGGGTGCGATTCCCAGATGTGACCTAGGTGATCCCCTCCATAAGCTTTCTGTTCTTCCCTTGATTTGACTGGATTCTTCGATCCACCAACAAAGAACCCTTTTGAATATCCATCCTCCTCGTCAGCATCCCACATGTACCAACCGAAGATTGTCATTGCATAGCTCTTATTTGTGAGATCAGCTCTTCAGTCGTGAACCAAGCATCACCATCACGAGCAGTATATGATCCACACCAACACATGGTGTTATAATCATGCGATGTCACTGGGACAGCAAACCCAACCAAATCCAAACCATCACAAGTCTTGAATGCAGGATTCAACCCAGATCGAACTCGATCATTCCACCAACGATTGATCATTGAACCAATCTCTTTGGTAGACAGCGCAGCAGGTTTTGATTGTCGTTCAACGAATGTCCAGATGTTCATCATGTATCTTTGGCCATTGACATACTCATCTTTCACATATGAACCGGTCACCGTGATATACTTACCATTCAGCACCCCAATCAATGGAACGGGCTCATCAATCAACCCCCCGGTGTTTGAGATGGGACATACCAGTTCACCAACTCGATATCCATCAGGAACCGTTAATGGGTGAATGGATGCTACTTGACATATCATATGACCACCATGATGATAGACAAGGTATGGAGCATCATCAGTGTCAGCAATCCCACAAAACAAACCAACCTCATCACCATTTGCATCACTCCACCAAACCGGATCCAAATAGTTAAAGCTCTCAACTATCACTGTTCTTCTCATCTTTTCTCCTCCATGTTTTCTATTTCGATTGCCACTTGATGACAATGATCAATGTCGCATAGGAATTGCTAGAGCCCATATAAGACAATGACCCAATCTCAATCTCTCTGTATTTTCTCTGATACTCCTGCAACTGATGAGAGATCTCTGAGATCTTCCCATTGAGAAACACCACTTGGTCTTTAGGGGTTACAACCTGAGCATGCAGCACACAAACCAACAACAAGATTATCAGTTTAGTTTTCATCAATGTACTCCACACTCTTAATGGTACATGACATTCGCCGGTGATCAACACCAACTTCACCAGACAAGATCTTCTGCTTCATGTCCTCCACAAACTGAATTGTATCAGCAGTCCCATTAGGCATATCATAGCCATCTTCAGCACTGATAACATAAGTCTCATCCCAAACCCGACGGACTTCAACAATCATTTTCCTCAACATAACCAACCTCCAATAAAAGTTTATGAACACAATATAACTCCAAACATATGTGAGAGTAAATAATTATTTGTAATTAATTGATAGATCATGACTGATATTAAAATATTATGTAAACTAAATGAAGAATGTGGTATGGGTATGTAGTAGATGTAATCGAGTGAGTCATAGAAGAAATATCAATAGAATCCACTGTACAAGACACTGTACAAGAAATGTACACAGTATAGGCAAGAAATGTACATGATATGAAAAGATGGGTAAATGGGCGCGTGCGATATTGTATACAGTGTTTAATATAATTGCATCAGCCCGAATGTAAAAGAACATGAAAGAATATAATTGCATCAGCCCGAATGTAAAAGAACACCCTTGTGAGAGCCTGAATGTAAAAGAACATGAAAGAATATAATTGCATCAGCCCGAATGTAAAAGAACACCCTTGTGAGAGCCCGACTAAGACCCCACATAAATCATTATCAAAAATAGATTTGAAATAGGTAATATTTTTTCACATAGTATTTATGTAAGAAGTTTAAAACCTTACAGAAAAAAGAAAATACAAGCCAATACAACTTGTATATTCGAAGTATCCCGTTCTAAGTTGGTTCAAACCCTTAGGGCTATTCACAGGTCGTGAGATCGTAACAATGAATAGCTAACTCGGAAACGGAACTCCTATTCCAAGGAACTGAAACACGGTCGAGCTGTTTATAACGAACAGCCCGACTACTCTGCATTAGGGTGAACTACAAGTGAGTGGTTCGCCCTTTTTGCATTGGTGCCAGTTCAAGCTTTCAACTTAATGAATGCTTGATGAGCACCAACCATTCAAGCAAGTCCTATATGGTGGTAACGCCCCACCTGATAACTTGCCCGACATAGCTCATGTTTTAAAACTCAATACCTTAGGAGGGTATTATGGCTACTTATAACAAAATTAAAAGCACACAGAACAAGTTTTCAACGCTCGCTGGCAACTATGCTGGTGGGGCGGATGAGTTGACACGGATGAACACAGCATCCATTGACAAGGCGGAAGCGGCTGCCCGCGAAGGTCAATCCAAAGCTAACCTCATTACAGGGGGCTTTGAAACGGAACTGGAACGCTTTATCGCATCTGGGATTAAGTTCGGTCTCCGCCTCCCCCGCAAAGGGGAGAAAGGATTGGTGGAAACAACTGACCCAAAGGATCTGCGTGAGGTATTTAAAGCGTTCGTGAGAACTGGAGCTCACAAAAAGGTACTGGAGAATATAGTTGACGCCAATGATGCATTGAATCGGAAGATAAACCATTCTTTGGTTATCGACTCACTACAAAGTGGGCGGATGAACAAAGAGCTGAACAAGGAAGTCAACAAAATTAAATCGGGTATCGCCAAACAACTTCACGGCGAACAGACCGTCAAAAATGCTGGCGATATCGCCCGCATCAACGAACTGACAAGTGAAATGAAAAAGTTAAATAACCAATCGGCGAAGCTTGAGTTCCAAATGGAACTCACAAGCGAAGCATTAGAACTGTTATTCGGTAAAGCTAAATAAGCTTTACCTTAAAGCTCCCTGATAAGATCGGGGAGCTTTTCGTTCAACCCCTTCAGGGGCTCGGGACATGGGACCTCAATCCCTAACCCGAGCCCCGACTACGGATTGAACAATCCGAGTGTGACTCGGTATATGAACACTAGGGTCTGGTGACCGCGGATTTGGCTCTTAACACGAGCCATCCGCACTGTTGCCCATCAATAGTTATATACCGTGTATGGTGCAGGAGAAAGTTCTGCACCTTTTTTTTTATTATTAGGTGTCGCCATACCCAATGTCGGGATGGCACTTCAAAGGAGGACACCATGGATTTTCTTACTTTTATCTCAAACGAAGTGTCTACTGCTACCGAAAATATGAAATTGTTCCTGAAACCGTTCATCGAAACAAACGGGGCCAATTGGCATGAAGTGATGGAGTATGTGCAGGGGGAACTCCACACAAGCAGTGAGTGGGAGCACATGCTCTTGCTCACTGCGGTGAGTAACACAATCGGGTTCGGACCCGATCCACTAAATATCCAAAATACATACCCCAGATTTTCAATCAAAGAAACCCAAATAGGCTTTTTCGTCGTAGAAGGCGACGAATTCAATAAGGACAGTAGTGATGTAAATGAGGTGCCTCATCATTGCGGCACCTCGAAACTCACAGCGTTCAATCGCCATGTAAGAGCCATCGAGGTGGCTCTCAAACAGTGGGAGGCAGCCACCACCCCAGTAAAACCAACAGAACAAGCTCACCCAGTAGAGCTCCCAGTTGTTCGTATTGTCAGATTCCCATATTGGGAACTGACATGCATAAACCCACGGAATTCATCCGATGGGTTTAAAATGGCAACTAAAGCCTACGGGCTGACACTGTCAACAGACTCGTGGTTGGATAGCATCAACATCGAGGGTGGTGAAATATCCCCCGAATCGGTAGATGAAATCCATGTTGGATCTGATATCTACTACTGGCACCGTGTATACGGATGCTGGACCACCGACACTGAATACTTCGAGGACTAAGATCCTCAACTTTTCCGAGGAGCCATGACAGCCCAACTTGTTGTCAGGCATTTTTATTAATAAGGTGTACGCCATAGCCTAAGGTGGGCATGGCACTTCAAAGGAGGACACCATGAAAATTACAGCAAAAACAGCAACAGTATCAGTCACCACATCAATGATTGTATTCAACGAAGTTAATCATACAGGTGTGTTGTCAGTCATTGACTACAACAACGACCGGTATCAGTTTGGATCTGAGGATGATGAGTGGAGTTTGTTTTGTGAGGATGAAGAAAATTCCGACTCAAGAATCTCCTTCTGTAATAAGAAGAAAACAATCTATGGCTCCGTAGGGAACCATCAATGGGACGCTTCAAGCTGGTTCGTCATCGACGGGCAGGCATGGGTAATAAGACCCATGTCTGCCATTAATGGTACAGTGATGGGTATGGAAGAAGGATTGTTATTATTAATGGATGTTACTGGTGAAGGGGCGTGGAATTCCCTGCGGTGCAATGACACCGTAGAGATAGATTTGTCAACCGCTAAGGTTGACAGCTCAATGTTTAAAGGGAGTTGGGAATTATATTCCCAACTACGGGAAGAGTTCTTCCAAGAATTCAAGTCTTCCCATCCGTTTGGGTGGGATGGCGAAGAGTTCTCAAAGAACTTAAAATTATTCTTCGCTTCACATTTCGGATAGTCTAACCATCTACCGCGACCCTGTGCGGTATACAAATGTCAAGGGATTATCTATTGAGCTCACCCAATTAGTGAGCCAATATAGGTAATCGGGTTATAGGACCTCAACCCATCGTAAGTGGTTGATAAATTCTATACACCCCCGATAAAACGCCATACAACCGCCTAAGCCGATAGGGGCGGGATAACAAATCCCTATCATGAACTATTTCTATTAATGGGCTAAGACAGCCCGTAAACAAAAGGGGGATCCTATGGGATCAACTTTCAAAACTTCTAATTGGATGGCATATGCTATCCTAGTAACAATTCTCATCACCCTGTTGAGCTGTTCAGTATCAGCACAACCTGTATCTGTAGAGGGTGACGAGCTCACCTTTGACGGAGGAGAAATTGTAGAAGTAATCAAGGATGCAGGGAAGGCTGCATCCGATAAAGCTGCCGAGGCGAAAGCTTATGCTGAGAGCCCTGAGGGTAAGGCGAAAGCCAAGGCTAATAAGGCGAAAGCAAAGGATGTTCTTGACACAACCGGTGAAGCTCTTAAGGGCTTCACCAACTTTGTAGCCGGCGGGGTAGCTGATGCAGCCCACTGGGTTGAAAAGAAAACCAAATAAACTGATTTAGGGCTCGGATGGGACTTGAAACTCCAACCGCCGAGCCCAACTATGAGTTTATTGTTACAAAATTCACAATAACAATGAACTTTATCCCTATAGGGATTAAGTTGTGAGTCTGTGTATAGTTATTGTGAAATTATTCTCATTAAAGCCTTAGGAGGCAATTATGACATGGGACGAACAAACTGAATCTCTTCAGGAGTATCTATCTTCTGAAGAGTGCCAAAGAGATGAAGAAGAGTTCGCAGCTTGGAATGATATGCAGATGGAAGCCATCGCATTGATCAGTGCATGTGGCTGTAAAGAGTATGCATTTAAGTATGCAGCAATCACCGGAATGTTTGAGCTGGCGTCAGTCATAGCAAATATGGCTGGACTGTCAACTGACCCCCAGTTCATTGAGTCATGCTCAAACAATGCAATTAGATATGGTGTGTGTGATAATGATTCAGTCGAGGCGTGGTGCCAAGACATTTTCATAGCCTAAGGAGGCCAATATGTCTTTACCAGTAGCAGCTCTTGTGATCACACTGATTGTGACCAAGGGTAAAATCGTACCAGCGGTAGTTGCGGCAGTGCTGACTGCCATTGTATTTTAAGAAAGGAGTGCACATGAGAATCTTTATATTATCTGCTATCGTTGGATATGTCATGGGTCAGTTGATCCGTGGATATTTAAATATTATGTAAACTTAACAAAAGGAGTATACATGAGTGGATCTGTACGAATCATTGTAGGGCTGTTAGGGCTCTACCTTTTAACCGGTGCCACTAATGAGTGGACACCATTACTTAGCTTCTTGACTGGAGCTATATTCGTTTCAGGGCTGATGGCTCTGAGAAAGGAGTGGTGATATGTTTGGAAGATCAAACCCCTTCCTTGACTTGTTCGGCATGATTCACCAGAACACAGGAATGCCAAACCCGGATCTATTCCCGGGCTATGACATCAAAGATGTTCGGGAGATTTTGCTGAAGCAGTCAAAGCTCAGCTCAGCAGCACGGAAATCAATTCTGTCTCGGTTCAATAGAACCATGGTGCCAACTGCAATTCAAAATGATTGCATCCACTGCAAGAGTCATATCGATGTCAATGGCATCGAATACCCTTGGGCTTGCTCAAAGCTTGGTAGATGCAAGAAAAACTGTGAATATTACCGGTCTACTGAGGATAACCTACAGCAAGACCAAAATTGATTAATGGTTTATCAACTTTCCCCTAGAGGAAAGTGTCCTCGGGCTGTATTGAATAACTTGATGCAGCCCTTTTAATAATAACAACTTAGGAGGTTGTGATGAAAAGTGTAATTTGTGTACTGCTAGTTGCAGTAAGCGTATTCTCCCTTGAATTCAAACGGGGAGTTCAGTTGCCACCGGTTGATGGATCGGTGTTCAATGGATCAGTTTGGGTTCAGAAATGAAAGAGCTGTTAACATCATTATCGGAAGAGCTCAACCATTTCATCACCAATCTGTTTAACCTATATCGGTAGGAGGAGCTCTATGGCTCGCAAGGTAATTAAAGATTCGTTGGTTCATAATGTGTGGATCCCTAACTGTGGGTGCATCGTGGAGCCAGCTGATGTCACACCCGATTACTATCAGGAGAACGGAACTCCGACATGCCCGGAGTGTGGTAGTGATTTCGAATACTCCCATACGGAGATTGAGCTGTGAAACAATGAATTCCTAAACTCAGGGGATTAAGTCTGAGTGTTTTTATAACTCCTAAGTGGGGAGGAAAGCATGGAAACAATCTATGCTATGTTGATGGAGAGAGCTCGTGCTAAGCATGGGGCTATTCTCCCTGTTGATGGCGATTCATTCGCCTCTGGTTATCAATTAGATGAGGGGATCGCTCAGTTCTGGTTTAACACACCAGACCGCTCAACTCATCTAATTTCTCTTAAATTGTCGGGGGTTGCTATATGAGCTCTCAACAATTACAACTCACCGATTCAGAGCGCCAGTCATCTTGTATAAAGGTTCTGGCATTACGATTCGATTGCAGCTTTGAAGAGGCTGCAGCTATCTGGGTAACTGAAGGTCACGCAGAAGCGTACCGAGCAGCTTTCCCATTCCATTAACATTTTTCCAGCTCCGGTGGGACTTGAAACTCCAACGCCGGGGCAGTCTTGGGGTCATATGAGCAACTACAGAGAAGAAACATTTGAAATTCTAGCAGAAGGTGATGCGATCAAGATGTACAATGTAACCAAGCCAAAACCAATAACGGTTGATGAGTTCTTTGAACAGTACAAACCGGTGATCAACCATCTCGATGACAATGCATCCTTTGATGGATACATGTTCGAGACATTTGGTGAAGAAGAAGCATTCGTTTGCACCAAGTCCCCTGAATTCATTGGTACCTATTGCGATGGTGATAACGGCACATACATTGTGTCTGGTTACCACTTGGTTAACCGGATTGGTTACTTCATCACAGAGCTCCCAATCCCAGAGGATCTTTGTGTGACAGTCAGTCTTGATTCAGATGAATGCTGTGTTGATGAACCAGTCGATCCAGTCGTAACTCCAGAAACTGTCATCCAGCAACTGTCGGACATGTTCATCAGTTTGCGGATCCGAGAGGAACATGTGAAGAGTATCTGCTATGCAATTAGTAGACACTACTGGAGCGGTACAGCAATGAGTGCCATCATTGAAAGTTCTAAAGTCAAGGAGATCCAGAGATTGGGTGACACACCGATGTGGGTTGTGTTCTGGACAACCACCATCCCGTCAGAGATCGATGAATATAAAGTGGTTCCTTCTGAACAAGAAGCAATCAAACTGTACTGATGGAGGTCAGCCATGCTAAGATCAACTTGGAATAGAATTGCAACCTACATATGCATAGCGATCATATTGATCGTTATTGCATTGTCGCTTTAAAAAAGGAGTCCTAAGATGGATGCTAACAAAAGAAGGGCTCATATCAATGGGCTCGTAAAGAAAACTGTTCTGTCAATCTACAATCAGGGTGATGTGTGCTTTCAAGAGCTCTGTGAATCGTTACCATTGAGTGAGATTCCGAACATCACTGATGAGATCACTGTGATGGATCTGGTTCGGATCTATGCAGAGCTCTCTAATGAAATTGATGGTGATCAAGTGATTCGGGTCAATCTTGATCATGATGTATGTGAAAACTTGTCAAGCGAACAGGTTGTGAAAATCATTAGCACAGGAGGATTAAATGGCTAAATATCGTGTAGAACAAACTGCATTCAGAGCCGACCGTGGGGAATGGTCTGTGATTCAATTCTTCCCGGCAACCACTGCGGGTGTTATCGAATGGATGCGCATTGGTGGCATTCAGATTGGTGCTACAGAATTTGATGTTCTGTCAAAATATGACGATCTTGAAGGGTCGGTGTCATTCTGTGCTACAATCCTCAGAGACTATGGTTGTATTGGTCGCACAAAGATGTTCGACAAACACATGGTGTCGGTGGATAAACTGGAGGAGATTGAGCTTGAACTCAAACAGTCCAACAAGTATCTTGTAGAACTTGACATCATCAATGGCATCAATGTTGTCGGTCGATACACTGACGAAGATGATGCTGGTGGTTATAAGATCAAGGACTATCTCAAGGATAAGTTTGATGGGGTTATGACTTTTGGTTGTTCTCATTTCGAACTGCAAGAAGTTGAAGCTCTTGGGTACAATGTTAATTGGGGGATATATGGCAGCAAACGATGAGATCCTAAAACGATGGATCGCTGATCAAGAGTTTGTATTCCCTGCTCGTGCATTTTTCAAAGATGCGTTTCCAATTGAGGATGGTCAATTGTTTCCATCGAATCAGAAAAGTTTTAACATGATCAAAGCATTGGGCTGTTCGATTGCTCGGTGTAAAGAAGTCATCGTTAAGCTGGAAACAACATTTGGTGGTAAGGTTGTAAAACTTGACATGTACATGGATGAGTATGACTACTCTGGTATAACAGCTGATGATGTAGATCTCATCATGAGTAATGACATGGGAGTTCCTCGTAAGGTGCAGAAGTCAGCAACTTATACTGTGGCAACAAACTGTCTCCTCATCTATCAAGATGGATATCCGGTATACGAAAACAATAACGGTGTCATCTGTCAAGATGAGGTTGCATTGGCTGATACTTATTGTTAGGGGTGTCAAATGATGGGCTTTAGAATAAGTTTCGTTGGTGGCTATCGAGTCACCACTGATTTGAATTTGGCAAGAGAATGTGTATCATCGCATAAAGCGAGTGGGACATTCTTAGGATTAAAATTTCTACCATACTACACTGGTGAGTGTGTAGAACGGGGGTGTTGTATGAAAGACTTAACTGGTCTCAATCACAGCGAAGTTTATTCAAGACTTCAATGCGATGATGATGTCACCGATGGGATGACATTCAAGTGTGATGGTGCTGTCGGATTCATATTCATGGATTGTTACCCAGTTGTTGTGAAGGGCAAATCATTTGCCCTTCATGGGTTGGCTGATAACAAGACATGGGCTGATGTGCTTTCAGGTTGCACCAAGTATAATGATGATTGGATGAAATACTATTCAATCATTCGTGAACTATTAGATTCAGAAGTTCCTGCAGATCCAAATGAGTTTGCTGGGAGTTCGCAATCATTTAACTTTGAGGAGTGGTAAATGGAAAAGAGAATTTTGAATCCCAATCAATTTAAGGATCTGGATCTCAATGACTTCATGTATGGGAAAATCACCAGAGCTGTTCGTGATTCCGATCGCGATTCCATTGCATACTTTCATGATGGAAAATTCATGGCTGTAATCGTGGTTAGTAAAGTCAACCAGATGACTTTGATGGTCGCAAACTTCAACAAGTATGGGTCGACATTTGATCGTGACCGTACTTATAACCAGGTTGATAAAATCCTCAGTCGGATTGACGATAAGAAGATCGTATACAAAGCGGCGACGAGTCCATTGAATTACTGTATGATGCAGCTCAATGATTATAGTTTCTATCTACCATTCACCATTAATGGTGCATCAAATAAAGATAGAATTCAAACAATCATCAGTTGCTGTGATGAAATTGTATCTGATGTTCTTCAACCGAAATTTGAGTGGTTAGCTCAACGGGAATATCAAGAAGAAATCACCGCTGCATCGCTTCGGGCTGAAAAGGCTTTCATTGCCAATTCATTCAATGATGCTGTGGCTGATGCTCTATTCGATAACGCAAACTTATTCAAACTGATTCGGGTTGAGTCGAACACTGCCATCTGTCAAGATCCAACATCGATTCGGATCATCCTTGAGGTGACCAATCCAGGAATTAAACTGGATAACAATTTCAGCTTCAAGGTTCCACACTCAACATATCTTTCAGAGATGATTGGGGCTCTGAAGTTCTTCCATCTGTGGGCCGGTAATCATCGGCTGTTGGTGCATGAGTTCAATATTGTGGTTGAATGTGATCATGTGACTGAGGCGATCAAGTCGATCAATGAGATTGGCATCAAACTCACTAATGCAGTTGCTCAATTGAAATCAACTAAGTCGGCTGAGACTGCTAAGCGTCGTGATGAACTGCAGAAGACTCGTGATATTTGTGAACAGATCAATTCAATAATTAACCTTTCCAAAGGAACCTAAGATGGCACGATACATTCTTGATATCAATGAAGTCACCGCAACATCAGAAGCGATGTTCGATGCAATCGTTGCACTGAACCCGGATACTTGTGTCAGCTTCAATTGCATCACCGAAGGGACTGAAGCTCAGTTTTATCACGATGAGGATTTCGCGCTAGAAAAGTTGAGGTATTTCAACAATGAAGTCCTTGACCAACTCTGCCGGAATCATTCCGACGAGGAACCTGTTTGCCCTGAGTGTTCAACGGTTCTGAAATATGAAATCAGTGGTGACACGGTTTTGGCCGAACGGACTTATTGTCCGACATGTGGTTATGAGCAGTGAAAAGGTTGAGCGTCTGATTTGCTCTTGTTGTGGCAAGTATCATTTCAGTGTTCAGTGGCAAGGTCGTGATAAAGGTTATGGGCTATGCAATCCGTGTGTAGCCTTTGTTTCACAATACAACGATGAGCGATCGATGGCTGAAGCGTATGGTGTGGCTGGAGTTCATTATGCTCGCCATGCGGCAAAGTATTTGGATCTTCCTAAACAGAATAAGCGGGGGAGAAACGATGAATCGTAAGGTAAAAATCACCAGTAACAGTTGGTACCTATCTTTGAGCCATATCAAGTTCCCAACTGTGGTGACTGCTAAAATTGAGAATGGTTTTGTGTATGTTGAACCGTCTGAGTTTGGTTTGGATGAACCAGATCCAGAGGATGAGTATGTTGTTGATAATTATGTTTTTAACCTAAGTGAGGTTGTGGTATGTTAACACTAGAACAAGTTGTAAAGTCTATGAATGATAAAACATGGATCTTTGCTGTGATCAGATATCCATTAACTGCTGTGCTGGCTGTGAAACCAATATCAATTACTGATAATGGCGTCAATTGTTCATATGCACTGAGAGTTCAGGATAAATCACATGCAGTTGAGCGTATTGAACTTCGGAACTTATATGAGACTTTCGAAGAAGCTACATCACAAATCATTGATTGTGAAATTCTCGGCACACCCGAATGTGATATGATCTATGAAATATTCGATCGTGTGTGTCCAGAAGAACCTAAACGTGGTATAACTCCAGCTCTCGAAAGTATTATAACATCGATCGATGTTGCTGGATTCGTTAATGAAGCCTGGTTGATTCGTATTCTTGAATTGTATCAGCGGGTAACCGGGAACAAGGATCTTGAAATTGGTCAGTGGCGTGAATCATTAGCTGCTATTGAGAATGTTGTTTTCCTTGATCACTCAGCGGCTATCGGTCATGATAGACTTTCTCCCAGATCATATAAAGATCTTCAAGCTCTGGCTGAACGCCTTGAAGTTGACACTGATATGTCGATCGGTACTATGATCAGCAATTGTTTGGATGCAGTTCGATCACGAGTTGATCCAAAGGTTGGTCAGCGGTGGAGTGTCCTCAGTGATGTTTGTGTGATTGTTGACATCGGTGGTTTGAAAGCGGTGAATATCGACACCGGTGAATTCTGGGATTGTAATGATTTTACCTTTATTGAACATGGCTATAGGGCTGAATCATGATGAAAATAAAAATCGATGGGGTTATACGTCAGTGCTCAGACCCCAAGCCAACCTACGATCCAAAATGGAAAACTGTGTTTATATACAATGACAAATGTCAGCCATATATGCAGTTATCAATCCCAGCAAATATGATGGTTGGGCAAGTTATTAAAACCAGCGGTTATCTGATCGAGTTTGTCCGCTAATCATTTAGGAGGCTTAAGATGAGTACTTGGAAATGTTTTATATGTGATCACGAAGAACCGTGTACACTGATGGATAACGTATCAACCAATTCTCCAACTCTGTGCCCATTCACCGACACCGGTTTAACCCCGGCGTGGGTGTCAGTTGACGGTCACCCATATACAGTGATTGGGATTTGGTCAAGCACCGATGAACTCTTTGCTGAGCATGTGATGGCGTCGTCCCCAGAGGATGCCCGAGAACAAATGAACATCGACGATCGTGTTGTGATGACAGTGATCACCGGCCACCACCAAGCATTGTGAGGATGTTATGCCAAAATTTTTAGTAACCCTCTCGTTGTCTGGGTATTATGAACTTGAAGTTGAAGCTGGATCATCACAAGATGCACTGGATGTTGTTAATGGGCTACATGGGCATCTAATCGCAACACCAAATCATATCTATGAGGAGTCTGTTGCGAATGATGTTAGAATTGGTCAGTGTGTAGCGAGTGTGTTAAAGGTTGAATACAGTGATGCGTTTCTGTCTGATGATAGCGACGATGATTAACTGATTTAGGGCTCGGATGGGACTTGAAACTCCAACCGCCGAGCCCGCTTATGAGTTAATTAACACTTAGGAGGTGTATGATGAATAAATATCAAGCAATCATTGACTCATATGTCAATGGTCAGAAAAGACAGTGTATTGAAATGATCAACGAGTTCGGTTGGTATGAATTTGTTGATCATCTTCAACATGATCACACAATCGATGTTGCTTACCGACTCGAAATGCTTTGCTGTTTAATTCGAATCAATAATCGTTAGGAGTTGGTTATGAAAACTTTCAAATTTGCCGTCAATGTTTCAACTGATGGCACGATCGAAGTTCAAGCAGAGAATGCTGAACTTGCTATGAAAGCTGCACGAGAAATATCATTCGCAACAGTTAAGTTTGTGATTGATCCGACTCGTGAATCTGAAGTCGTAGACTATAATATCCCACTTGCTGCAACTGTAACTGTTAAACGATTCGGAGCTAATCATGACTGAAGTACTTATGAAAGTCGCTGGAAGAAAAGGTGACACAGTTGTTAAATGCCGGTTGATGTCAGAAGAGTCTGGTATGGCTCGAATCATGTCAGCCGCAGGAATTAAAACCACGGTTCCGGTTGATCGATTGATCTTCGAGTTTGATCGAACTGATGGGGCTCTCGTTGACTATCGGAACAATTCGATCAATGATGTTGATCGTGACAATCGGTTCTCGGAATTTATGAAATCGAACCTAGGCAATTATTAAAAAGGAGTTAATGATGGATAAATGGGATATGTCACTGGTTGTGACTAAGTTGCTTCTTGATAATCTGAGTGATTATCGTGAGACTGTTGAGCGATTAGTGTTTGATGGAGTTCGTTCTAATTGGTCGGAAGATCAGTTTGAGTCATGGGTTGAATGGTTTAAAATTGATCGTCAAACTGGCGATTCTAATTTAGGTGATTGGCAAAGTGACTTCAGTCGTGCTATTGGCGCCACCGGTATCGATCGATGTGTTAAACGCCGACTTGTTGAAGTTGGTGGATCGCTACTTGAAGATGTGAAGTCTGTGGTTGGTGGGTTGATGTCAAGGAATGCCGGTGGCGCCGAAGCCTATGGATTCAATTCATGTGATGGTAAGATCACTCGTGGTGAATTCCTATATTCACATGAGATCTGTTCATCTCAGTACACTTTTGTGTTGCTGTATAAGAATAAAAAGTTCTACCGATTGGAGGATTAAAATGTTCATTGAAGAACAAACATGTACAAGAATCCATGCGGATCTGGATTCAACAGTAAGCCATGGTACTCACCGACCACAGGATTTGATTCCAACATTCTTGAGTGTCATTCGTGACACACAGGAATATGTTCAGATCATGAATGTGATCCCAGCGTATGTCATGGAAGATGATAACGCATTATGGTGGGATTCAGAGGATTGTTCATATTTCTTGAATGAAGTTCTATTCAACACATTGGATGCATATGCACCATATGGATTTTACTTCGGTTCTCATCTAGGTGATGGTAGTGATTACGGGTTTTGGAAGGAGGAAGATGATGGAGAATGATAACTTCAAAGAAACAATTCTTGAACTGTTTCGTGCGATGAAAGATGAACAGCCCCTGATCAAGGCTATCGATTATATGATAGATGTTAATCAGCAAGGTGATGATCCCGATATTGTTGATGCGAAAGCGTTTGTGTCGGCATACCTACAGAATCTTGATCGTCAATGGTGTGTACCACCAGTTGTCTGTGCATCTAACCTCACCAGACAATTCAAACAATTCAAAAAGAAATCATATCTTTCCATAATTTTAAGCTAAGGAGCTTACAAATGAATACTAAACAGAAATCGTTATTGGTTGGGATCCGTGTATTTTTCTGTGGCATCGGTGAAGATGTCAGTGAAATTGATGCCGTTGAATCATGGGAGAAAGATGCTCATGCATTCACCAGAGAATATCAGTCCAACTGCAATGTATGGGAAATCCATGCTGAGACTGATCCTGATGTTATTGTCGAATGTGTTCGGGTTATATCTAATGACATCATGGATATAGTTCTTGGTGAAGATACCGACGATTACGATGAAGAGGATGAAGAGGATGAAGAGGATGATTCTATCCGGAATTATGAGCGTCGGAGTTATCTAGATGACAATTCATCCTATGTAAGAAATATGGAATTTGGTGGAATGGAATAAGGAGGGTACAAATGTCCAAAGAAAGTAAAGCAGACAAATATCTGCGGGAACGAAATGAAATGATGACCACACTTGCTGAAGCCCATGGTGAGATTGGTGAGTTGAAGTATTTGTTAGACAAGAGTGAGACAGCCAGGAAGAGCATTACTGGTCGCATCGAGGATTTCAAATCAGATGTTGCCAGTGCTCTTAAATCAATTACCGATCATGTTGAGAATATCAACAGTAAAGTTCGTTCTGAAATGAAAGCAATTGAAGGTATCTGTGATGTCATTGATGATTGGACTCAGCTCGGAATTGAGGATCTCCCTCAGTATGTTCTCGATGTTCTGAATCAATTCCATGAGCTTGAGAATGATTATCCAAACTGTGAATTGGTGATCACAGCATTGAATCAAATTGGTTGGACTGCAGATTATGATCTTGGTGCTGAACTCTATAACTTCCGGAAGATTGGAGCCACAAATGAGAAAGATGCCTGAAGTCAATTGCAGTCGTGGTGCTCCGAAGGGACGATATGAATGTGCATATCCACCAACCGATGACATCAAGCTTCACATTGCTGAAGTAGTTATCAGCAACGATGGGTATGATAACGGTGGTGCTTACTGGGGAACTGGTGAGCGATTGTTCATGGCTCATGCTGGATGTGACTACCCAGATATTGAATATTACACACGAGCTCGTAACAAAATTGAAGCGGTTAAAAACTTTAAAAATCGTCACCCGACGATGGTATTCAGAAACTACAAATGGTTGGAGGAAACAAATGGGTAAATTTAGTGGTGAAATCATTCAAGTGTCTTATGCAATGTTGGATCATCTCAATGAGAATCCATGGGTAATCGCCAGCTCAGATTGTGTGATCATGATCTGGGATCATGATTTACAAACTGTAATTGATGAGGATCAATCTGGAAAGATTGGAACTGAGTTTTCTAAGTTCGTTCCTAAGTTTGAATCCTCTGGTAACTTGTTGTATTTATTAAAGTAAGGAGTATATGATGCATCCTCTAGCGGCATTATTTGTTGGGTTATTATTTTTACTATCAGTGACTGCGATCTTTAAATTATTCCCTGGTGCTAACGGAGTGATTGCGTGTTTAATTATCTTCTCACTGATATCGGTTGGATCCATGTCAACATTCATCGTTGGACTTCTTGTCATAATGGTGTCGATGGTTCATGGACTTGGTGGTTTTTGTTGGTTTGTATTAGGCGTTGGTGGTATGGTTGCCAGCGGAATGATTTAATTTAAAATTGGAGGCTAAGATGGCTAGTAAAATTCAAATCCCAAAATCAATTGCTAAGGTAGCAAGCTCAGTTGCAGCTCTGGTTAGAGCTCACTACCCAAACATATCATGCATCGATGATGTTGACATCCAGTTACAACTGAAGTGGGAAACTACATGTGATCATGAATTGTTCTATCAGGATATCGACCGATTCATCGGTGATATCTATACCGAAAAGTGTTTAACCACCGAAAGTGGGTGGTAGTATGGTTGATATTCAATATGAGGTGTATTCTCAAACAGTTCGACAAATGCCGGAAAACTACATGCTGGCTAGGAAAGTCCGTGGTGTATGGGTGGTAGACTGTGACGGCGCGGTGACCGTCGATACAGTTCTCCATGTATCAATGGCTATCCATTGTGATGGTGAGAAGTTTGCAAACGGCGAGTCTGTTGCGGTAGCTATCACCGCAAGCATGGCACGATACACAATTGAAATTAAATAATCTGTAACTTTGTGGGAAGTGGGTGGTAGTATGATATTTCCAAGAGTGGTCGTTGATGGCGTTCCATACACTCTTGAAATTGCGAAAGGTATCGTTGCTGGGTTTGACTTAAGCACTCAAATGTTGAGAGATATGCAACAGTCACAAAGCAATGAATCAACGGCGATTATGATTGGTATGATGATCGCGATGATCGATCAAAAGAAATCAAAGTTTCAATCGGGAATCATTGAACTGTTATCGAGATGTTAAAACAATTGGGGCTTATGAAAAGCCCCACACCTTAGGAGGGTGTTATGGATAATCGTTTGTTGTTTGCAGCAACACTTCAGAAATGTTTTGACCTTGGTGATACAACACTTAGTCAAGCAATTAAACGTGAGCATCGCCGTCGAGAGCAAAATCGATTAGGTTTTGGAATCGGCCGTGCTGTATTAACCAATCCATCAGAACAGGGGTACAGTTTTATCCCTGGTCGACATGTTAGAATCCCTATGGGTGTTAAATGTGAACCGGCGTTCAATCTACCTCAAGGTGGTTATTGGATCGTCGGTGATTGGTGTTCGATCACCGATGAGGTTCGATCATGGCGTGATGCTTATGGGTTCTGGGTTAGTGATGATGAAGTGACAGTTATTAAATAAGGAGTCAAAAATGGAATTTACAAAAGAAGTTACTTTTCGGGTTATCTTTAGAGTAGTAGTTTAGTTCACTATCTTTGGAGGATAATATGAAGTATGGTGTGTTGTTTATTTCGATGTTCATTGTGTTAATTGTATCATGGAACTTACCCATGAGTTGGAACCAAGCTATCCGGTGTTGCATTGGGTCGGTTCTTGGTGTTGCAGGGATGATACCATATTTAATAATGAAATATAGTGAATAGGTGGGCAAAATGGAAGATGCTTATGGGTTCTGGGTTAGTAATGATGAAGTGACAGTTATTAAATAAGGAGTCAAAAATGGAATTTACAAAAGAAGTTATTACACTGGGGGATCTGTTGGAAGTCCTTATGACTTCATCACCAGATGAACTCCGCAAGCCAATACAAGTGAATAGCTTTTATCAGCCGTCAATTGATGCATCGTTTATGATTGATAAAGATGAGCCGGTATTTGTATTCACCGAAGAATATTCAGCGGATGATGTGACACGGTTCATCATTGCAGTATCAGCCGACTTCGATTATTATGTGGAGAATGGGTATGCATTCTTGGATAAAAACTTTCAGGACCGATTCTTCTTTTACAATTGGGCTTACTCAAATGGAATCAAATTTGCCAACTCAGTTGTTCGTGCTCTGGAACTTGACCCGGAGATCTTTAATGGATCTCATGATAAGGATAATCTTGTTTACACGGTCACCGACTACTGCGAAGAGTATGTTTATGATGCACTGTTCAGTGAAGTGTTTAAGAAAGTAGGTCAATGATGAAACCTAAACCAAAGTATGGATTCCTAGTGATATCAATGGAATGTGATGAGATTTTATCAGTTCAACATATTGGTGGTGATGTTTTTGAAATGGTGGTTGTTGCTGTTAATAGGGCAAGTAGAAACGACTTGCCCATTGATCTCATTACCGAGCAGCTCATGACATTAGCGCCCATTGTTAACTTTGCTCAATACAGCAGTACTACAACAAGCATATCAGTTATTAAACTTGATAAAGAACCATTTTAGGAGGATATTATGGATTTCAACAAATTATCAGCTATTAAGAAACTAACGACTCAGGCATTGAACTATGTTAGACACGGGCTGAGCCTTGAGTATATCGATGCTAAGTTGATCGAGTCCCGAAATACTCTGGTAAGCATTGATGATATCAAACGCATCGAAGAGAAGTGTCTGAGATATCAACGACCGGATTTCTCTGTGTCGTTAAGCGAACAACCCCGATACATCATCTTCGCTGATACCGATGAGTTTGAACGGTTCCAGAAAGTTTACAGATCGGCACTGTCACATATCGGTTGTAGCTGTTCATTCGATAATTTAACCATGACTCTGTAGGAGGTTCATATGGGAGTTGAAATTATTACTTCACTCAGTTTGGATCCTGTTAACAAAGTGGTTCGTGGAACTTCTTTTAACAGTAACATAAGACCACGATATGTTAACAAATGGTCGGATAACATACCACTGAGTCTTATCTATAAAACCGATGGCGAAGAGGCTGCCATAAAAGCAATCTTAAGATGTTATTACCTCGGTGAATTTCATGATACGAAAGGTGGTAAACCAAATCAGTTCTCTCTGGCTGTGTGGTATGCTTGCACAACAAAAGAATACGCTGATCTTGGTGGATTCCCATTTGATGGAACTAAAGGTGAGTGTGATGTATATAACACAAAACGAGATGATATCATGTGGAAGTGTTATCAGGATTATATCAATAGACCCAAAGGTGAATATGTTCTGAGGGATTCCGAAGGTTGTTATATTCACACATCAGCTAATCCTCGGAAATGCTGGCGAAGTGAATACCGATCATCGGCTAGACGATTCGACTCAAGAGAGCAAGCTCTAGCGTTCCGGTGTAGAAATAATTATCCATCAGATTTTATACCTGTTGGAATCAACTCAGATATATCTTAGAGTTAATGTTTGACACTTAGGGGGTGTTGTATGTATACTTATGACTGGGATCATTTCGCTTCAGGATGTTTGGAATTCTTGAGTGATAATGACAAGATTATAATTAGCTATGGGATGGTGCCATTGAAGTTCTTGAGCTTTTTGACTGATCAAGTCATCAAGCATATGTGTAAGATGCAAAGATGTGAAGCGATAGCACGAATAACTTCCGGAGAACCACTGGAATTTGATAACATGATAATCGACACATCAATCGTTGATCTCATGACATTCGTGTCATCTGACATTGTTAATGATGTTCGATTAAAGTTATCAAGATCAATATTGAAAGCTGCAACCAATACCGGTTTATTAATTGCTTAGGAGGCATTGTATGAGTGTAGATAAAGTTCAATCTCTGATTGAACACAAGTATCCATGTATTATTGAATATCCAGATATGGATGGTGAATATCCAGACACCAACTATGAAGAGTGGTTGGAACTAATTGATGAACAACTCACCCGAATCAATCCCGATGATAAGATCCTCCATGTTGAATGTCGCAACATGGGTTGGCTCCAACGATCCGGATCATTAAAAGTTGATGCCCATAATCTAGTCAACAAGCTTATGTACACCCATGGCACTCTAACATTCTTTTATGACTTAGAACTGCCGTCTCTTAAAGCGACATTAACACACCATGACAATCCTGTTAATGGGGATCAATTCATAATCTATGTTTCGGGGGATTAAAATGAATATCAAGTTTCGGTATGATGTATCTAATGTATCACCTAAGTTGGTATCTGATATGGATACGGCTCTACGATTTGCTAAAGAGTTCTGTGCCGGTCTAACACATTTGGATCATTTAGATCCTGAGGTAAATACACATTGGGTTGGAGGATTCTTCAGTACTGAAGATTCGGACTTGTTGTGTGATCGTCAGTCAAACAATACAGTCTGGGATTTTTATTTCCTACCAACACAAGATGAAGAACCAAAGTTCCATGTAGCAACAATTGAAATTACCGAGGAGGGTTTATGAGTTTTGATGAACATGAAGATGCTAGCGATGGATTCGCTGAGTTCTTGAGATCGATGATGCCTGGTGGTATGGGTGAACCAAAGCCATCAGATATGGTTGAAATGGCTAAACAAATGAAGGCTCAATTGAATGAGAAGCTTTTGAATGAAACTGTTGAATCTATGGATGTGGATGAACTGGTGAAAATTTTATCATCAACTAAATGTGAAATGGATCTGTCGGCGCCGGTGTTTTTATCACCGGGTGATATATTGGTTCGACTAACGAATGACGAGATTGAATTAGCCAATCTTCCACCATTCCCTTATCGGTTCCCTAGACCTGGGCAACCGATTGAAGTAATCAAAATCATTAGCGATCCTCTGCCAAACTCAAGTGGGTCTGTGGAGGACTTTATTGCTAAGGTGAATCTGTATACGATTGATTGTGAAAGTTGCCCCCACCATGGACAAGATCATGACGATGACACCAAATGTAGGATCAAGGTGCGAGACACCATGGCATACACAATGAACAGTCGGTATTTTAAATTCTATCATAAGTGAGGTACGTATGGCTAAACAATTGAGTGATGCTCATAAGATTCGATGTGATTCATTCACATACACCGCCCAGATACTACCGAGAGCTACTAAAGGTGATCACCATACGTTGATCATCACCGATAACTATGGCAACTCAACCACGACATTCTTCAAAGACTTTGATGAATGGGGTACCATCATGGTTGGTGGGTTTGAGCGTGACTACCATGTTCTATTCGATGAAGTGCTACAGGTGTCGTTGAGTGGGTTAGAGAGATCAGATGATCCCCGGTATATGCAGGTCGATGGAACTGACGAAGTACTGTGTACAATTGTTGACACTGCTGCTGGTATCTTCACCGAAGAATGGCATGATTCATTGTACGATTAATTGTATTGCTATCAAGTAGTTATCACGCAAAGATAATTTTCAGAAATTAATTTTAAAGCTTAGGAGCTTATTATGTCTATTCGTAAATTCCCAGTATCAAAAATGATCAAAGAAATCTCAGCTGATAATATCGTTGATGCTCTCGAAGCTGGCGATCTTCTGTGGGATCCAATCAAGATGCCGATTCAGACTTGTGATGGTATTACGGAATCAGGTGAAATTGTGACTGGTGATATCATCAAGGATCACTTTGCCATTACTCGATCTGATAACTACAAATCAATTGGTGTTGTTGGAACAAAGTATCACCCAATTAGCAATTCATCAGCATTCGCATTCTTTGATGAGATTGCTGAGAAGTATGGTGCAACTTATACCCGCGCTGCCGCTGTTGATGATGGTTCTCGTGTGTTCCTTCAGGCTAAGCTGAACAAGAACTTTACCATTGGTAATGATGATCGCACCGATCTTTATGTCACCATGGTTAATTCCCACGATGGCTCAAGTTCCCTGTATACCATGATAACCCCGATCCGACTGTTCTGCAGCAACCAATTGAATGCCGCGATGAAACATTCCGTGTCGAAGATCAAGATTACACATACTGCGTCTGCTGAGGGTCGCATGGCTGATGCACTTCAGATCTATGGATCAGCTCTTTCATACTTCTCGAAGTTTGAGGAAGCTTCTAGAATCATGGCGGATAAGATGGTTGATCGTAATATGGTGAACAATTTCCTAGATATATTGATGACTCCACCTACTGAAGGTGCAACAGCAAGATCGATATCAATTCACTCAAACAAGCGCGAAAAGGTTATCGAACTGTTTGAAGAAGGTAAGGGTAACAATGGCTCCACCATGTGGGATCTCTACAATGGTACAACTGAGTTTGTTGATCACTTCTTCGGATCTGATGTTGATAAACGATTCGTATCATCTCTGGTTGGTGCTGGTGCAGATCTGAAGAATCGTGCGTTCCATACGGCTATGTCCATGTGTTAACCAAAAATCATCACACACTTTTATTTAAAACAAAATGACAAGGAACTACTATGCGTAACAGAGAAAATCAAGATCATTTCGAACAGCAGGTCATCATTGACAACCAAACCAGATATCAATATTTCGTAAACATGTTGAATAAAGCTGTAGATCATTTCGGTGTGGAAAAAGTATATAACTCAAACATCGAATCGGTGGTTAGACTATGTTCTGATATTGGATTTGATGCGGCAACAACCGCGGCTAACATTGTCGGTACAGTTGGTCAAATATGCTATCGTAAAGCCCGTTCAGCTGTGTTGTATTCGGATGTTAATCGTCCAATATCTACAGAACTTCGTAACAAATATATGGCTACAAAAACAAGCTGTAGATCATTTCGGTGTGGAGAAAGTATATAACTGAATGAATTGTTGGAATCTGATCGCATGTTTAATTTATTAATTCCTTAGAAGGAGACATCAAATGGTTGACATTAACAAAATTGCAGCAAATGTATTTCAGGTTGTAAGCTTTCGAAATGAAACAGACCTTGCCCTTACTCTCAAGAATTACAAAGGGTATACATTCACAACTTTAGCGACTACAACAATCGCTGATACCAACAAAACTTCCAGAAAGCAGAATGATCGAATCAAAGAGATCAAATCCGCGTTGATTGATTATGGCGTCAAAGAAAAGACATTGGCGACTGACATCGATGATTATGCAGTTGTTGCTGAGCTGGAAAGCATTGGTGCTATATCTCATGGTCGAGTTCATGTCCCATCATCGATCACCTTCGATGATATGTTTAAGGGTCGAACAATATTCAAAACATCAACCAGATCTGGGTATGGATTCGGTAATTACAGTTATGAATCCATGGTTAACAACCGTCGACTCAAAGAAGGCGTTACGGCAGACTTCAAATCAGAAGCACCAAGAGGTCGTCATTTTTATGATGGATCTAAAGTGATTCTCCAGTCGGATAAGGATGAGAAACAATTTTACATCAGAACTTATAAGTTCAACAAGGGATGTATTTCGGACTCGGTGTATCACTATGAAGATGGTACACCTTTGAATGATTCCGAACTTGATCTGTTAGTCGACTTTCTCCCACTGGAATCAACCTGTGAAAAACAAGGTGTGGAAAATGAGGTCGTGGTTAACGACTTCAAACTTGAAGGTGTCATGTATGTCAAATTGGGATCGACTTACATCTGCCGGGAATCATATGTACCCAGACTCAGATATCTTCTTAAAAAGCAGAATGCTCAGATTGATTATGGTTCGGTCAGACAAAAGGTTATACTGTAAGGAGTTATCATGTCAAATATAAATTACAAGAAAATGAAGAATGCTCTGAGTGAATTGCTTGAGCGTTATCATCGGGAGTTTAGAAATCCTTTAACTCCAGCCACCCGCCAGTTCGATCTGATTCGGGATACCATAATCCTCAGCTATAAGATGTTCAACCGGTTTGAAGATCTAACTCCATCAGAATGTCGAGATCTCATGCAGTGGTATAATCGATTCTGCGTTCGATTCTCAGGTGTGACGATCAATGGCGATGAATGGGCGTTAGGGTCAAACTGGTGGAAGGAGGCATTAGCCCAGACATCAACCATTGAAGCGGATGATATGAGAGTTCTGTATAACAGAATTGGATGGGATTATGAACGATCGGTCAAACCGGTATATGATGAATCATCAACGATCGAACCATTCGAGTTCGTCAGAGATGAAATTGATTCACTCGGAAAAATAAACAAGATAACCACGGTCATAAAAATGCATATGACTTCATCTGGTGAGTTTCCTATCGGATCCTATTGGCTACATAAGAAGCGTGGCACAATGTATCAACTAATACTCAATGAAGATGGGAGTTCGATATTTGAATGTGTGAGTGGTGAAGGTCCGATAATGACCCACAAGAAAGTTAAGGAACTGATGATCCCAGCCGTTGGTGCCATAGTTCATAGCAGCCGTGGTAAGATCGATTGGAAGATCACCAGTGTTTCAAATTGGGTTGCTCAAATGAAACCTGTGATTGCTCGTAAATCAGATCCGATAGCTCGCAGGGCTGTAACAATTGATCGTCTGTGGAAACCTGTAACAAAGTGAGTGTTGATATGGTTACAACTAAGAATGAAGACCGGTGCTACAAAGAGTGTCAATGTGGTGTATGTGGATCGGTATCGACATGTACACCACATAACGATTTCTATTCAACGGAAGTTCATGGAGATAAGATTCTATGCACATCTTGCTTCAATGATCACGTCAGAAATGTATTGAGATCTAAACCTGGAGGTGATGATGCCAATGGATAATACTTATCGGTTAAGAACCGATACTCGATGTGTAACTGGTGAACCATTCTTTGTTGATGGTCCACACGATAAGTGGGGTGTTGTTCTATCATCCACATTCGATGGTCACAGCTATCTAAATACTATCCGTGGTACCGGCAATAACAAGTATGGGCATAAATCAAAACCAGAATCATGGAAGGAGGTTAAAACATATAAAGGTGGTTGGGTGTATAATCAGTTAGTTAAACTTGCAAACGAGAGTTTAGAGTCTTGCCCCGATGGAACTCTCATACGGGTTACTAACCGAGCACCCAGACATAATGGTTCATATTCAGTGTATCGTGTGAATAAGATAACCGATCAGTTTATCGAACTGATTCGACATAATTTAACAAGCATAAAAGTTAGGGTGATGAAATGAAATCAGTAAAAGTAATTGTATTAGGCAGCGTCGCAAGTGGGAAGTCAACAGTGGCTGAGTTGATCTATAGAGCCTTATCCAAGGAATTTCATTGTACAAAAGACGATCCGGAGTTTCCGGAGGTGTCAGACATAGACATAGACAAACGAGTTAAGTCTCTCCGAGCTTCCGAGTTAAAGATATCAATCGAACCGATTCCGTTGAATAGGCAGATGTTTGATAAAGATATAACTGAGGTTTCCGTTCGTGAAATATTTAACTCAGCATCTGGTATTTGATTTGACTCTCATCACATCACATCATATTTTAAATTATTAAATCCTTAGAAGGAGATTCAAATGAAATCAGTAATCCTTTCAGTAAAATCGACACGCAACTATTTCCACTTTGAAACCATTTTTGGTACATTCTATGCATCGACCGGTAATACCAAGGTTGCAGTGCCGATCATATCAGCCGGCACCGGCCTCGATTGTCCAAATGCTTCAATCTGTCCTTTCCATGTGGATAACTACAAAGCATCTGGATTCCCCATGTGTTATGCTTGTAAAGCTGAGAAGCTATACCCGTCAGTTAAAAAATCCCGTGATCGAAACGAATTCATTCTTAAAGAAGTTCATAAGCTTGGTGATTGGGAGTCAATTGAGTTTGGTCGACAGGTTGCCGAAACCATCACCAAGCACTGTCATAAGCATGCAATCAAATATGTTAGACTTAATGAGTCTTCTGACTTAGCTGATTGGAACATTGACTTCTTTGTTGGGATGACTGAGAAATTTAAATCCAACAAGATTATTACATATACATATTCAAAATCATCAACCAGCTTAGTCAACCGACTTGAAGCGTATGGGGCTGCAGTGATGATCAGTGAACAAGACTTCGTTGTTGTTAAGACCGAACAAGAAGCCAAAGATAGAGGATTGGTATTATGCCCCGGGGTTGGTTGTGGCGCTGCATGTCTCCGCTGCCCAAAGAAATTAAAGAGTGCAGTTCTTAAACACTAAGGAGTTTATCATGAATATTACATTGAAACCTGTTATCGATCAAATTCCATTATCAAACGCAGACAAATTCGTTGGATCATGGATTTCTGTTAACCACACATCAATTAAACGATTTTATGTGTATAACCAAGAAGTTCCATCGGAATCAATTAAAAGTATGAAGAGTGGTGATACAGTTAACCTGATTATGAAACGGTGGAGACATGATATAAAGGGTGTAACTATATCGTTATGTGACACATCATGCTTACGGAATGTTAGCAACCCATATGATGGTGATTACTCAGAAACATCAATTGTTTTGAAACGATGTGGTGGTAACTTAGTATGGGTCAATGGGGGTGTATGATGGGTGTATATGCTATGAAAAGTCTTGATATTCAAGGTGATGATAGAGCATCGGTGAATTGGGATTGTGACAATAGAAATTTCAGGTTGGAGCAAGTTAACGAAGACTCTGAATTTCCCACAGATGTTATCAATCTAAATTATAGAGAGGCTGCAGAATTAGCTGAGTTTCTAATCGAAAAACTATTTATTGAATTGGAGGACTCATGAAGAGTAGTAGCGTGTATTTATTAATGGCAATCATATTTTGTATGATTGTCATATTCATTCTTTCATCCAACTTGAGTGAATCAAAGAAGACAATCTCAGCAATCGACAAGAACATTCTTGCTCTATCGCATTCGGTCGATGTGTACAAGAACAAGAACGGAGTCATGATTTCCGAGCGTCGACAACTGGTATCATCTATTGAAGAGTTGAAGAAATTGGATAAGGATCTGTATGATCAGCTGATGAAAGCGAAAGGTAAGGGTGGGTCGGTAATTGATGGCACCCACACCATTATCAAATTTGACACCATCTATGTATTAAAACCGATTGTCATGACCGGAATTAATATCGATACGACAGTTGTCGATACGATTTCAGATAGTGCGGTTACATCGATCATTTCAATACCGGTTAAAGCATCGACAAAGGATTCGGTAATTACTGTTAAGCTGGATTCCATAAAGGTAACAACTGATATTGATCTTGGTGTCACTGTTGTTCATACCCGTAAGAATATATTTTCACCATATCAAATGACATCGGTGTCGACAACTGATTCGAGGTTCCATGTGACGAATGTGTCATCTTGGGATAAGCTCGATAAACCAAAACCAAGGATTGTATTGAGGCCCGGACTGACTGCCGCTATTATTTATGATCCGTTTGATCAAGGCATTAAAGTTGGTATCGGGGGTGGAGCTGTGTTAACAATTATTAAAAAGTGAGTTTGTTATGTTTGAATTTAATTACAATCGTGATTTGATTATTTTGCCATTAACAATAACAAAAACTGGGGTATCAGCCATTTGGTGCTCATACCCAAATCATGAATCAACGGCACATTATACAACCAATTTCTGGCTGACTGAAGATGTGAAGTTTCCCCCATCAATATTCAATGAATCAACGGATGGTTATAATGATCATCTGTTGGTTCCAGTTGAAGGTTGGTATCTAATGATCGCTGACACAAGATCCAAGGTTGGTGGAGCATTGTTTCAAGTCATCGCGATTGACGATAACTTTATTACTCTATCCAAGATTAAAAAGAACATTAATCTCAGTAATGTCGAGTGGGCTTTATTACCAGTCATCCATAGCGGTGGTGTGTATCCCCCGGGTGAATTCGTTTACAAACTGTTCGATAAGTCAGGAAAACCGAAGGTCAACGCAGAATCATTATTATCCAAGAGTGAAGTTAGAAATATTGCAGATCTGAAATCTTCTGGGTTACCATTCGTGTATAAAGCTGAAGCGCATGTTGCTTTACTTAGAATGAATGGTAAACCGAGTATTGACTTCTATCCATCCACAAACAAATGGAGGGTATCAGAGATAGGAAAGAATGTCAAATACATGACAGGCACTGCGAAAGATTTTTTGAAATGGTTCAGTAAATTAAAATCCTAAGGAGGATGTATGGTTATTAAATTGATGCATGACAATTTCGACTCAACGACATTAGAAATGATTAAGAAGCGTATTAACCAGTTCATGTGCGATCTGGTTGTATTCCCAGAGACCGGTGGTGTTCGTATGATGAATCGGTTGATTCTGAAGTTCAACAACAGACCTAAGTATGGAGCTCAGGGACTCATATCAGATCTCAGTCTTCAGGTTGAGATGATGAAAGCAAAAGTGTTTCCAAACACAAACGAGAATGATGAGCGATTCACATTCGAGCTTGCATACCCAGACCAACCATCAGACCCCATGTGTATGGAGTTCACAATTAAATTATCTTAGTGAGGATAGTATGGTATACTCAGAATACCCAAAAGTGTTCGATGACTTATACCGACTAACCACTATGGCTGTGACCAGTAACATCAAAAAATTGATTGTTACTGGTCTTCCCGGCCAGGGTAAGTCTCATTCAGTTGAGACTGTGGTTAACCGGCTTGTATCAAAATCCGGCTATAAAATTGTATCCGGCTATTCAACAATCAAAGAGTTCTACATCGAACTGTATCGAGCTCAAATGAATGACATGATCGAAGTGATGATCTTCGATGACTGTGATAAAATCCTTAAGGATAAAGTTGGAATTGACATTCTGAAATCGGTCATGGACACCCGAGTCTCACCGGTGTGTTGGAACTCAAGAAGTACATATCCATCTGATGTTCTGATCTCAGCCAATGGAACAAGAAATCATCAATTGGAATTGAAACTATTGAGTAACGATCAGATTCCAGATTCATTCACCTACACGAAAACTCTGATATTCATTAGCAATAAACGCATATCAGAGATCGATTCGGCTGTTGTTTCTCGATGCACCCATATTGATGTATCACTTAGCCGGGCTGACATGTTTAAACACATGCGAGCCATTCTCAAATGCATATATCCACAAGCTCCTATAAATGTTAAGGAAGAGGTATTAAATCTGATTCAACTGAATCATGGCTCAGACAAAGTCGTTGATCTCCGGACACTTGTTAAAGGGATCAACTTTGCAATGAATGATGATAATTGGGAAGATCTGGTTGTTAAGTACACATGATTCTAAGAAAATAAATAAGGAGATATCCGTGGAATTTTTAAGAACCCCAAATCAAGATTGTGTGGTGTTATTCACACTTGTTGATACACTAACTCGACCCGCAATCAAAGTTGGTGCCACTGGAATTACAACTGCATGTATCCGGTACACATCAACTACCGAATCAACCATCACTGGACTGACTGTTACGGAGAATGTAAACTTTCCCGGCATCTATAAATTAACAATCCCAGCAGCCAGTATGATTGCCAACAGTGCTCTGATTGTTACAGTTAATGCCGACGGGTGTGATCAGTTCACAATGTCAATTACAACCGACAACCGGTCCGTTGAAGCTGTTGAAACTGCGACTACCGGACTGCGAACTTTGATCACTGATATTGATCCAAACTTGATGGGTACCGGTGAATATGATTATGCGTATGACCTTCTGATTCCATTCAGAAGATTGATTCGTGCTGCAATTTTCCAGTATCGTATCGTAATGGATACAGCAAACATCGCAACACAGCACCGTATGGCTTATATGTCATTCATCAATCAACTGACCGAACTGTCTAAGATTTTTGATGCAACACCAACCACATCAGTTGATCCTACATTTACCATACCCATGTCACCGACCCTGTTGCTGTCAGCTTTGTCTGCGGTCACGATCCAAAGTTATATGAACTCAGACTCAGGGAACCTTGATGCTCTGTCAACATCAACCGCGGATTATCATGTATACATGTCAAAGATTGCATCAGCTGCCGTGGTAATGAATGTAGACCCAGTTTGGTATACCACATGGGGAAAACAGCGTTAAAACGAGACTTGAGACCTCAACCGCGATGTGTAATGGGCATGGATTTATTCCATGCCCATCATTTTTACATTTTTAGCTTACTAAGTAAGTCTGAAATCCACCCAACACGATTATGATTGACTGATTCGTTAAGATCTGATTCATCATTGATATATGTCAGCAGTTCCATTACAGCATCTTTGGTAACACCATTCATTTTATAAACTTTGTTTATGAAATTTCTGTCAGATGAATTACCTAGTTTGATCGCAGCTACAGCCTTTGCTAGATTCTCAGTGAATGCAGGATGATTCCCATCAGGATTTCGTTTTACCCTTTGGTCATACATATCACTCAATTCATCCATGATCTCTTTCATTCGATCTTGATACACCTCATCTTGAGACCTAGTATCATCTTTTTTATCATCTTTTGGATATGAGATTGATGGGTTTCGTTTGATATATTTCTCTTCAAATCGTTCGAATGATCCCCGGGTTATATCATATTTAGCCAAGGACATTTCGATATTTTTCCCATCACTCATATCAAGATGGGCATTAATATAATCGTTCAGATTTCTATCCTGTATATGAAACTCTTTATCCAATTTCGGGTGAGCTGTCAATAGTGAATCCAGAATTCTATTAAACCTCTCATCGCGACCAATAACACGAACATCATCAGCACTACTGGGTACATTATCCAAGTGGGTATCACCCGACTCATCAGAAACACCAGCATCCAAACTTAATGTAAATGTTGATTCAGTTTTTAACGAATGAATTAGATTTGAAGCATGTGTTGGATTCTCTTTCATAAACTTCCGAATCCGTTCAATGGCTTCGATATCCTTCGGTGTTAATGAGTAATCATAGATTGAATTACTTTTTCGAATCTTGGTACTGACATCAACATCATCAATCGAATTGTCATCAACAAATTGTTTAACCTCATCAAACGATGCGTTATTCATAGTCAATAACTCAGTTGGGTCAGTTGATTCGGACTTCTGTGATATAGCCATCACCGTAAGATATCTGGACATGAGCTGTGGACTCATACCGGTGAGGCCGTTAGCCTTCAGAACTTCCTCATTAAATGCATATCTAATTGCTGGTTTTAGATATGTGGCTATTGAACTTACCCCAGGCTTCCATGTAATAAATTTATTCAATGCTTTACTCTGTGCCCTACCAATGATATCATTGATATCAATTGATGGTGGTAGCTTTCTGGTATACCAATGGGCGGCATTAGTGATAATCTGTTTGATTGAATACTTAGCATCTTCTTGTTTAGAATTCAATGCATACCCAAGTAATTTACTAATTTTATCCCTAGTTGACTGATCAACATCAAGCTTGTCGAATGTAGTTAAGATCGGATCACTTAATTTATTACCATCAACATTTTTAAATTTGTTGTGATACTCATCAATGAGATCTAATATCTTTTCATGAATCTTTTCCAATGACATGTTTGAATATGCCATAATGGGGTGCTGTTTATTTGGTTCCACTTATCACCTACAGCTTAATAGTTTTTGTTTTGATTGGCTTGAATGGGATATCAAATTTGATGACACCATTCTTCAGATCTGCAGTGATGCCATTAACATCGATATCTCGTTCAGAACTGTATGTAAATGATCGGTGTGTATACTTGCTGCCTTTACTAACATTCATGATAAAATCAATGATTTCATTTGCAATTGGATTGTCACTCTCTTGGCACTCCAGATTAGGTATCAGTTCGATATCGATTCGATTTAATGACTCAGCATGGACTTTAATTGATAATGAATCTTCACCCATTCCTGGAACGACAACCCACGATTCAATACCATTGCTTGTGGTTTTTGTTTTATTAAATACTGCCAACATGTAACTCTCCTTTATAATTCCGTCTCTTAAATTTATTTCTATGTAATTCACAATACCTTGGGTATATGAACTGTTTTGGATATAGAGTGATCTTGTAATCAACTCCACAGCAATCACATGCTCGACCGATCGTAAACAGTTCATGTGATAAATGTCGGATGAGTATGTTTGCATCATCTTCTGATGCTTTCTCAATTTTCTTGCGATACTTCAACTTGCTGTGTTCATCACAATATTTTCTATGACCATCACCAAAGAAGATGATATCACACCCTGGGTATTCACATTTGATGTCTTTGACTATTGACATTAGTATGGATCCTTATCCCCAAGAAGAATCTGAGCGTACTCATGTTCGTTCACTCTGGTCCGCCAAGCCCGAATTCCATGTTTATATTCATACCCACCCTCAACATCAACTACCAAAGTTTTCGGTGGGGAAAATGACTTAGTCATAATCGAACACCCACATGCTGGGCATGACTCTGGAACTGTTATGTAATCTTTGACGGCACCGCAATCTTTACACTTGTAATTAAATCTTGGCATCTTTACCTCCGAGCCCAAATATCATCAAAGTTATCACCATCGTTACTTTTATTTATATGTTCAATCATATCATCATACATCTGATTAAATTCAGGAGTGAACGCAACTCTATTGACTTCGGATATGATAAGATCTGAAATGTAATCGAAATCAAATGGAAGCTTATTATCTTGACACAAACCGAACAGAAGTGTATCAAGTGTTGACACTGATTTGTTCAATCGATGTTGTGCTATTGCATGACCGAAATGATCTGATAGGATCTTATCAATGTCATTGAATGTGGTATTCTTTTTGGGAATCAATATGATATCCATACCGATCCGAACTTGGATGTATAGGGCTATTGATATGGGGATCAGTATCAGGAGAATTGTTAGCAGAATGATAATGCACAAAATTAAAATGGTATTCATATTTCACCTTTCAATGTGAGTGTGGTTTGATCCACACCCACATTTATAAGCAGCCTACTTGAAGCATTTATTGAAATATCTATTCGCTGCTTCAACAAGAGATGCCCGATGTCCATAATGAGTGCTCTGGTTCATTGGCTGGTTTAGATCTGCAATGTGTCGACCACCTCGACCAACAACCGACCCAAACTCTTGGCCAATTCTTCTAGCCCCACCTTTATCAGACCACTGTTTCCACCAGCTCTTAACTTCACGATTTGCCTTATCCTTAATGAATCTGATGAATATACCTTCAATCATTTTCATCAGTTTATCATCATCAGTAAAATTAGGGAACGGTGACTTCAGTAATGATCGAGTCTCAATGATGACCATATCTTTAGCATCATTGATAAAGTTATTAAGATCATCAGCCATACTGTCAGTATCGAGATCATCGATCGCTGTGTTTGCGGACATGATCATTTTTACAAGTGTCATATCCGCCGCATCAAATGACATCCCACCTCGCCCATGAGATTTGAAGAAACCTTCAATCGCATTGAGTTTATCCGTCATTTCTTTAGCAGCTTTAGGGTCGTCAAGAAGTCTTGATTCAACCGAAGTTTTGAGTTCAGCTATAACAGGATCCCCAAACTTTCTCATTTGAGCATGAAGGAATTCCGGAAGCTTCGATACCGGGAGTGGTTTAGCTGAACCAGCCAGAGTTGCCATCTTACCAGTAACCGTATACTCTTTCACTTTAGCAACTACTTCATCATTATAAACCGATTTGAACTTCACCAACGACTCAGCTGAACGACCACCATGGGTGATGGATTTCATGTTTTCATTCGGATCATCTGATGATACACCTGATAAAGTTGCAGCCAACTCCTGTATCATTTTATTGAACTGAACTTTACCCATCTTCTCAACATCTTTGGTTCTATCTTTAGTCCCTTTATTGATGTCAGAAAGTTTCTCATAATCAGATTTTCCGGCATCTTTAGATTCTTGTTCATCAGCCACTTCATCATCAAATAAGGTATCACCAAAGGCCTTAACCATAACATCGATTTTAATAAACTCATTCAAGACATTAGCTAGAGATATGGTCGTATCAGTACCAGCTAATTTACCCTGAATCTTTTGTAGATTTCGACCCATAACAGTATAGGCATCCATACATTTTTTATTGATATCAGGTACCATCTCACCATTAACAGCATTTGATAGCAACTTTATCAGGTCAATACCTGTAGCTTGATCAATTCCAATATCAGTAAACATAGATATGAATGCTGATGTATTAACTAAATCCCGAAGTTCTTTATTGAATGGCTTTGCATCAAGCACAGATTCATTACGAACTTTCTTAAATGTCAGCTTCTTATCAATGCTAGCAGCAACGCCAGTTATCGTATTCAGAAACTCATTACGCAATGATATAACATCTTTCGGATCATGCTCGGTGCTACTCGTAACTTTATCAATTAATCTAGCAACCATGTTAACAATCCTACGATTCTCATCATCAAACAGATTTGGTGTTATGAATGTGTAAGTTGAAATAAACTTAGCATAGTCATTCCTATCGAGTTTTCTGTTAAGAAAATGTTCTATAGTATTATCTTTATCTTTATCATTGAATCTTGCAGACTTATTATCAAACTCAAGACCTCTGCTCTTTAATATTGGTATGGTCGCATCTTCACCCTTTTTAATTGATGAATAATATTTAACCTGTCGCTCAACTGATTGCTTCGTATGAGTCCCACCAACAACACCACTATCAAATACAGCGGTTATCAAACTTTGTAACGCACCAGACTTGTCATTGAATCTGATAGTAGGTAATGCATTCTGTATAAACTTACCAAGATCTTCAATAGACTTTACATCCAATGATTCAGTATGAACCTTACCACCCTGAGTATGGGTTAACCCTTCCCAGAATTTCTTGAAGTCGGATTCATTTTCCCATATCTGCAGACGCTTATTCTCTTTGATTCCACGCGAACTGTGTGCATATCGTTCAGCCTCTCTAACAAAATTCATCTTGGATTCATTTGCCATGATAGATCGAACACGATTCATTGTCTTATCACTGATTGGAGTTCCATCAATGTTTGTCATATAATCGCGGTTAATATAGCTGCCATCGATTTTCAGTACAGATTCGATGCTAGTCAATGAATAAGGGATGGCAATGGTGAGTTTTGTTTTCTCAACCAAATTCATTATATCTCTGATATTCACATTAACCAATTGAAGCTGTTGATCGATTTCTTTAAGAAGTGTATCCTTATCATCAGTTATGTTTAATGTTTGACCCGCGGCATTCTTATCGGCCTTATACGCAGATTCGATGATGTCCTTAAGCTGAGTTAAAGCTTTAGTGACTTGACCATCGATAGAATTTAAGACTTTAAGTTCTTGTTTGGTATCGAAATCGGTTATGGAGTCAAATATAACACCAGGGGTGTTAGTTCCAATCATCTTCCGTGCACCATTCCATGCATCTTTAAACTGTCTAGAGTTTAAAATTCGAGTCTTAAAATTCTTGATGAATGGAAGCACATCACCATTCTTCTTCTGGAATTGACTGAGTGTATTGGATCCAACGAAATCTTGCATACCCATATTGAACGAATGAACTGCAGCCTGAAGTAATCCAGTTTTAGATCCAGCATCAACGATGGCTTGATATCCAGGCCATCTTCTATCAAATCGAATGTCATTAACATCGATTCCAGTTACAGTTACATCAATTGGTGCTCGTAGGTTCTTATGAACCAACTGAACCTTCATTGTCAAGTCACGAAGAGACATAGTAAACGAATCTGAGTTTTCAGTTTCTTTCGAATCACCACGGCTAATAATAGCAACACCATCTTCAATCAATTGTTTGTTGAATTGATTCGATGGTATGAACTTTTCAATAGGTACATTAACCTGCTTAGCACATATATATGCCACAACAAATCGTTCGAACTTACCGAGTTTGTTATATGAATTGATATCAGTTTTATCACCAAGGATATCAGTATCGGCGATTTTAACATACTCTCTGTAAGGAACAATCCCTTCGATGAACTGATCTCCAACCATAACTTTGTATTTATGTTCAACACTCAGTGCTCTCTTAGCCGCATAAATGTTATCACTGGCGAGAAGCTTATCACGAACCATACCAACGAAGTCTGTATCGGGATCGCTAATTCCACCGAGAGAATGGTAGTTTGGATGATCAGATATACCGAACATCTCATCTGCCATTGCAATAGCTTTCTTGGCAAGTGCTAAAGAGTTCTTCTCTTTACCAAGCACACCGGTGTTTTTATCAAACTTCAGGTTTGGTAGCAGCTCTTTAAGTTTTGCAATGCTGTCATCATTGATGACATCATTGAATGGTGTAACCTCATTAGGAGTTCCATCGGGCTTATTTACCTTTATTGATTGAACCTCGTCAAACAACTTAATCTTTGATTTGATCAATTGATATACGGTGATCGGATTAACACCAAGCTCATTGACAACACCCTCTAATGCATCATACAATTTAGTCAAATGTATTGGTGCTGGAGCGTTGATACTCTCTTTCATGTTCAACATATCAATCATGACGAAATCAACGACTCTATTTTTTAAATCGGAAACATTGAATGAAACTCCACCAGATTCATTTCGACCCATCAGATACATATATTCCCGAGATTTGATGTCGATATGATTCATCAACTTCATTGCAACCTTGTTCACAGAATTAACATACTCTTGCTTTCTGGTTGCAAAATCATTGATTGTTTTATCTTCCGGAATTAATGCCAGTACATCATCTGTCACAGAAAATTTATCCGAATTGATATGTGCTATCACACCAGCAACGAACTTGTCTTTCTTTGACTGATCAATCGCTTTATATGACATTCCGTTATTTGTACCACCAAATATTTGATCATCACCACCACTTACAATGAAACTGGCAATAGCCATGTTTGTCATCAAGCTTGTATTAGGGAATGCGAATGTTACAGCCTTATCACCATCCTTGGCTATATCCCTCTTAAACAGCCCAACAATTGCTGAATCGGTAGACTTAGACAATCCTCGATTAAGAATAGCTTTTTGAATGGCGATTCGATCGGCTGAAGGAACTTCAATGGTTTTTCCTGAAGCATCCTTTGTCTTGGTGTTTCGTGAAACAAGCGAGAAGAGTTCGCGGTTTCTGCTGATAATCTCTGGCTGTTCCTTCATTGGTCGTGTCAGAAGATCGGTTAGAACATATTTTGCCATAGCATAATACTTGGATTCATTTTGATCTTTACCCTGGTCTATATACATAGACCACAGATACTGCTTATCTTTCGACATGAGATCTTCGGCGATTGGTTTCCACGCTTCGTCGTTTCTCAACAAAGCAACAATAGCCCCCAACTGAACATCAGGTTTTTCACTATTTAAAACCTTCTGATATTGTTTAAGGATGTAAAAACTATCCTTAGCATAATCACCACTTAATTCTTTTGACAATGACATATTTTTGGTGTTATTGTTCTTTGAAGCTTCACTGAATTGATCTTGAAGATGTTGAACGATAACACCTGTATAAACGCGGATACCACCCTGCGCGTCTGATGTATCAAGGATCCCCGAAGTAACGGCGATCAGAAACTTCTTGTCAGCTTGAGTGAGTGCCCTTGTTTTTGGATTATCTTCATCAACCTTCAATGTATTTTCATAAATTGAATTCAATCGACTCATGATCCATCCATCAACCAGAACATTTAGCCGTTTGGATATATCATTACGATCTTCTACGGCATCAATCACTTCACCGGGATACGCATCAATGATGGCTTCAGTTTTACACATTGATGAAATTAGCGTATTGATACCATCAAGAGCTTCTTCCTTTTCGCTGCGACGCTGTGCTGTGTCTTTATCGGAAGCTTTCAATGGTGATACGGTGTTGTTTGCTTGAACAAACATCTTGATCATATTCTCAGCTGGATCTTTAACTTCACCCTGATTTATTGTGAATTGGATGTACCCAGGAACAGCGATGTTATCAAGGAACACATCGATATTCTTTTTCTTGGTGAATACGGCACGAACCATGGATGCTATGTTTGGTTCATAACTCTCTTCCGAATCCTTACGACTCATTGTGGCAATTGAAAGAGCTACAGCTGTTACACCTTCAACCAATTCATTATATCGATCGGTTGTCATATCAAACTCTTGTATGGTTTTATTCCCTTTAATCTTCTGAAGGGTGACACCCAATGACAACTGAATTTTACGAAGCTTGTCTTTTGCGTTGCTGTCGACAATGATCTTTGATGTATTCTGACCGGATGTTGCCTGTGATACAGTCAATGTCATCTTATCATTAACAACTCGGTTGATGAATGTTATGATTGAGTCAGCCAATGATCTGGGTAATTTCACATCACCCTTATCCATCAAGCGAGAATACTCTGTATCATATTTCTTGTTATCAAACTTCTTATCAATGTCACCAATAGTTGTGACTGAATCAGATGATGTCTTGTGGACATATCGATAAACTACATCAGCAATTTCTTCGGTGGCTACTGGTTTACCAGCTTCCTTATCATTATGCAAAGTCGTAAGCTTGGAAATAGCTGAGTTAAATGTATCTTTGGTATAGAATGAAGCACTCTTCGAATTCTGTATGGCATCGATGATATCAGGAATTTTACCATCCAATGACAATACAAACTGTTTAGCATCTACTGGTGAAGTGATATTCAGTAGTTGATTTTCAATTGAGATTGATTTGTCTAATTTACCAGCCAACATCTGATCGGATGTGATTGAGTTGCGATTCTTAACCATCTCGTCATATGACACGAATTGGTCACCAATCTTGATACCATTCAGTTTAATCTTATTACCATCAACCACATTTTTCACAGCACCATTGAATGGTTTGACAAATGTGTTCCAAATTACAGATTTTAATACCTCACCCCATTGATCGTCGCTTGCTTTATTTGACATAGACTTTTTGACAAACTCGATAACGCCAGTTATTTTATCCATCTTAAAAATCTTACCAAAATTATCTTTAACTATACGGAGATTATCAGGAAGTTCATTGATCATTTGATCGGATCCAAACTCATCAACATTCCGAATAAATGTCTTAACCATGTCATTATCAAGAATAAGTTTTAAATTTCCTGATGTAATTGAATTCTTCTTCTCTGTATTACCATCTGTAGTCAACCCACGACTGGTTATGTTAATCGGGTTCCCTTTAGCATCAACACCGGTAGATGTCGATTTAGTTATAATATCATTACTAACCCGATTTGATTTAGCTCGTAGATCGGTTTTAACAATATTACCATGCACATAATTGATATCACCTCTACGGGATGCATCATCAATTTTTCTCTTTTCCGATGCAACGAATCCGGATGGATTACCATCAAACAGATCTTCTTTGAAGCTATCAACAACATCATTTACATATGAGTCGGTAACTGCAACACCTTTCTCTTTGGCGTATGCAATAACTTCATTGGCTGCGGCTGTTGCGTAATTATTAACTACAGGCTGTTTAGCCTTCTTAGCTTCCAATAGCAATGATCCAGTTGACTTAAAGAATTCAAGTATGGATTTCTTTTTAACCATTATACACTCCATTTTAGTTTCACTTACAACTATTTATA